CATTCTTTACCAAGCCGATCCGCTGGGACTCCGGCACGGTGCGGGGCTTTATCATTCGCCCACATGACGACAACGGCACTGTGTGGGGTGAACCCTATGAGGATGAGGACGGCAACCCTATCCTGCCGGGCACTGAGGGGGGCCCCTACGCTAATGCCTTTCTAGGTATCAAGAACGGCGAGTGGATGATCCAGCGGAACCGCAAGTGGCAGTCCGCAGGTAACATCGACTGGAAAGGCCCGTGGGTAGACGCGGATGCTCAGAAGCGCACCATTATCACGGTGAACGGCCCAACCCAGCGCTACTGGAACACGGGCGCGTTCAAATACGACGAGGGCGATAACAAGCACTACATCTACTTCAATGGTCACGTCTGCGGAATAGCCCCTAAGCCGGTGTTGGGGGCCTGCATGAAGCCCCACACCTTCAAAGAGTACAACAACATCCTGCAGGTGTATGAGGACAAGACCTACCAGAGCTTGATTGCCATAGTAAAGAGCGGCAACAGTGACGTGTGCATCGTGCGCAAGGCCATGGCCAATCTGCTGGAGGAAGAGATCACCGAAGAGGATTTTGCCCTGTACTCGCGGTGGCACAAGGACATAGATCTCTCGCTGGAGCCGGACGCCCAAGGCTGGATTGCACTGGGGGATGGCATCGGGTACGCAGACGGCAAGCCCTCGGTTGAGCCGGAGGCACCGTGGTTTTTCAACACGGAGTGCACCGTGGCCAGAACCATGCGCCGCTGCGCGTTCTCGAACACGACCAACCAAACGACACCTTTCGACGACCAGATGTATCGTGAGTTGCAGTGCAGCATCAATCTGGATGAGGGGGCTTCCTTCTTGCAGCTGGATGATGAAGCGACCATGGGGGGCAACTTCGGGTACAGCGTTTGGGAGACCCAACAGGTTTACGACAAGACGCAGGTGACCTACGTGCAGCCCGCCGAGGTCTCGTGGAACGGGGTGGCCCACACCTTTCAAGAGGATCACTACAAACAGCTGACCACCATGACCGGAGATTCGAAGATCGCGGTGGACTTTAACCCTGACACAGGGCGCTGGGTTTACGGCTGGCTATTTGGAATCATGGGTAGGCTGCAGGCGCAGGACTGGTCGCTGGGCACTGATCTGCCGGGGGTGACTAACCCCAATACGGGCTCAGAGACGGGCCCCAACCCGCCGGATAGTCCCAAAACCGTGGGAGGCCACACACCCGCCACGTGGTACGGGTGGGGCGACAACGTCACCTTCAACATTAATGAGAGCAACTCACAGCCGTACCCGAAACACGCTGAGATCAGCTTGGTTTGGACCCGCCACGGGGATGCTTCAATGTTTGCGGGGGGTGAGGATGATCCCGAGGATACCCTGCTGGCGTTCATCGATTCCTACGTGACATACATTCAGTACGCCGACATCCGCTGCAACATGCTGTGTGGCTACGTGAGCGCCCAGAACGTCGCCCGCCAGACCAACGGCACCTACACCAGCTTCATAGAAGAGATCCAGTGGGCTATCGTCGGCAAGGGTACAGGTGTGCTGGACCCACCCTACACCGTCAACGGCCAAGGGGGCAGCATCTATCAGAGTTACAAGCCTGATGAGACACCCTACAACAGCACCAGCCATCAGTTCATGCGCTGGGCCGCGCCGCCCACCACGGTGAATCTGGGAGACGGAGGCCACACACGGGTGGAGATGGAGGAGTGGGCCGCCAACCTATCCGACAATTACGTAGGCTACAACTACAGCTTCACGATGTCGCATGAGAACGATGACGAGGCTCTGTGGTCCCCTTATTGGGTGGATCACTACCCAACTTTTTTCCTCGATGGCCGATCGGTGCGGTATGCTTGGATACCCTTGACCATCATCCAGATGTTGCGGGACCCTCGGTGCGAGACAACGGCGGTGTACGGCAACACGGAGCTGAATGAGTCGCTGGTAGCGATTGAATTCTTCGACAAGACTGAGCAGTCTTTTGTGTCCAAGCACTATAGCTGGGCTGACATCGATGGGGATCCGATTACGATCACCGAGGGTGCTACTAAGATAACGCCGGGAGGGCTGAGATGATTAGGGTGAATCTGATTTCGGATCTTGTGGAGAAGCAGATACAGGACACGCAGAACGCCATGTCCCCAGAGGAGAAGGAGGCCTTTGAGGCGCGACAGGTGGAGATCCGCAAGCTGAGGGCACGGGCGATCAAGGACAAAGCCGGGACTGAGACGCCAGAGCCTGATCTGGGACATCCGCGCTTGAGGGCCTCACCCGTTATGATACCTAAGAGGATTTAACCATGGCGCTGAAATTATCAGACCTGCAGTTCTTCTACTCGAACGTTACAGCCTCGGACAACCCCATTGGGGATCCCGATACTGGGCTGGGTGGCAGCATTTCGACGCACACCAATAAGCGGATCAAGAGTCAGAACGCGACCACCATCACCATTGCGGGCATTACGTTTGTCGATGCTTACGGCAACCCGGAGGGCAATGGTAGCCTAGCGTACACGCACAACGGCGGCACTGGGCGGCAGGTGTCATGGCGGCCCGCTGGGCAAGCCACCTATTACGGCGTTGTGGTGGACGCTGGAGGCACGTTCCTGATCGGGTCCTCATCAGGGTACATGGAAGTCACCGTGGTCGCTGGGTCGCTCCCTGTGTCCGATCAACTGCAGTCGATCACCATCTCTAACAACCTGCACGCGATCTTTCCACAAGTGGCCGCCACCGACTCTTTGCTGGGGATCACCGAGTACCGCTGCGTGTACATCAAGAACATCTCCGCCACTGACGCGGCCCCTGATTGCAAACTCTGGGTAGCCTCGAATACACCCGGCGGTGACACCGTGGACATCGGATTGGGAACCTCGGGCCTGAATGGGATCGAGCAGGTGATAGCAGACGGCGAGACTGCGCCTGTAGGTGTGACGTTCTCTGCGCCGAGTACGTCCGGGACCGGGCTGGTAGTTGGTAACATTCCTCTCGGGCAGCATTACGCTTTCTGGATGCGCAGAACCGTCCCGGTAGAGACCCGAGGCACCGTGATCTCCAACGGGGTGGTGTTGGGGCTGTCGGCTACGATCTAATGACATTAATTGCACTGGAAAGCTAACGTATGGCATACCCCGTAAAATGGCTTAGTTCAGGTATGGGTAGCGCCCCGGTACTCGGTGACGTCACGCCGGGCGGCTTGGTCGCTATGTTCCGCGCCTGCCTGATCAATGGATTCGGGGCGCAGACACCCACGACAGTGACCTACTCGGGCGGCAAGATTACCGCTACGTTCAGCGGCGCTCATGGCTTCCTGCCCTACCAGATCGTGAACATCACCGGAGTAAACGAGTCGGGGTACAACGGTGACCAGCGCATCGACTCCACCACGTCCACGACGATCACGATCACCCCCCAGACTGCGCCGACTGTTACACCGGCTACCGGTACGATCAGCATCAAGACGCCGCCGCTCGATGGCTGGTCAGAGACCTATTACGACGCAGGCACGCACAACATCGTGTTCTCGCGCACCAACGTGAACGCGACAGATTACAAGATACGAATCTACAACGACATCAGCTACTCGACGAACACCACGTACGGTAACTGGGTCGCCAAGGTCGATGTGATTACGAACTGGACGAACATCACCACCTACACCCTGCAGCAGACGGCCTATTTCCCCGGCAGCGCCCGGTACGCCACTTCGCAGGAGTGGGTTGTCATGGGCGACGACCTGATGTTTGTTTGGCTTAATAGGTTTGCCGCCAATAGCAGAACTTCCGCCTATATTTTTGGGGACATCAATTCGGTAGTGGGTGGGGATAGGCACCACTGCATAGTGCTGGGCTGCAGCAATGACGGTGCTGCGCGGTGGAATACCAGTGGGGCCTATGCCACCCACTCAAACCTCGGGACGTTCAAGAGCACGTACCAGCGTTGGCTGATGCGCAACTACGGCGCGGTGGGCGGTATCCTCACCGGCTCAGGTATTACTACCGGCACAGGCTCAGTCGTGTGGGATTTGCGTGGTTACTTCGAAGCACGGTTCGGGCAGTACGTCACGTACCCCAACCCGGTGAACAACGGCCTCATGGTATTCAAGGGGCCGCTGATGATCACCGAGACCAACAACGTGCGCGGCTACATGCCCGGCTTGATGCAGCCGCTGTCAGAGCCGATCACGATTCTGCACAACACCATTCTCACGACGTTGCCGGGGCTGGAGGGCATACCCGTGCTTCTCTACAAGGTATCCTATTCGACAAACAACGACGCCGCTGAAACGCTGGGCGCTTGGCGGCTGGATAACTGGAGAATAGCGTAATGGCGTACAACGTAAAATGGTACCAAAGTGGAATGGCGGGTGGGCCTACCTTGGCCTCTGCTACAGCAGGAAGCCTTAATGCTTTGCTCCGGGCGTGCCTGATCGACGGCTTCAACAGCCTGTCAGTCACCTCGGCCACGTACTCCTCGGGCACCGGCAAGGTAACGCTGACCTTTGGCGCTGCACACGGCTTCTTGAAGCACCAGATCATCGCGGTAAGCGGCGCAACTGAAGCGAACTATAACGGAGAGCAGCGCGTGACGTCGGTGCCCACCACGACCACGCTGGAGTACGTACCGGCAGCCGCTCCCGCCTCCACGACCACCGGCACCATCCTGTGCAAGACACCGGCTGTTGGCGGCTGGGTGGAGACCTATTATGACGGCGGCACACATAAGCTGATACTGAGCCGGTCGAGCGGGGCCGCCACTCCGTACAAGATCGTGATCACGAATAATGCGAACTACTCTAGCACGGAGTCCTACACCACTTACATCTGCAAGGTCGAGATTGTGCAAGGGTATGTGAATGACACCACCTATGAGGTAGTTCACACCACGTATCCTGCAGCGGGTTGGAGAACTTCGGCGGGCGAAGACTGGTCTCTCCAAGGCGATCATCTGGGGTTTTATTGGTCGAACCAATACGCTGTAAACTCCAGAAGTTCAACGTATTGGTTCGGGGATATTGTATCGCTGCGGCCCGGTGACGCAGGTCACTTCGCCGTCTGCGGTACACCGAATGGCGATGTTCGTTGGAATGCGACGGGTAACGCTACTCACAGGGGCATGGTGGGGATTGCGTATAACGTCCAGAACCATCTGATGACTGGGTACGATCAGCTCCAAGGCACCGCGACGTTTGACCTTATGATGACAGGCTCTACGGCGGTGGGCGACGAAATAGCTAACCCCAGTCTGGGCACCACAGGCATGTTCTTTTTCAACGGCCCGTGGTTGATACGCGAGGTACCGGCAACCCCGTGCCCTATCAGGGGATACATGCCGGGGATGATAGCTCCCCTGCAGAACGACCAGAGCTGGCACCGTAGAATACTGGAAGGCGTTCCGTGGGTTGGGGGTGCGCTCATCTACGTGAACAAGAGCCAGTACAACAACGTTAATGACTCAGCCGCATACCTGTTCGCTGTCCGTCTGGATGAATGGCGGACAATAGTAGGTTAATCCATGGCAATGCTGGTTAAACATCGCTTCGACGGTCATGCCCTAGACACCTACGGGTCTCTGCATGGCACGGTAACGAGCACGACTTTCGAAGCATCCAAGCTGCACGGACAGGGCGAGGAGGCCGTGTTCAACGGCACCACGTCCAAGATTGTGTCCGGCCTGCAGATGTCCTCACAGACCGCAGCGATTTTCTCTGCGTGGATAGAGCCGATCAGCGGCAACGGCTACATCATGGGCCAGCACAACGGGTCTACGCAGGGTGTTGGTCTGGAGCTGAACTGCGACCGCACCACCATCGATGCGAGCTACCCAGAAAACAAGATACTGTGTCACTTCGATACCTCGTTTGCAGACTCGTCGATCTACAAGCATGTATTGGTACCTAACGCTACGGCCCTACCGACCATTAGCGCCACGCAGTCGAAGTTTGGCGGCAAGTCGCTTTCTTGCCAAACGGCGTTGTCCTACTTGTACGTACCCACGATAGGCACCTCTGGCGTTCTCGGCACAGGAAATTTCACCATCGATATGTGGGTTTACCGCACGGTGGCTGGTGTTACGCACAGCTTGTACGACCAGCGCCCTGCGTCCACTAACGGGGTTTACCCGTGGTTATACATTGCCGCCGCCGATAACACGCTACGCTATATGGTCTCGTCGGTGGATCGGATCACGGGAGCTACGACAGTACCCGCGAATACGTGGTTCCACGTCGCCGTGGTACGCAATAACGGCACCACCACTATGTACTTGGATGGGGTGGTGCAGGGCACGGCCTACACCGACGCCAACTCGTATATCAACGGCGCGAGCAGGCCGATAATAGGGGCTAGTGGGTTTACGATTGCAAACGATGTATTTACCGGCTACATAGATGAGCTGAGAGTACGTAGCGGGGCAACGTGGACAGCCGCGTTCACACCCCCTACCACGCCCTATGCCGACCACTACATCGTCGAGGCGCGTATCAGGGGCACTCTGAACGGACTGACAACCGGCTGGTACCCGATCCCCAAGGATCGCCACACCCCGGTCACGCTCTCGTACGACACAGGTGTCTTATCGCTATACATCGGCGGGGAGTTGAAGGAGACGGTTTCGGCTACTGTGACGTGGCCCGCAACACCGTTCACCTTTGGGTGCTTGAACGCAGGCACCAACTTTACGGCCTGCAGGATAGCCGCTTTCGCTGCATGGGATGTAGCCGCGAGCACCACGGCGGCACTCTACCTGAGCTGGCCGACCAATCTTGACCAGATTACGGATATAACGTGCCCGCCCACAAACGAAGACAGTTTCACCAGCAACACGGTGGCCAGTCAGGGGACCATTTATTCCGGAGGTACGGCGGCCACGGTCACGCACGATGCTGGCAATAACGCTATGAACTTCAACGCAACTGCGGGGGGCAACAACCAGAACCATTTGGTGTGGTCTAGCCTAACACCCTCCCGGCAGTTCACGTTTGAGATCGAGATGCAGATGTTTTCTGACCCAGCCAACAGAGATCACTGGGGGATGATGGTCTGCATGGGTCCGTCGGCGTCCAGCTACCTGCCCTATATGCGCATCCATTGGGTAGACAGAACATTTGTCCCTGCCCCGTCATTTTTCAGTACGGTATCTGCGGCGACAACCCCGACCCTAGTTCTGCTACATGCTGGGGATACTTTTGTGGATAGCGTAACCCGAACGATCCGCATTACATGGGACTTCAACACGCGACACATGGTGCTCTACGCAGACGGCATCAGGATATACGAGGTGGCGGCTGACCCCGGCCAGAATGCTGGCTGGCTAAATACTGCAGACGGTTTGACAGGCCAACTACCGGCGATAAATGCGTACAACGCCAGCCTCAAGATTTACGGATTCAAGTACTGGAACTACGTTATACCGGGCGCTCCGTTCGGAGACTCGGTTATCAGAAGGTGCCGTTACCCTTCCACTCCGAGGCTAGTCTCTGATCTAGTTGTCCCGTGGAAGGGCTACCACCCGTATGGCAGCAGCCACGCGGACATCGTATCCGACGGCTGGGCGTCCAAGACCGTAACGAACCACCCGAAGGGTAATCTGGCGGGTAACCTAAACGAGGAGTACGACGTTACGCTTGCAGGCACACCTGCGGGGCCTAATCGTATAGGGCCAGTAGCGTGGACAGATCAGGTAGACGGGGCCGGAGCAAAATACTCTACCGGTGATGGGGCGCAGCCAGACCCGGCAAAGTTCGGCAAGATTCAAGGGACCATTACGGAAGTGCCGGGGTCCCCCGTCAGTAGATTGGTGTGTTGTTACGCTCAGGACGATCAACGTCTGATAAGATCAACGTGGAGTGGGCAAGATGGGTCCTACCTATTCATAGATCTGCACATGGATAGGCTGTACACCGTGGTGGTTTACGACTATACCGGGGCGTATAACGCCGTTATTGCGGACAAGGTGTCGCCTGAACTCAATGTGATATGACGGCCTCGACAGACGGCGGATAAGGCATGGCGGTGAATCTGCAGCTGGGTGCGCTAGTACTGGAGAGCCCCAGCCACAGCAGCCCGCTAGACATAAATCTCTCCCCCGCGTACGGGGTTGACGTAATACCCGATACGGGGGCCCTCACGTTCGTGGGTCTTGCCCCCACGGTACTCATTGCTGTACCTGCTGGTGCACTTAATTTCACTGGGCTTACGCCCACCATTCTCACCCCGGTTGTAGTGTCCGTGGGCGTGGGCACGGTGGTATGCACCGGGCTTGAGCCTGAGATAATCACGCTAACGGGGTCCGGGGCTGAAATACCCACGGGGACCGTAGATGCTACAGGTCTGGCCCCCACGGTATTGACGCCGAGGACGGTGCCAGTACCTTTGGGCGCGGCGACCTTCACGGGTCTGGCACCGACGTTCGTTCAAGGTGTTCGCACCCAGCCCGGTGTGGGGTCGCTGGTCCTCACAGGCCTCGCGCCCAAGACACCTATCGTGTCGAAGGTTCCTGCAGGTACCGTGGCTTTCACGGGACTTGCTCCCAAGGCGATCATCAACAACATCGTCCAGCCGGGGGTAGGGTCTCTGGTGCTCACCGGTCTCGCACCGGCCTACAAGAACGCCATCACCTCGCGGCCACCCGCAGGTACGGTGGCTTTCACGGGCCTCGCACCGGCTGCGCTGATCAACATCATGGTAAACGTCCCCACGGGGACCATGACGATCACGGGCTTGGAGCCTGCGCTTACGTTCTCCCTGAGCTTTGCGATACAGCCTCTCGACAAGGCTGCCATGGTGGGGGGCACGGTGAGCTTCTATGCTCAAGCGCTGGGAGAGGCACCCATCGCCTACCAGTGGTACGAGGAGACCGCAGGCCTGTTGGTGGGGGAGACATCCCAGACCTTAACCCTGACCAACTTACAGGCCTCGCAGCTGGGTCAGCGGTATTACGTCAACGCCACCGACGCCGCCTCAGCCAGCCTCAACTCTCGAATGGCGTTCTTGGAGGTACGCCCGCTCACGGCCAACAACGCCATCGCGGGCAACGTGTCGGTGTACTTCGTCATGTCTGGAGGGTACTACAACACGGATCCCCGGCTTTCGCTGGGCGGCCCGGCATCACTGGCTGCAGGTGGCATACCCATGCCACAGCTGGCCGAACTCATCACACCGGGGGACGCGATACCGGGGGTGGAGTTTATCGGGTCCGCTGGGGTCGCTCTCGGTACGGCTACGCTGAGCTGGGACGCCGGGACAGGGGTCCTGACGTGGACCGATTCTGCGTTGAACACCGCGACGGTATATCTGGGCGGGGCCAGTGGCCTGTACCAGACCTCCGGGGTCAACGGTAGGGCTATGTTCAAGGTGGAGACCGCATACCTACCGGGGGTCAATGACACCGCCACGTACCACATCGCTGACTGGCATCAGAACGTCTTCGATGATGTTTCCTACTCAGAAAGAGCGGTGCAGCATTATAATTACCGAGCGTTCTTCTTGAGGAACAACACTACCAGTGCTCTAGTGAATGCTGTGGTGGCGGTCACGAACACGCCGACCTACGGCACCATCGCGTTGGGTTCCGAGTACGCGACGGCGACCGGCACGGCCATCAGTGCGGACTACCGTGAGCACAATGCGGTCTACGACAGGAACGGGATGATGCTGTTAGCGGCAAAATCAGAAGCAACCGTTTCGGGGTACATAGATTACTATCACTGGGATGGCGTATTCCAAGCACCGACCTACCCCGCCACCGTGTTGGTGCAGGTCTCGGATGGGGTACACACCAACCTGCCGCTGGTGCTGGCGGATGAGTACGACAGCCTTATGCAGCTGTCTAATGTAAACTTTGGGGCGTCCGTCACTTGGGCGAATGTCCCGGCACAGGGGTATGTATCCTTCTGGATACGGCGGGCTATTCCGCCGGGGAGCAGTGGCACCGCATTGACGCTGGACGATTTTAATTTATCAGTGACGTATACAGGAGCATGACATGGCAGCCCAGTTTTCAACTTTCTACTCAGACGAGATCTTGGACAACATTTTTAATGGGGGGACGTTCGTATTTCCTACGGCGTTATGGGTGGCGGCGTTTAACTCCGGGGCTCAGGCGTCACTGAGAACGAACACCACGGCGACGTGGTACACCAAAGAGGTACCCACCTCAGGCACCGCCTACGCCCGGATTCCCATCATGGCGGCCACGGGCATCACGTTCACGATCTCCGCCAACGGCATCATCACTAACCAAGGGCCAGACATTGTGTGGGCCCAAGCCCTCGCGTCATGGGGCACGGTGTACACCATAGCGCTAGTGACCACAAGCGCCGCCAACACCGGGAACTGCCTTGCCTACGTGGATCTGGATACCCCACGGGTTATCGAGGCCCCGGACGTGCTGAGCATCCCCACCGGCGCACTAGATATCACGCTGTGATGCCCTGATGAGCGAGTGCGGGAAGCAGCCCGATAAGCATTGTTGCTGGGTACAAGGTAAGCCGTGCAGGTACCTTAAAACCACAACCCAGAAAGTCCGCAAGGAAGAAGGGTTTTACTGGCGGTGCAAACTGAGGGAGGAACTCGGCTCGTGGGAAGCCGTGCACGCGTGTGAGCGGTACACCACCGAGATAAAGCCGAAGTGGGTTGAGACCGGGGTCCCCGACTGCGGAGACTGGCCTAAGGGGAACAATGGGTTTGCGTGCACAGTCTGCGGGATAAAAGATAATGGCTGACGCTACGCTGGTACCTACGGGGCTGGATACGAGTGCCGTAGGTACTACCTTTACGACTTCCTCCGGGACTTTGGCAGATTCATGGCAGCTGCTGGATGATTACGCCGGGGGCGGGTCAGCTGACACAACCACCTACATTGCGTTCTCTGGTACCACGAGTTCGTCTGCCCAATACAACTGGATTTCCTTCGACACCGTTTTTCCCGAAGATTTTGCGGGCACGGAGACGGGGTCTCAATACCAGATGGTCCTTCATCGACGGTGTCTCAGCTACAGTAACGACGTCACGGGGTATTATTTCGGCCTAGTTTTTCCGGGCAGCCAAGCGGATGACAGCGCTCGAACCTTATCGCCCGTAGTGACGTGGCCCGCCAGCTTTAGCGCCCTGAATTCCGACTGGGAAGAGTACATCTACGGCAACCCGTTTAACACAGACTCCACCATGAATGGCTACACCGAGGAGGAATGGCGAAGCTGTAAGATACTCCTTGGAGCCCGCAGGCAGGTGTCCATGGGAGACGACGGCTCTTCAACGCAATTTAGTGCCGTAAAAATACGCCTACTCAATTACAAGCTGAAGGTAGTAGGCCCTACCGTAACCCCTACCACGGGCGCACTGAGGGTGACGGGAAACACCCCGACGTGGGAGGCGGTTGATACTATATTCGAGCCAGCCACCGGAAGTATTGTTGTCGCAGGCAACACACCACAAGTGTTTCCAGTACTTCCTCAGACGGGTGCAATTAATGTCACTGGCGGCGTTCCGATCCATACCGGGGGGAGTGTCTTTGCGGTGCCCATGACGGGGGATCTGCAGGCCACAGGGAACGTCCCTGTGTTCTCAGCCCCTATCAGCCCGGTATATAGCGCTCCTCTGATGGTGGCCGACTGGATCGGGCAGCCCACCGGCGGCGAGTATGGGCACTTCTACTGCTGGGTCCACTGGAACCCGGAGCAGACGTACTTTCAGGCGGATAGGATGTACTCCATTCGCATGCAGAGTGGGCAGTATTCCAACACCCGTTATATTTACACGTTGGACGCGCACTACGCGGACAACTATACGAACGGCGGATCGCCCACCGCCTTTTTCACGGTGTCTGACCTCGGGTACAGGGAGACGGCTTTTGAGGGGGAGGGCTCCGTGCCTCCGGGTTGGCAGCTGAACAACCGGGACGGCTCAGGTACTTATGCGGGCTCCACCGGAATCTGTCATTACTCCAGCTACAACGGTGGCCGGGTAGGCCAGTACGCCTGCCTTAGCGTCATCGGGCACGTGACAACGTCCTCTGCCACGGACATGGAATGGCACCACACGGTCGTTAAGAACGGGCTATTGGAGGATACCAACTACCAAGTGGAAGTGGGCCCTGTGCCGTGGTATGACGCCAACGGAGACCCCGAGAACTGGGTAGGGAACTTCTACGGGCGTGACGTGCACAACGACGTCGGCTACCTTCTGGGCCTGAAGGTGGTGGGCGCTGACACCGTGCCCGCCATCTACAAGTGGACAGGTAACGCCACGTGGGATGCAGGCACTGCGATTTTGGTGAGTGCAGACGAGTCTGTTGATTTTGTTACCAAGATTATCGGCTGGTGCCGTGCAGACCCCGCGAATCGGGACCGCTACTACGCGGTAGTTACCACCGAGACCATTGCCGGGGCGTTCCTCAAGTTCAAGGTGATTGCCGTTGACCTGACCAACATCGCGGGCTACACCATCCTTATCAACGAGAACACTATCCACGGCAAGGGCACGTGGCAGCTAAGTGGGGAAGGCACCGGGAAGGCCTACAGCAACAATATCACGCCTCAGGGAGTGTATCGGCAAGGCACCACAAGCGCTGAGGAGAGGTGCGTGCCGCTCACTCGTGGAGGGAACAATTACTTTCTGTTCCGCACCAACTCGATCGCGGACGTGAAGGGCTACACCAAGTTCCAGATGAACGCAAACTGGTTGACGGCTCCGGCGCTGACGCACATCCCGGCGAATCTGCAGGTAACTCTGCCCAGCATGCCTACCAGCAACCACGACATGCACAACCACCTGCAGCACGCTGTAATCTATAACCCGGACACCGACAAGCTCATCGCTGGGGTGATCTCCCATGATTTTTGGTGGGATGAATTCACATCTACCCGCGAACCGGGCGGGACGCAGGGGGAAGACACGAAACTGTACTTCCACTGGTCATGGCGCGACCTAGATGATCCCACGGGTAGCTTCACCCCTTACGAGTATATCTTCCGCGTTGGTGCGTACTTGTCCAACTACTGGGGCGGGGGCAGCCTGTACACCCGGAACTGGGGTGTCAACCCTCAGACCGGGGACCCCTTTGGTGTGATGGGCTATGCAGGGGCGATAGGCCCCTCCTTTGGCGACTTTGCGCAGGTGTCGTTCCTCATTAGGCCTCAAGCCGCACGGCTGGAATACAACAATCCAGATGTGGCGCTGAACCTAACCATGGACATGTATCACGACACGATACCGTTCATCGCCTGTGGGGCCCGGCTGGCGATCAAGATCTTCCCCAACATGAACCTGAGCACCAGTATGGTGGGGTCCTGCGCCACACAGCTTGGTAGCAGCTACACATTCACCGGTCGGTATGAGCTGGAGGCGGCGGGTGAGTTGGTTCCGCTGTCGCTAGACATGAATCTGGAGCCGCTCATCACGGTGACGTTGCCGACCGACGGCCTGATAGAACTGCTGCTAGACATGAATCTGGACGTGGATTCGTTCAACATCACCATCGCGGAGGAAGTCCATCAGACGGTAGTACGATTTTTCCCAACGTACTGGGTAAGCACGGCCCAGTCATGGAGCGATGACCTCCGCGCACTGGTGAACATCCGCAGGGCAGGTTTGGGCCTTGAGCTGTACGACGACATCCTGCTGGTGAGCAATGGTCGACTGCTCTACAACCAGAAAGGGTTTGACGCCATCCAGTTGCACGCCAAAGACATGCGTGCCAATAACCTACTGGATGTTAACAATGTCCTCTACACGGATGGGTATGAGACCATCACGGACCGCTGCTACATTCAAATGAACGTGTCCTTCGGCATCCAAACGGCTGTTACCGCCGCGTTGATAGGGGCCAGTGAGAACGGACGCATCATCTCCGATGACACGATGCCCTCCGCCAATTACCTCTGGACCACCGGTGGCTGGGAAACCCTGCTTGCGGCGCTTTGGGATTATGATTACGGAGTAGGTAAGACAGAACTCTACCTGCAGCTAGGCATAGACTTCGGGCCCCGCACGGGGTACGCCGACGTGAACCGGATCTATTTCTCTTTCGCCGGGACGGACTACACCAGTAAGGTCTACGAGCAGTACGGCGGTGGCGGGGGTCCTCCCGGTGGCGGTGGCGGTAGTGTAGTTACGACACCCTACACCAACACGAAGACGTTCCGGGCCGACTATGTTCTGATGGGGCATGAATACGTCGAAGCGATCATTGACGCGATCAACGTCTATCGGGCGGATAACGGCTTGCCGGGATTCCCTTACCCGGACTTCGCTTTCTACCAGAAGTACGACAAGAAGATTGCGGAGCGGCACTCACAGAACGTCCTCGACACGCAGGTGGTCAACCACGAGTCGTTGAGCTTCCCGGTAGGCTGGCAGTACTTCTTTGCGGACCGCCTGCCCTATGCCGGGTACGGCAGCCAGTCCTCAGAGATTATCGCCATAGGCAATGCTGACCCGGTCTACGACCCAGCTAATCCGGGCGTGTATGCGATCCAGCAGTCGATCCTCAACCAGTACACCATCATGGAGCCCGAAGCCATTGCGGAGGCGTTCTACCTGAGCCCACCCCACAGGGCAGCCATGTTGTATGATTGGCAGGGTGGGGACCCTAAATGGCCTGAAGTGGGCACCCGGTGGGAAAAATTCCCGGCAAACACGCTCTTTTCTGATACCTATCACGGAGTAGCGTTTTACGTTACGGGGTGGTACCAAGTAACCACAATCGTCATCGCGCAGGCGGGCATTGGCATGGCAACAAAGTATTTTAATGGTACGTGGACGTTGAACGGTGCGTTCATCAACCAATTGACGGCGGACTGGGACCTGCTCTGCTACACCAATGCGACCCAACAGCACACTGCACCGTACTCCATCAAGGTGGGGCGGCAGCATGATGCGCCCTACACCTCCCGCGTCGGCGCAGCCCACGTGGCTCCGCTGCACTACTCGGTAACCTTTCAGCATGAGGCCCCCTACCACGCATTGGTGCCCGCCTTGGCTCAACACGAATCACCTTATCGTATCCGGAACACGGTGGACGTGGTGCGGCAGCATGAGGCCCTGTACGGACAGAACACCTTCGCGTGGCACGAGGCACCCTACGATGTGTCGGTGGTGGTCATGGCCTCCCACGAAGCACCGTGGGGGCAGGGCGTCATTGTAAAGGCCTACCATGAAGGGGTTTACGGGGTGCAAGCCGCAGTGGCGGCCCAGCACTCTGCCGAGTGGTTCAACACTACCCCCGTGAAACGGCAGCACGAGGCTCGCTGGGACATCACGACCGTCAACCCGGTGAGGGCCCAGAATGTCGCATTCTACTCCCTGCTTGGTGGATCCACGGTCAAGATGGGGGGTGGAGTGACATTAATTGCACAGGGCCACTCCATCGAGCTGGAAGACTTGGTGGTCAACCAGAGCGAAGACGACCCGGCGTGGCATTGCCGCGCTAGGATCCCCGACGTGGCGGATTACATACTGCTGACACGTGGGATGCCGGTAGTGGTGAGCCTGCAGGGCGAGACGTGGAATCTGATCGTGAACAGCACCTCCCTGTCGCGGGACGCCAATGGTTTGGATATGCAGGTGACTTTGGAAAGCAGCATCGTGAACCTGATGCAGCCCATCGCCGAGGTCTCTGATTACACCTCAGCGGTCAGCATCAATGCCAAGGCCCTCGTGGAGCAGATACTGGGGCAGGCTGTGGACTGGGATATCCTCGACTGGAGTATCCCGGCTGGGCGCTTTGTGGTGAACGGCAGCACGCCCTACGAGGCGGCAGCTGTGGTGGCGCAGGCCGCAGGCGGCATCATCCAAGCCAAGAAGGACGGCACCTTGCGCGTGCGCTACCGCTACCCGGTGGGCATGAATCAGTTGGCTAATTTCCCCCCGGACCAGATCCTAACCGACGAAGTCGACAACCTGAGCGCAGACGTGAGCTACGAGTACCGCACCGGGTACAACCGCTTCCGGATTACTGAAGCCAGCTCCACGTTTAACGACCGTCTGGATTGGCAGCCGGAAGAGACCGATCCCACCAAGGGCTACCTCCGGGCGTTCCTCTCGCCATGGCGTGCGACGTACGACCTGATCTACACCGACAGTGATGGCCCCGTCTCGAAATCCTTCCGAGGAACATTTACGGAAGAGCTAACTGAGGTAGTATCGTTTACTAGCGGTAGCGGTGGGGTTCGATACCCGATCGACAGCCTAGTGAGCGTGGCATGGTTGTCCGACCCTCTGGGCACCCCGACGTTCGACCTGCAGAGCACCAGTCTGACAACGGGGGTGTCCGTCCATGAAGGGTACGGTCTCGCCGAGATCACGTACGTGACTAAGTTTCAGGGCTACTACCTGACTGGGATCTTGGGTAACCAAGCTCAGTTCATTATCCAGAACGAGGAGTAAACCATGGCAGGCGCAGTAACGACCAGTCTTGTAGTGCAGTTCGGCAGCTTGACGGATTCGTCCAGCTATTACCTCTCGGCGGAGATCGATTCCCGGCCCACCGGCAAGAACAAAGGGGTCACCTCGTTCCTACCGGGCGACTCACCGTACTACATCGTGTACAAAAGCGCCGCCTTGTCCTTGGCTATCACACAGAGCACCGGGTCCAGTTCCGCGAAGGGGTACGAGGATATTGATCAGGAGGAGTACATCATCTTCGCCAATGAGAACAAGAAGTCTCTCGGTAAAACGCCGCAGGGAACTGTGACCCTGAAGTACCTTGCGGGTGTGGCTGGGGCGACGGTTAAGGGTACCGATGTGGTCCTACCCAGCTCTGGGGTAGGGGTCTACATCGCCACGTACAAGGCGCGAGGGTACCTCTACCAGATGACCGGGATCCCTACGACCTTGGAAGGTGAGACATCCTTCCCCGTGGTGGCCGTCATCGTGGGTACTGCCGCATGATCGATATCACGGTGATCCGGGGCGAGGGGCTGAACCCCGGTGAGGATATCGTTGACGTCCTGTGCGCGACTGAAGCCGTTGCCATTCAGCGCGGCAGGAACGCGGTGGACGCCAACGCCAAGATCACCCCCGTGCGTCTGCAGACCGTGTACCGTGCGGGGCTGGAGACCGGGCAGACCGTACAGGTACTGGACTCCTTGCAGGGCGAGGCATGGCTGGGCAAGATTGTGGACGTGAGCCTTGCGGTTGAGGGGCCGGTCCTGTCGGCAACCTTGGAAGTGGAGAAAGTATGAGCAAGATCTCAAAGAAGCTGGCCAAAATTGTGTCTACGGAGAATCCGGTATCACGGGGCAAGGTCACCCAGATCAGTGACACCTCGATCTTCGTATCGACCCGGTTCGGGGTGAAGGAGTTCCAAGTGGACTCACCGTCCTCGTACAAGGTTGGGTCCGACGTCAAGTTCCAAGGCAACACTTTTCTGGGCAAGCTCCCAGCCCTTACTGAGAGCCGAGTCCACGTAGTATGACCACCTATTACTTGGACCTGTGGAACGGGGGTGACGGTAATTCGGGCTTGTCGTTTGCAAATGCCAAGAAAACCTTTGCCGCTGCAGCCGCCCTTGCCGTAGAGGGGGATACGATACGGATGGCGAAGACCGGGTCCTTGACCGCACTGCCGGGGACGTGGAGCACGGGCACGTCCACAGGCGTGAAGCCCAAGATGACCGGGAACTCCAGTCTGGGGATCAAGACGATCTTCGCCGGGTTCGGCGGCAGCGCTGTCAACGTACCGACGGTTACATCGTTCAACACGTATACGCACACTATCGGCGCTTCCGCCCTGTGGCAGCCCCCGATAGACACCAGTACGGTTAATGGCGGCATAGGCACCACATACCACGGCGTATCCGTGGGCACGGCGGGGACCCCCGCCACCAATACGAAGACTGCGGTGTTCGCCCTGCCTGCAGCCCAAGATCTCTCGGCCTACGACACGCTGTGCATCTGGATGTCCAACAACACCCAGAACGTGCAGGCCAATAACAGCTTTCGGGTAGCCCTATGCTCCGACACTGCAGGTAACACGATCGTCGAAGACTGGCCTTTGGATTTCCCCGTGAACTGCCTGAATGGGTACTGGTTCCGGCTGCCCACGGTGAACGCCGATCTTGGGGCCACGATCAACTCCGTTGCGATCTATACCGGGGCCTCGGTGCCTCCGGTGGGCACCAAGCTCTTTTGGGGCGCGTACGCGGTGGACTCCACCACCGCCCCCTGCATGCCGGGGGACTATATCTACAGCCCCACCCATAAAATGTGGTGGCCTCTGCAGATTGTCCTCAACGGCGACACCGCCACCCCGGAGATGTACCGGGGTGTGAACGGCGACATCACCAACGTCCAAGGGGAAACCCTGTCCGTGATAAAGCGGAGGCCACACCTAACGCTGGCGGACTTCGGGGCTCTTGGGCAGGCCGACGTGATCGCTGGGTTTGATTGTAACTCCGCTACCCTCTTCAACAACGTGACGGTTAGAGGAGGGTACAACACGGCGACTAATGTCGTTGACGGCCTGACTTTCTGGGATGCCGGGCCCGAGAACAAGGGTACCTATTCCCGTGGTCTCTTCATGTCTGTACTTCCGGGCAAGGATTTCAACTGGGAGAATTTGTTTATCGTCGGCGGGCATGGGTGCTTCCCAAATAGCCCCGACCAAACGGCCAGCACACGGACCTTCAATTACACGAACTGCGGCTGCATAGCGTCGAGGTGGACCCGGACAGCGTCGAATATACGCTTCGGCAACTGCACATGGACCAACTGCTTCTCCGACTGGTATGACTCTCTCGGCTACATCTACCAGTCCACCGTCGAAGCCTCGGGCACCCTAACCTTCACGGACTGTACGTTCGCCATGCACTACTGGGTGAAGGCCCGGTGGTATCTGGTGTACAACAATTGCCGGTTCTTCACCTCTAACGGGTCCGGCACCGCGTTCGGGCACGATCAGGGGGGTGCGTATGTCACCATGAACGACTGCAGGATCTACGCCACCGGCATCTGGTATTGGAATACCACGGGGTTGACGTCCTATGACGGGACCACCAAGCTCGGAGGTGTCCGGGGGTCTGGCAATATCCAGTACGGCTCCTACATGAACGTCACGATGAATATAGGGTCCGTGTTCGAGGGGTGGACCCTACAGCAACTGGATGGCAGCGGGAACGGCAACGTGATTTTCAACGGGGCCGGGACGTTCTTCCAGTCTGGCGGCTACAAGGTGAAGAACTGCCACTTCCTGACCCCCATGAGCACCGCCGCCAACCTGAACAATATCTTGTTTGAGGGGTGCACTATCTACTGGGTAGACACCCAGATCGTTGACCGCCTCCAGAACGAAGAGACCATCTACAAGGATTGCACTCTGGGCCGGGACGTGGACACAGGTATCGTGTACTTTGACGTGCGGGGTACCGTTCGGCTGTACAACTGCACTCTCAGGCGGGTCCAGTTCCGGCGTAGGACGTCGACCGCAGCCCGCGTCATCATGATCGGCGGGCAGCATTTGGGTACGGGCCACGTCCCGCTCTACCTGACGGACAACGCGACCTACTACGGGCCGTGGGGCATTCGGATGCACAACGTCACCTTCCAAGAAGACCTGACCGCCCAGATGGCAAGTGCGCCTACCACGGGGACCTACTTCAGGCCATACTTCGATGACACTGGGGATGGGTGGCTTACCGTTTCGGCCTACAACAAGGTGCCCACGGACACCCGGATGTGGAGCCCCACCATGACCGCTGCAACCAGCAACACGGTGGTGCGTACCCCCGGAGGCAAGTCATGGCTGGTGTCCACTGGCACGTTCCACACGGCCTACGAGGACATTGACCAGTGGGTCATAGCACGGGTAGCGGTGAGATCCGGGTACTCACTGACGGCCAAGTGTTATGTCTACGCCAACAACGAGATGTACGCCATGCTCAAGGCCAACGGAGGGCAGGTGGGGACCATGACCGCCAAGCGGGTGTCCAGCACGTACTTGCTCACCCAGTGGGAGGAGCTGAGCCTTACGTTCACTCCTGATGCCGATGGCGTGATAGAGTTCTACCTCACGTTCTCGGGTGCCGCGAACAGATCCATGTACATCGACGATTTCAGTTTCATTCAGACATAGAGGGTAGGGTATGGCCGCTGGGCAATGGTTAGTACACAACAAGGCAATGGAGAAGCTGCTTCGGGCCACACTGGATCTGGACAGCCATACCTTCGTTGCTCGCCTCTACACCTCCGCGTCGGATGTCCACACACTGGCGAACAACGACGCCTCGACGGCGACGAACGAGCTGGGCACCGCCAACGGTTATACGGCAGGGGGCACCCCGGTCACTTTGACGGTTACGGAAACCACGGGTACGAGCAAGGTGGACTTCTCGACCATCCAGTGGACAGCTAGTGGCTCGGGGATCGTTGCTCGGTATTGTGCGGTGGTCAGTACGACCGCCACGCCGGATGAGATTTTGTGTTCCGTAGTACTAGATGCCACTCCCGCAGACGTGACTGCCCCTTCGGGGACCCTGTTCACTGTAGCCAACCCCACCGGCGGTGCCTTTACCCTTGCCCGAGTGTAATTGGTACAGAGGTTCACAGGCTGGTACGATTGATTTAATTTTGGAGGGTAACCATGGCTACCGATAACGTTTCTGCAGCTAGTTGGAGCAAGAAGATCGTCGTAACTGCAGACGGTACGACGACTTACTTGGTGCCGACGATTGCGTCCAAGATGGGCGTCTGCGTCACCGCGACAACTGGCGCTATTGCTATCTCCAAGACTCTTGGTAGCCCCGACCGGATCAAGGCCGGGACTGCCATTTGGACGGTTGTTACCCAGACCTCTGGGGAGGCCACCATTGACATGCCTGTGTCCGCCATACGTGTAGTTGGGAGCGGTGGTGCGGCGGGCGAAGTTTTTCTGATCCAGTAGCCTAGTTACTGGCGTGGCGTTGGTGGGTAACCCTGCCTAAAACTAGGGATGTTGTGAATGGATATGCAGGTACTGTTTAACTTGGCCTGTGGAGCTGCTGGGACGTTGATGGGAATTATGTTGAATCGACTCTGGACTACCGTAGACCACCTTGCCGAAACCGACATGAAATTGGCGGATAAGGTACAGAACATTGAGCTGCTGGTTGCGGGGCGGTATGTGACCCGACCAGAGCTAGAAGGAATGGAACACCGGTTGGTAACGCGGCTAGATATGATCTGGCACGAGGTCAAAAACAAGGCTGATAAGCCGCTGAACGGCATGAGTGGTGGTGCGTGAGAACTGAATTGCTCAGCGGTATTTGGCAGGACGCAAAAGTACGGTTAGGCCATGCGTGGGCTATCGCAGCGCCCAGAATTAAGCCCTACGCTGCGGTGTCGTTGTTGGCCCTCGCAGGCGTTTGGGGGTGGCGAGAGTTCGTAGAGCCTGATGCGATGCTTGCCGCCGCAGCGGTGATGATCGGGCAAGACCTTTTTAAAGCGACAGCCGGAGTGGTGATGGTATGGGGCACACTGAAGTTTCTGGACAACCACATTGAAAACGATTCGTTCGCACAGACCTTCGCAACGGCTTCTTCCACACTCAAGATGGTCTATTTTACTGGCCGCTTTGTTGGTGTTTGCCTCCTTTACGGTATGGTCCTTTCAGGATAAGTGGGACGCAGAGTTCAAGTTTGCGACCCTTAAATACCTCCCTGCAGGTACGGATTGGCGACTTCTCAAAAGCCAGTGCTACCAAGAATCCCGTCTTAACCCCCTAGCAGAATCCCCCGTCGGCGCGTTTGGCCTGTGCCAATTTATGCCCGCAACCGCCCGAGACGTTGGCCCAAAGATCGGCGCAAAACCTGACGCTTTCTGGCTCCCTGAAGTAAGTATTTTGGGGGCTGGCTACTACATGGGCAAGCTCACCAAGAGCTGGAAGTCAGAGCGTCCTCCCCTTGACCGGCACAAGCTGGCGTTGGCCAGTTACAACGCAGGCATTGGGCATATCCTGAAATCGCAGCGCATCTGCGGAGGACCGAAGCTCTATGATGAAATTATTGTCTGCTTACCGCGTATTACGGGCCGCCACAGCGCGGAGACGATCGGGTACACGAAGAACATCGTCGACCGCTGGTACCCAGCCATGGTGCTCCAGTGACTCCAGTGCAATTAATAGCACCAAGGGGTCCCAGCCCGTGGCGGAGTCGTCGACGAGTTAGGGGCACCGTGGGTTGTGGTTAGGCCCAAGGACTACTGTGATGAGTGCGGGCGACCGAACCTCCCCACATTCAACCAAGGCCGGAAGCACACCACCGGGCCGTTCGAGACGCGTCAAGAGTTACGTGACGCAGTGATAGCTCTATTAACTGCTGGTACGGTGGCCAAGGATATTGCAGTATCCTTTGGTATATCGATATCCACCGTGTCCCGTATCAAGCATGGAGATCGGGCCCAGACGGTCAACGGGTACCGGATTCCGGCGAGGCAGAGAAAATGATCGACACACGGTTTTACAGCAGGAAGTTCATCCTGTCGATGCTGATCCAGCTGGCGGCCATAGCGGGGTTGTTCATGGCCAAGCTGACTGGGCAGGAGTTCACTACCATCAGCGGGACGGTGATCGCCGCCTATTCCGCTGCCAATGCGGTGTGCCGTTATGTCGAAGCGAAAGACGTCTGATGTTCCTCCCCTTTCCCCCTCAATTGGCAATAGCGGCGGCTCTGATGGCCCTGTCAGCGACCGCTGGGTGGAGAGTGACGGCGACTCACTATCAAAACCAGATCGCCCAACACGAGGTGCAGGTGGAACGCCTGAACAGTGCCCTTTTGGTGGCAGGTTTGGAACTATCCGGCGCGATCTCGGAACGCAACGCCGCCCGCCACGAGTTGATGACTAAAAATTGGGAGGTCGTATATGTTGAGGTTGTTAAGTACCCCGATGGTCCGCAAAAGCCTGCTGCTGACGGGTTTTGTTATCTTGATGGCGAGTGGGTCCGGCTGCACGACGCCGCAGCCGACTTGCAGACTCCCGCCGCTCCCGCCAGAGTTGAAGACAGTACCACCTACGCTAACGCCCTTGAGACCGTCGCCAAAAACTACCGGGAGTACAACAAATGCCGTGCCCAAGTGATAGGCCTCATAGAGATTTATGAGGGCGCTCGCAAGCTCTGCGAAAAATGACGCAGTGCTATCCTTTAGACGGTGATAAGTGTAACAATGCAACGAGTACCATGGCTGAAAAGCGCCCCAAGGAGAATCGAGAATGAAGATTAAAGTCACGACCCCGCTCATGGTGATCTGCGATGCAGAAGGCAAACCCCTGAAGCGCTGCAAGGGCTGCGCCTCGGACTTCGAAGTCGCCGAGAAGCTATCCATGTTGCCGCCGGGTAAGTACATCATCACCCGCCCCCCGATTGAAGTAATGGTGAAGTGAGCCAAGAAGAATTGGCTTGGGTCTTCATCACTGCCGTAGTGATCTACACGTTGTGGCCCCAATGGAGACGATGATGGTGTTCGTACTGGCAGGCCCGGTATTGTATGTGGTGCTGGGGTTGTTGATTATGTCGGCGGTCTGCAGCCTGTGCGCTTAATTGCAACGCCAATACCTGCGGGTAGCCACGAGGTGGCAATTTGGCTCGACCTGCCGCCGGGGATCGTGGATGAAGGGCAGCCGATCGACACGGTCTGCAACATCTTGCGCCTGAGCCAGTACGAGTGCATAGTGACCCACGCCAAGGGCACCCTGAGCGATGAGGTGAACATTGCCATCGGGCTGGAGGCCATACGGCTAGGGTATAAGGTCATGCACTACACGGTAACGGAGGGCACTAAAAGCTCTCACCGAGGGGTGCACCAAAAGACAGTACAGGGGATTGACTGGTATACCGTGGATCTTTTGGCTGAAGCAGCAAAACTTTAACTTTACAGGAGATTGTTATGGGCGTTAAAGAAATTGATAGTGCGATGGACGCACTGGGCCTGACCATGAAGCCGTACGGCATCACGATTCTGGTTCTGGAGCATTCCGAAGGCAAAGTTGACCAGATGATCAACATGACTGAATACGCCAGCTCTGCGGCTGAAAACGTGTTCAAGTACCAGTGGATCAGCGATGCCATCATTGAAGCACTGAACGGCAAGAACGAAGCTGGTTCGGGAGGTGCGTTCCGTGAGATGGGCGAGATGTTTCAAGCAGCATTTGCTCAGAGCGGCGGAGACGCAGCTCAAGCAATGGCAGGCTTCGGGGCAGCAGCTGCCGCCCATGGCCAAGGCAAGAAAAAGAAGTGATTGAGACGGTAAGGGCGGTGACTATCATTGCCGCCCTGACTGTTTTTGTCACTTTTGTAAATTGCACCCTGATAGCGACAATACAAGAAAATTCCCGCAACAGGGATAACCCTCCCAATGAATTTCAATTTGGGAAAGGGTGGGAGTGTACCTGTATGGTTTGGCGCTACTACTCTCCGTTTTGACCCGGTATTTCGGCCCCCAGAAGGGCTGGATACAGCGAACTCAACGCTACCCCCAGTACCCCGACGAAGCGCTGAAGCCCTTCTTTGAGCAAGTATCTGCCGGGTACTGCTTTAAACAGGCCACCGAACGGGCGGGACTAGACTGGGACACCCTCCATAACACCCTCCTGAGCGATGATGAGACCATGGCCCACAGCCTTGACCTCTCCATGGTTGCCGGGGCCTTGATCCGCAGGGGGGATTTACCGGTGCCTGACAGGTGGGATAAGCTCTATGAGGAGTACCGACAATAGATTTCGAAGGTGGAACGGGTTGCCGTAGACTACAGGGGTAACCTGTAAGCTGGCCCAGACATCTAGGTAGGAGATCCACACATGGCATTCGTATTAGCTGACTGGACGGTCACCCGTTCAACCAAAGTAATTGACTATATCGGGGACGCCCATGCGGGTACCGCCCCTACGTACGCAACAGGTATCGAGCTGCACAGGCAGCTGCAGGACTGGGCTGACGATTCGGTAGACGGCGGTGATGACCAGATCGCCATCATCGACGTAACCCCCTCCGACCGAGCGGGTGCCGACACGAACATCGTGATGCTTAACGGCTACACGCTGACGGCCACAGCCCTTGAACACATCTACGATTGTTCTATCACCCAAGCGGGTGGGGACGAAATCTACGACGGCATTCAGGTGTTCGGTAACTCGACCTCCATCCAGATCATCCAGAATGGTGCCCTGATCGTTAATGATTTCTGGAACGAGCCGAAGATGATTACGGCAACTTCCGACGCAGCATCTTCTACCTCACACCGCTTCTTGATCCAAGTTCGTGACGCAGGCGCTGACATCGACGGTCGCCGCCTGTTGGGTACTCAGCGGGTGCTCGGCACGTCCTACACCGAGTTCTTTATCGGTGGCGGTACCAACCGTGGTAACAACACACTGGCTTTGACCGCCAACCCTGACGGTAACAACCAGACTGCTGCAGGCACCATCGCTACATGGTCAGACATCGTCAACGATACCGAAGGCTACGTAGGTATCGACGCTGACGGTAATACCACCAACGAATTCTACTACTCGAACTGGGAAATCGGCTCGCGCACCAAGAACCAACTGTACGAGCGTTCGAAGTGGATTCAGCGGGAAGGCACCTCCGAGACCATGTACGGCCTCGCCGCATCACTATTCCGTGGTATCACCCACGAAATCAACATCGACACCCCGACAGGCACGTTTGTCCAGCCCGAGAAAGTGACGTGGCCGTCAGGCGAAGGTCAGTTGCTGGCTATCAACAGCACCACCGCTGGCACCAAGATGTGGATACAGATGTTGAAGGGCGTCCCGCCTGTAGACAACCAGCTCATCACCGGAGTATCGACAGCGACCGCGTTGGTAAACGTGACCGTGCAGTCCCGTACGGTACCCTCCACCTTCATAGGTACGTCAACGGGTTCTGCTATCAACCCCGGTGCGTTCGGTATCGGTATTGGCGCAGACGACCTGACTGTAAGCGACCTGCTGGTTGACTTGACCAACACCCCGCGTCAGCCGCCGAACAACGTCCAGTTCACCGTGGGTAACCTCATCTCTGGTGACCGCGTACTGGTAGGCCCGGCCACAGGCAACAGCCTGAACACCGCTCAGTTCACCATCGTAGGTACGCTGAACGGCGCGGCGGTAACGTCTATCACTATCAGCGCCCCCGTACCGCTGGACACCCCGGCGTCTGGTACGATCCGCGTTGAGAACGACGAAGGCCGTTTTGTTCGCATACCGTACTCCAGCTATTCCGGTTCGACGTTCACTATCCCGTCGTACAATTTCAGCGGCACTGGTGCGAACGACTCAGTCACGACTGGCAACGATATGTTTATCAGCTATCTGGACTTGCAGACCGCCACTACGCAGGAGAGTTTCACCTCGGTATACCAGACCGATCGGAACTTGTTTATCCGGGTGCGTAACGCTACCGCGCAAATCAAGACCTTCGAATCCACGGGTACCTTGGGTTCAGGTGGCGGCTCTGCGACAACCGGTAGGATTAGTGATGCGTAATGGCTGTACCAACGTATGCAGAGGACTTAACTGACATAACGCTGGCAGAGAGCATCACCGGCTGGGTAGCCCTTGGCGGTGGTGCCTCTGGTCTGGGTGCGGGGGTAGACTTTGCCATGCAGGGCACGAACTGCGTGGACAAGCAGGTAACCGCTTCAGAGAAAGGTCAGGTCTTCGATAACGCTGCCGGTATCACACTCGGTACCGGAGAGCACATCTTCGTATGGATGTTCAACGCGACCCCCGGTCTGTCCAACACGTTGGCGAACCGGGGTGCCGCTATCATTGTGGGAAGTTTGACCACAGCATATTGCGCATACCACGTTGAAGGATCGAACACTTACGGAGCGGCGGGTCGAGTAGCCAAGTGCTACCCTATCGACTACGCTACCAGAACCTCAAACACTGGCTCTGCTCCGTACCGTACGCTTACTGGCTCTCCCGGCGCGAACCCCCGAGTCTTTGGCGCTACGCTGAACATCACCGGTACTGTAAAGAGCGCGAACCTTGGTGTGGACGCCATCAGGCGTGGCACAGGCGCGTATATCACGGCAGGGGAGATTGCTAACCCGGCCACCTTCAATGGGTATGCTACAGAAAACGACACCCTCGCAAATCGGTGGGGTATCCTGACAAAAGTCGGCGGCTCATTCGAACTGCAAGGCAGATTTGTCATAGGCCAGAACAGTTCCAAGACTGCTACGTTGGCGTACTTCAGTGACTCAGACGTGGCTATCTTTATCGTGGACACGCCCCACGCCGCGACAGACTTCACGCAGATCGTTATCGACCACGCCTCGACAGAGGTGTACTTGACCAACGTGAACATCACCGCACTGGGTACGCAGAACCCCGGTAGGTTTGTGATGAACAACGCCTCCACGGTTGTGGAGATTACGGGCGGCGCATGGACTGGACTAGGGATCACAACGCTACGGGCGCTGGCGGTCGTTGACGGCTTGACTTGGCGGCTTTGCGGTACGGTCACCGCCAACGGCGCGAACCTGACCAACGCAGTTTTTGACCGCTCCTCGGCTGCTACGGCATTGGTGATCAGTAACCTAGACTTGTTGGACTCTTGCACCTTTATCAGCGACGGTACCGGGAATGCGATTGACCTTGGTACGGTATCCTCCTCGATCACTATGAACTGGAATTGCACGGACACAGGCTACGCCGCTCAGGGAGGCACAGCCGCCAACCGGACGATACTGGTTAACGTAGCCACCAGCCAGACCCTGACCATTAACGTAGCTTCCGGCGCTACCACGCCCACATACAACAACACGGGCGCTGGTACGGTGACTGTGGTATCTGGTCAAGTAACCTTGACGATTAAAGTCATCGACATCGATACCGGCGCGAACATAGAGAACGCTATGGTCTACGTTACCGCAGCAGCCGGTGGCGCTTTGCCTGAAGGAACTGCCATCATCAACAAGGTGTTGACCTCCGCGACCGGGTTGGTGTCTGACACCCGATCTTACTCCGGTAACCAGCCCATCACCGGTAGAGTTCGCAGGGCCACGTCTGCCTATGGTACGCTGTACAAAACAGGGGCTATTGCTGGCACGGTGAGTTCCGCATCCGGGTTGTCTCTGACAATCCAGATGATTAAGGATGAATAATGGCCGTATCGATAGATTGGGCGACAAGGATCATCTCTGTTCCTCGGACGGACATGACCCTACTGCAGTCCGTGCCCACGGAAATTCGGCAACTCGACTTGAACGCTTTTCGGTTGGAACTCAAAGACCTTGAGGATAACGCCGAGGGAGCGCCGTACCTCGACACCCACCGACATAACACCACGGTAACAGTGGGCGGGGTAATCCTCGCCCGCGTAGTGGAGATCATCAACGGCTACACCGTGACCTTCGAAGACGGTATGTACGCGGTGAACCTTGTCGGGGCCAACTCCAACGTAGGGGACGTGGTGAATGTAAACCAAGTCTCCGTTCGCTCGGCTAACTCGGCGGGCCTACAAGACCTCTCCACGCTGCTGGCGAGCGCCTACAACTCGCAGGTGTGCGTAGACGTGGTTAGCGGCCAAAGTGGCACCAGCACGCCTGTGGGAACTCGTAGCACCCCCGTCAACAACTTTGCAGATGCCCTGACTATTGCACAGAACAACTCGATCCGCATTCTCCAGATAATGCAGTCGGCTACGCTGGGTGGGGGCGTTAACTTTGCGGCAGGGTACACGTTCCGTGGGGACTCCGAAGTCACTGTTACCTTGACCATCGACCCCAGTGCGGTGGTGGAGCATTGTACGTTTGAGAGCATGACAGTTCAGGGGACTTTAGACGGCGAGAACACATTCCATAACTGCAACCTGCTCGATATTGACTACACCAACGGGTTTATTTTCCAGTGTGCCTTGAACGGCAACATCACCTTAGCGGGGCTTGCCCAATGTTCAATCCTAGATTGCTGGTCCAACGTAGCCGGGGGCGGCGCGGCGCAGTATCCCACAATCGATATGGGTGGCTTGGGGAACTCACTGGTACTGAGAAACTTCTCCGGAGGCATCGGGATAGACAATTACTCCGGGGGCGGAGCGGTGAGTCTGGACATGGCGTCGGGCAGGGTAATAGTGGGGAGCATGGTAACGGGCGGCCAGATAACAGTCCGGGGAATAGCGGACGTGACGGACAACTCAACGGGAACGGCACTGGTGGTGGACGCGACGGTAAACGCAACCCTTGAGGCCCTGCCCACGGACGTTAAGGCTGCCGTCTGGGCTAACACTACGCCGTACACCTAATGCCTACCGCATGGGAAGCGCTAGTCGCTAAGTCTACCGCTCCGCCCGGCAGCACGGCATGGGAGCACCTGATAAGTCAGTCCCCCGGTGGTGGCGGCTCGGGTGAGGGTGTCAACGCAGTGATGCCCTCTCCGGGTGGGGTGGCGTTTACAGGCCTACCCCCTAGCTTCGTGTCACGGGTGGCCCCCCTCGTACCTACAGGTGCAATTAATTTCACTGGGTTGCCACCGACGTTTGTGTCCACGGGGCCCATCGTGATTGTCGTGCCCACCGGAAGCATACGTTTCGTGTCTTCACCGCTGAAAGACTCCTCTTCCCCCGAACGGACCTTCCAACCGCAGGTGGATCTGCGCACCTTCATCGTCGATGATGATGCCAGAGTTTTTGTAGTGGAGCCTGACCAGAGAACCTTTGCACCGGTGCTCAGTAAGCGAAGGTTTATTGTCCCGGTAGACCGCGATTGATCGGTGGGCCTTGGACCAGTACACTGGGCCCCAGCATACCGCCATTTTCTTGAGGAGCGCACATCTTGGCCGCATCAGCGTGGGCAGTACACGATAAGGTAAAAGAATACCTCGGCAACAAAGTTATCAACTTTGATACCGACTCCTTCCAGATGATTCTTGGCCTAAGCACCTCGAATATGCACGATGTAACCACCGATGCCTATTCCACGGTAACCGATGAGGTGGCCACTGCCTTTGGCTACACCCAGAAGAATAAGGCAATCACCACTCCGACATGGGGCGCGGTGGGATCTACCACTACCTTCGATTTCGACGATGTGGTTTGGACCGCAGCAGGCGGCAGCATCGTAGCCCGCTACGCTGCCGTGGTGGACGATACTGTCGCCAGCCCAGTCATAGACCCCCTTGTGTGCTCGACGCTACTGGACACCACGCCGGGTAACGTTACGGCCACCGACGGCAACACCTTCACCGTCCAGATCAACGTCGGCGGCTGTTTTACCCTCACCTGATGAGTAACAAGACAAACCTCACGCTGCAAATGAAGGACACGGTGTCGGGTAAGACTACAGTGGTTATCATGGGCATGCGCGAAGCACAGCAGCTGTACCTTAGCCTCCGGGAGATGTTTGGCGATTACCAGCGACCAAATCCGGAACTGTTCATCGCGCCCCCTAAGATCGAGTTGAACCTCAACCAATTCAGGCAACCCGACAATGGCTGAACGTACACGCAAGTTCAACGAAGACATATTGGATTACTCCTTCGACTGGGGCCGTAAGTGGCTGGCTGAAGGCGACTACATCACCGACTCTACGTGGACCATCACCGGTGGGGACATGCTTACGCCCCCGGATCCAGACACCCGGCCCACCATGGCGGCCCCCGCTATTATCGACGCTAACCGGAACAGCCTTGTCTGGATCCTGAACGGCACCCCCGGCCAGCGCTACGAGGTGACCAACAGCATTGTCACGTTCCATGGCCGCACCGTGAGCGACACCTTCACCCTGATCTTGAAAGACTGAAACACGTTTGACAAACCCTTACTAGCTATGCTAGTCTGGTGCTAGAAATCAAAGGAGTGGCACATGCTGGAACTAGCACTACGCGGGGAGCTTCCCCTGATCACGGTGCGTACTACCGATATCCTGAACTTCCCTGAGGTACTTGGGCACCTGACTGACAAGGTCATCTATTACCTCCCCAAGGGTGTGCTGCCGGGGATAGCCCACAATTGCGTGTACTGGACCGACACAGAGCTGGATATCACGTCCAAAGTGATCGGCCTGTTCGCCGACACTGGGTCCAGCCTGATCGTGGCCAATCAAGGGCCCAACCTGATGGCCTACGATGCCGGGGTGGCCCCGGTGCCTGAGGCCCTGCTAAGGCAGTACCTGTCCTATGCAGATGCGGACACGGATGAATACGTGCGGCTGTCGGCTGGCCTGACCATCAAGGAGACGGTGGAGGTAATCAAGCTGGCGCAGGCCTACCATGGTGCCTTGACGCCCAGAGCGTTCCGGGAGTTCCGAACCTTGGTGGCCGGGACCCAGCAGGGCATCCAGCCTGTAAGCACGGAGTACGACTTCTACGAGCCTCGCCCGATCCTGACCAAGTGGATGAAGGAGAACAAGAGCTACTTCCTGAAGCCGGTGGACCCCCGCCTGACACCCAGAGGGATATTGTTCGATGGACCCCCCGGTGTCGGTAAGACCATGGCGGCCAAGCACATCGCCCGTGAGTGGGGCGTACCCCTGTACCGTCTGGACATGGGTGCCTCGCTGGGCAAATACGTCGGGGAGTCCGAGGCGAACCTGAGCCGGATTCTCACCACCGTGGACCGGGAGGAGCCTTGCATCTTGCTGATCGATGAGGTGGAGAAGCTATTTGGCGAGTCTGAGGATTCCGGTGTCACGTCCCGGCTACTGGGACAACTGCTGTGGTGGTTGCAAGAACATACCAGCACGGTGCTCACGGTGATGACCACCAATGACAAGAGCGCCCTGCCGCCGGAGCTGATCCGTACGGGGCGCATCGACATGGAGATCACCATGTGGGGCCTCGACTTCGCCAGCGCCCTGACGTTCGCTGTGTGCGTGCTGGCGCAGTTCGTACCCAGCCCCACGACACCGCAGATCGAGCTGGTGCACGCCAGAATCGCAGCGATAAACCCCGGTCGGTCACAGCCCATACCGCAAGCAGTGCTGGTAGGGGCGGTGTACGACCTCATCAAAGCCCAGAAGTGGGTAACTTAAAGGAGTAGTACCATGTCAAAGTTAAAGATCACCCACGGCCTGTCTTCCTCCGGGAGCTACGTCCGCATCGCCTACACCAAGACCCACGACCTTGTGGTCCGTCCGCTCATCACGACTCGGGCGGGGATCACTCGGGGCGGCAAGCCGGTGGAAGGCAAGCAGGGCGTGAACATTTGGCTACGGATCCACCTGCAGCCGAAGAACCGTGATGAGATCAAGGATATCGGTAACGACCAAGCGCTAGAGCAGTCCGTACCCAGTGCGCGGGTTGCCAAAGGGTGGGGCGTCCCGTTAAGTCAGAAGTCCTACGCAGGCTACTGGCGCAACGACGCGTTCTTGCAGGTCGCTTATGTCGGCGAGTGCAGCTTAGGCTACCTGCGTGAGAAGACGCTCGCAGGGCTGGAGATTCTTATCGAGAGCCTCATCGAGCGAGTGACTGCAGCGGTGTGGGTTGAAGACGTCGAGGACGTGGTTAAGGAGCTGCTAACCAGAATTGAACCAGAGCTTGACCAGTATGTGGCCAAGAAGGACGTCAAGAATGTCCCTGCATTGCAGTCCACCATCACATTATCACTGGACTCCGAGTAGCCCTCGGAGTTACATTCCATCCCCAGCATGAAGGAGCAGAGCATGACCGCAATGAACTTAGACTTTATCGTCGAGACCATGTCCGGGTCGAGTGAAGACTCGATTTACGCCGTGGTCGCTAAAACCCAGAACTACGTGCTGGGCATTCGCCCGCTCGTGTTTGGTATCGGACAGGAGGACAGCTCCGGCACCTTACAGCCGGTAATCCACTTGGGGGCCCGGCTGCGGGCTCAGCCCCTCGATCCGAAGAAGGCCCTTACGGTCGAGCAGGCGGAAGCCGAGTTCGCATTGCTGGGCTTTTATCAGAAGTCCAAGAAGCACGTCTCTCAAGTGATCGGCGTGCCCCTTGGCTCCTCGTACTCTCTCGCTGCAGCTTCTATCCGAGACCGGTGGATTGAGGTAAATCCAGCCCTGCGGATGGCTGAGGCGATCTACGAGCAGCTGGGCAAGAAGAACATTGAACCCGTCCTCACGAAGACCCGGCTCGCGTCGTGGCTCGATCTTGAGTACGACAAAGCCTTTGCTGTGATCGCACCCATCGAGGTGGATCACACCGTCGTGTTCGGACTGAACATGAACATCTAGGAGTATCCATGGATAAAACGATAAGAGCGGTGCGAGCCGCTGAAGCACAGGTATTGGGGCGATCAGCTGCGCAAGTGCTGCACCAGATCAGGGTGTTCAACCGGAAAAGTTTCAAGGCAAAGCAGATCGATGGGGACCGCTGGTCCCTTTATCCTTTGAGGATGTTGGAGGCATCTCTACCCTTTATGGGGCAGATGACCCTACGCCGGGCAATCACCAAATTGGAGCGGGAGGGCATTCTCAAGTCCCGGTCTGACCTGTCACGGGGTAGGAAGAACAGGACCAAGTGGTACACCATTGACGCGGAAAAGCTGAGGCTCTGTTGTGATCAAAATGATCAGAACACTACCCCCAAAGTGATCAGAACAAAGGGGGGGTGTTCTGATCAAAATGATCAGAACTATATAGATAAGTATCTAAAACATGATATTAAAATTGATACTGTAGGCTACGCCGAGAAAAGCGGGACCGACAACACAGGGGCTTCAGGGGAGAAGGAAAATATGGGAAAGAAGGAAATTGAGGAAATTGCTGCGAAGGTTTTAGAGAGGCATTCCGCAAAACCGCTCGTGGTAAAACCCCGTGCGCTACACGCGCTCTGGCTGCACCAGTGTGCCCTGAACTACCCAGACATGCAGACCATGAAGCCGACCCTTGCCAAGGAGCTGGGCCAGTGGAGCAAAATGATCCAACAGCACCTTGGGGCCCGTAAGGATGTGAAGGCCTTTATCACGAAGGTGGTGGGGCATTGGCCTTACGTGTCGACCGATGTGGGGGCCAAGTCGGGCCTGAGTACCACACCCACCCGACCGCACATCGGGTTCCTGTACGCCCATTTGACAGACTTTATTGTGTGGTTTGACAATAGCGTCGGAGGCGCAACAAGTGTACAATCTGTGTCTACTGCAGTGCAATTAAGTTCACCGCAGTCTAAAGGCGTCTCAGTCATGGATGTACTGGCGGAGCTGGAGAAGGCAAATGTTAGCGATGGGAACGAAAAGTAACATGGTGTTGAAAGAGGGGGTCCATGACCGCCTGCTGCAGGATATCGACTACATATCCACGCAGACCCGTGTGCCTGTGACCATGATCAAACACTCAGCGGCGGACTACATCAGCGAGAATCAGTCCGCCTACATCCGTGGCTTCCGTAAGCTGCGCGTGGTCGAAAAGGGCGGCAACGCCTACATGACCGGCAAGCAGCAACATCCCCCCGAGCAGGCGATGATGGCGATGGCTGCCGTGCTGATTCGGAACTTCATTGATGCGCGGGTATACCCGTTGCAGACGGTGCTGGATGAGAAGGTGGACACGCTGTCGCCGACGGTGCTGTTCGTGCCCAATTTCCAGAACAGTTTTATCGGGAAGCCCTTGGCCTCCCACCAAATTCAAAGGCTGTACAGCATCCTGATGGACCGGCTCGTTCACGAGAAGGTGACCGTTTTGTATGTGGAGAGCGTCGAGCAGATGGTGCTACAGTACGGCACGGCAGTAGGTGAGTTCATCCAAAACAATTATCTTTACCTACCAGATTAAGTACAAGGATCAGTATGTCGATAGGGGAATCGGTTCTCCACGCCCTGTGCGTGGAGGGAGACACATCTGCATTTTTTAAGTACCGTCTGACGGATAGCCTGTTCCTCGGGGACGAGAAGCAGGCCTTTGCCTTTGTGCTCCACCACGTGAATAACCATGCGGTCCTGCCTCATGTGTCCACGCTGATGGAGCTTTACCCCAACCTGAAGCCAGCGGTTGAGCCCGCGACGTACTACCTGCACCAGTTGGATGAACGGTTCAAGCACCGCCTGCTGAACAAGACCCTGCAGGACTGCTCACACCTGATGAAGGACCAGAAGGTGGACAGCGCCCTGAAGATGATGGGTGAGGTACTGAATCAGGTGGCCCTCTTCGACGTGCGCATGGACATGGCCGAGTTTGGCCAAGACGCCTACGACATCGTGATGGGGGAGATCAACTCGGGTACCAGCGGTGACGGCATCCTGTTTGGCTGGCCCTACCTCGACGCCATGGTCAACGGCCTGCGGGGTGGGGACGTAGTGAGCTACGTGGGGCGGCCAGCGGTGGGCAAGACATGGAAGCTGATCTACAGCGCCATGCACGCATGGGAGGCCCAAGAGAAGAACGTGATGGTCCTGTCGATGGAGATGAACATCCTGTCGATCGCCCAGCGGATGGCGTCCCTGTACTCAAAGGTGCCCATCAACGACGTCAAGTCCGGCTTCCTCGACGAGAATCCATGGCATGATGAGAAAGCCCACCTCGGAAGCACCCTCAAGGCGTTGCATGGTACGCAACACAAGCTACACATGATCGATGGCAACCTGACCAGTACCCCCCGGCAGATCTTCGCACTGGCCAAGCAGCTGAAGGTGGACGTGGTGTTCATCGACGGGGCCTACCTGCTGAAGAACGACAACCCCAAGCTGGACCGGTTCACCCGCGTGGCCGAGAACATCGAAGAGATCAAGCGCCTGACCAGCCAGCTGGGGATCCCCACGGTCTGCAGCTACCAGTTCAACCGGCAGGCCTCGAAGAAGAAATCGAATGACGCCGTGACCCTAGACGACATCGGGTACTCGGATGCTATCGGCCAGATCAGCAGCGTGGTGCTGGGCCTGTTCGAGGAGGACAGCGTGGAGACCCTCAACGCCCGGAACGTCCGGGTACTGAAGGGCCGGGACGGGGCGGTAGGCCAGTTCCAAGTGAAGTGGGACTTCCAGAACATGGACTTCTCCGAGGTGCCCAAAGTGTCCCTGTTGCAAGAGGAGCAGATGGAGCTGGAACATATTTGACAATGTTATAGATTGGGGGTATAGTCCAATCAGAAGTACCAAAAACCAAAGGAGTGAAGCGCATGACCATCAAATTCGTAACCAAACCCAAGCTGGCCCAACCCGTGACAAAGGGCAAGGCCAAAACAGCGGAGAGCGATGTCCGCACCAAACTGGTAGACACGCTGGTTTCGGATGCCGATGCCTATGCCGCTGCGAAGAAGCTCGTGGACGGCTATGACAAGCTCAAGGGCAAGCTCAAAGCCCTGATCCCTGACAACCTGAGCCCGGACCAAGAGATCACTTTCGTCGGCACCAACGGTGACGTGGTGTTCTCCGCACAGGGCAATGTGCGGGAGGTGTCTGATCAAGATGCTCTGATTGAGGCACTGGGCCCGGAGGTCTTTGCCCAGATCGCCAAAGTCCCATTGGGCATGATCGACCAGTACGTGACTCCGATGGAGCAGGAGGCGTTCATCACCACCACCCGCACTGGCCCTCGCAAGTTCTCTATCCGGGACAAGGAGTAGACCATGCCACAGTTAAAGAGCCAAGGGTTTCAACCTGTTGCATTCTGGGTGAATCGCTGGGGCGTAAGCCCTGCGGCCCTGTACAGTACCGCCCGCCGTACGAAAGCCCCCACACGGTACAGTGGGACAACGGCTGAGTACCGGTTCACTGCCAAGCTGGATGCCAAGTACCTCAACCGCAAGGACCGCCTTGACGCTTTCCGTGCCGCCCGGCTGGAGAAGAAAGCGGAGGCCATAGTCGAGACGAAGTTCAGCACGGAGGCGGATGCGGCCATGAGTAGCATTGCTGATTTGATCAGCGCCAACCACCGACTCCAAGATAAGCTGGAGCGGATTCAAGCCATCATTAACGAGAAGGGGTAGCTATGGACGCAGCACTGGTAAGGGCCGCCATCAAGGACAAGGTCAACTTGAAGTTTGGTGGCGATGATAAGCGCACCATGCGGGACGTCGCCATCGATCTGATCAACGCATCGGGCCTATCGTGGAAGGAGATCGCCGAGGGGTGCTACCTTGCGGGAACCACCATAAAAAATCTGGCGATGGAGAAGACCCTCTTCCCGCGCTACGATACCGTGGAGCGGGTGTTCAAGTTCTTCAACTACGAAGCTAACCTGAAGTACGTGAGTACCATTACCCCCCAAAACGGTAACAAGAAAAAATGAACGAAGGGCAGAAACTAAAAGAACAAGGCATGAACTTGGTTTTTGATGCGTCGCCCACCGGCTGGAAGCTGGAGGTCAGTGTCGCCTTATTTAGTTTCGACGATGGAGTGGAGTTGATTGGGGAGGACATTCGTAAGCGCGTGGCCTCGCAACCAAAGCACCCTAATGCGTGGGGGGCTATAATTAACCGGTACGTACGAAAGGGGATACTTGTCCCTACCGGTAATTACATTCAGTCAAAGTCGCCAGCCAACCATGCCCGGAGAGTACAAGTTTATCGGCTATGTAAGGCTGCTGCTTGGGGCGGGAACGGGTATGAATGAGGAGCTGGCACGCCGTCTCTTCAAGGCCTTGGACATCAAGGACCCGGAGATGCGACAGGACAAATGGCTCAACGGCTGCTGCCCGCTGGCACCGGTGACCCACGCCAAGGGGTACGACACCAATCCCAGCTTCGGCGTGTCTGTCCATGAGCACCACCCGGAGGCCAGTCATTTCTTTTGCTGGTCCTGTGGTGAGCGGGGGGCGGTCTCCAAGCTGTTGTTCGACATGACCGACATCGCGGAGGAGAACCCCCGGATCAAGTTGGGGTTGGCCTACGAGGTGCTGCAGGCTGAGGCGGATGGTCTGGAGGGGTACTTCCCCACCGACTGGGCCGAGACCAAAGCGGACAAGGGCTTCGATGAGTTCCCGGAGTGGTGGTTGGAGTCATTCCCACCATGGTCGACCTCACAAGCCTGTCAAGATTACTTGGCACTGCGTCGGGTGCGCCCGGAGGCTGCGGACTACTTCGAGCTGCGGTACGACGCGAAGATGCACGCCGTGGGCTTTCCGTACTGGAACAAGAAGGGCCAGCTCGCAGGCATGCGGGGGCGCTACCTCAACCCCAAGGGCAAGAACAAGTACCATGACTACTCGTTCAACGACTTCAACAACTCGGCGAAGGTTTGGTTCAACGAGAGCCGGATTGACTGGTTGCGCCCGCTGGTGGTGTGCGAGGGTTCGTTCGATGTGCTGGCGGTGCATGAGCACTATACCAATGTGGCCAGCCCATGGACGTGCACACCCAAGTTGGAGATGCTCAACCTCCTGAAGAAGTGCGTGTCGGTAGTGGTGGCGTTCGACAGTGACGTGGCGGGGCAGCGCGGCTACCAGAAGATCATGGAGGTGATTGGCAACGAGATCGCCGTGACGCAGCTGGCGCTACCCGACGGCTTCGATTGTGCAGAGATGGATCCAGATTCTTTACGGGATGCCTTGGCTTTTGCCGGAGTCCCGCTATAATGTTTCCCGCCTAAACGGGCAATCGCACCTACCGATCGTAGGTTTAGAAGCTAGAGAGGTGACATTATGTCATGGGCAACACAGGGGGCAGAAGCCGCCGCAGAGTTCGAGAAAGAGCACACCCAGAAAGAAACCCAGCGAGAGCAGAGCTATCGCATGTGGCGGTTCTGGCTCAAACCCGGAGAAGAGGCACGCATCACGTTCATTGATGGTGACTTGGTCGATGGGAAACTTAACTGCTTCAGCTATCCCCAGCACACCGTGTACATGAACGGGAACTGGAACAACCACTTCGTCTGTGTCGCCAAGCAGGAACCCTGCCCGGTATGCGAGAGTGGTAACAACGCATCGCGAGTTGCGGTGTTCACCATCATCGACCATCGCGTCACCACGTCGAAGGACGGTAAGAAAACCTATAGCGACCAGCCCCGGCTATTCGTGGCGAAGTACAACACGTTCCAGCTGCTCCAGAACATGGCAGCGAAGCGTGGCGGCCTCGCAGGTATCACCGTTGATGCTTTCCGAGCTGATGACCACGCCGCCAACGTAGGCTCCGCGTTCGACTTCATTGAGAAGAACGATGTGCAGGCGCTGCGGAACATGTTCTTCAAGGTCGATGAAAAAACGGGTAAGAAGGAGACCTACTTCGTACCTGCCAATTACGTGGAAGAGGCGGGTCGCAAGACCGCTGCCGAGCTGCGTGAGCTGGGCTTCGGGGGTGCACCTCCGTTAGGCAGCGCAGCGGGTAATCAAGCCATGGCCGCTAAGGCCGGAGGCTTTGAAGACCAGCTGTAACCGTACCGCCGGGGGCGGGTGATTGATGGGCTGAGGGAGAAAGGTTCAGCTCTGGTTACCCTCGGTGCCCGCTCCCGGCACTTTACTACTAAGGAGAGGCTATGGCGCTTCCAAGAATTTCACAGCAGCCCGTGCAGACCGATGCACTGGCGTGGTTCCCTCGAACTATGGGCCTACAGAAGCAGCTCACGGTCCAGTTCAAATTCGATGACAAGCCGCTGCACTTGTACGCAGAGAAAGGGGCTCACATCGGTGTACCCCGTGGACTGTGCGAGCTGGTAGGCATTGATCACCGCGTACAGGGAACCCCTAGTGTAATTAATTGCACTGTGCCCCCCAAGAACGATGAGCAGGTCTCGGTGCTGGCGAAAGCGGCAGCCCGACTGAAGGCCGGGAGATCGTTTGTGCTACAGGCGACCACCGGGTTCGGTAAGACTTACTGTGCGGCCAACCTGCTGTCGGTGGTGAACACCACCACCCTGATCGTGGTGACCAAGGAAGACATGATGCTCCAGTGGCGCAAGGAGCTGCTGAAGTTCACCGATCTGACCGAGGATGAAATCGGCACGGCTCAGCAAGACCAGTGCGACTACAAGGGCAAGAAGGTGGTGCTGGGCATGATCCATTCGCTGGCCAAGAACAAGTACGGCACGGCGTTCAACAACTACTTCGGCTTCGTGATCTACGATGAGGTCCACCGTCTTGGAGCCGAGACATTCTCCAAGACCGCCGGGATGTTCCCCGCCAAGCTACGCCTTGGGCTCTCTGCGACCGTTGACCGGGTGGATGGTAAGCAGGACATCTTCACGGCGCATATTGGCCCTGTGGGCGTACAGACGGCTGTGGTGCAGCTGCCGCCCAAGATCCTGATGAGGGAGACCGGGTACAAACCCTCGCGCAAGATCAAGATCGAGCCTGCCCGCATGATGGCCTTGTACAAAGACATGGGCCAGAACTACGCCCGCAATGCCATTATCGTGGAGTTCCTGCTGGCCAGCTACAAGAAGGGGCGCAACACCATCGTGTTCAGTGATCTGATCGGTGACCATCTGGACATCCTGCACCCCATGGCCCGGCACGCAGGGATACCGGCACACGATATGGCGTACTACATCGGCGGCATGTCGGAGAAGGCCCGAGCCGATGCCAAGACCAAGCGCGTGCTGTTCGCCACCTACGCCATGACGGCGGAGGCCACGGACATCCCCCGGCTGGACACGGCGGTGTTTGCAACACCTCGGGCTAACATCACGCAGCCATTGGGGCGGATTCTTCGGGAGTTCCCCGGTAAGCCTCAGCCGGTGGTGCTGGATCTGGTCGATGGATTCTCGCCGATGCTCATGGGTTTCATGTCGAAAAGGCGTACGCAGTATTTTTCTTTGAAAGCAACGCTGCTAAGCATTTAACAAACGTTAAGATGTAGGGTAGACTACCCCACCGACAAGGAGGGGCCCCATGGCAGCTGACATCAAAGAATCACCATACCAACGATGGCACCGCAAGAACAAAGAGGATTTCAACAAACGTCGCCGGGAGCGTTACTCCGTAGACAAGAAGTACCGGAACAAACAGCTGGAGATGGCTCGCCGTCGCAGGCTGGCACAACCACCCAAGGAGAAATCCGTGGATGAAGGCCTGACCACTTCGGAGGCAGGCCAGATGGTCGGGCGTAAGGCGCAGACCCTTCTCCTGTGGGAGAAGATCGGCCTGATCCCGGCACCGCTCAAGACACCGTTCCGACGGTACACCGAAGTACAGGTGAACCTGATGGCACTGCTGGCTGAGTATATGAACACCAACCGCGTCCGCCGTGCGAAGCATGAAGACGAGGAGCTGGATAAGTTGATCCAACACATTAGGGAGAAGTGGTGATGGCTATTACCAAAGTGAGTAAAAACGCACCGTCTAACGCCCCGTCTGACGGCAAGCCCTCCGTAGTCGGCGGGTTCATGGCCAAGAAGCTGGCCGCGCTGCAAGCGGAGCTGGGCGTGGACCCGCTAGACGGCGTTCAGGAGGAGGCCTCTATCCCATGGGTGGAGGAGGACGTGGGCCCCGAACAAGAGCCGGGTGTCGTGGTGGGCTATGATTTCTCCCCGACGAAGGACACCACCAGCACCACACCGTACACCATCGGCGAGGCCCTCAAGAAAGGCGAGAACCTGAAGAAGACCGCTGCGGGTCACGCGACCACCACCCTGCAGCACACCGTAGCTTCGACGGCTGCCGAAGACCCGGAAGAGGTTTTTGAGGAGCAGGTGCCTGCACCCCACCTTATGACAGCGGCCAGCCTTGCCAAGGTCGATATTGAGCTGGGCCGTACGATCAACACGGGCAATTACAGCAGCGCCCGGTTCTCGGTGCGCCTGACCATGCCGTGTGACCCGGAGCACCTCGACAGCACCTACCAGTTCGTGGAAGCATGGGTTTCTGATCGGGTCATCGCACTGGCGGCGCAGGTCTCGGCCCCCGCTAATCAGGATACGGGATCTGCTAAATCACCCGTCAGCTACTCTGCCAAATCACCCTTCAGCTACAGTGGCGAGGAAGACCTCTGATGGCGTCTGGTGAGCTGGAACAAATCCTCAAGAAGGCCCACAAAGATTTTGGGGAAGGTATTGGCGGTAAGGGACATTCGCTCCTGCCTGTGGACCGGATCAAGACGGGGATGTTCGCGCTGGACCTTGCGACCGGTGGCGGGTTTCCCCGAGGCAAGACCAGCATCATCTACGGGCCGGAGTCATCAGGCAAGACCACCATCGCCTACAACGCGCTCGCCTTTGTGCAGAACGTGCTGCAGATGGACGCCGTGCTAATCGACATCGAGAACTCCTTCGACCCGGTGTGGGCTGAGGCGTGCGGGATCAACGTGGAGAAGCTGGTCCTGCTCTACCCGGAGACGGCGGAGGTTGCCGTGGATCTGGTAGATGCCACCATCCGCGCCGAGTCTGTGGGCCTCGTGGTGCTGGACTCCATTGGGTCCATGATCACCTACAACGAGGTGGAGAGCGACGCCGGGAAGCAGATCGTGGGCGGCTCAGCACAGATCGTGAGCAAGATGATGCGCAAGGTGGGGCAGGCTTACATGGCCGAGGCCAAGCGCGGGCACCAGCCCGCACTGATCTGCATCAACCAGATCCGTCACAAGATCGGCGTGATGTTTGGTGACCCTGAAGGCATGCCCGGAGGCAACCTGCTGAAGTTTGCCAGCAGTATGACGCTGCGGGTGTACGGCAAGGACAAGATGGTGGAGGCAATCAACAAGGACATGCCTGTGCTCAAGACCATCAAGGGCATTCTGAAGAAGTGGAAGGTCCCGATCCTCGCCAAGAATTTCGAGTGCGACATGTGCACCGTGGCCCACGACGGTATGACGCCCGGCGACACCGAGTCATGGAACACCGTGGTCAATTACCTGAAGCTCCACGGCACCGTAGCCAAGCACGGCACCGGGTGGGTGTGCTTCGGGGAAGAGTTCAAGACACTGGCGGCCATCAAGGAGCGCTACATGGTGAACCAGCTCTACCGCGTGAAGCTGCAACAGTCCGTCGTGGATCTGGAGTTGGGGAGTGGCCAATCCATACCTGCGCAGGTCGGCTAACAACAAGACTGGGCACGGGCGTAAGGCGGAGAAGCGTCTGGCCCGTGAGCATGGTGCAAGGCTAACACCGGGGTCCGGGGCATTCTCGGGCCACAAGTCCGACATGACACGTGAAGGAGCGGGGGTAAAGTTGCAGATCGAAGTGAAGACGACCAACAACGACAGCATTGGTATCAAGCTGAAGTGGCTGGACAAAATAACCCAAGAGGCCAAGGGCACTAACTCGCTGCCGATTCTGATGGTGTCCTTCGTCACGGACAACGGCGCAGCCCGGCCCAATGGTGACTGGGTGATGATGCCCAAGGCCCTGTTTGACTTACTGGATGGACTCGAATGACCCTGAAGAAAGCCAAGATGACCCAGACCCATGCGGGGATACCCAGCCTGATCGAGATCGCTGAGCACCTTATGGGTAAGACTGAACCGGGGCGGCCCTTCAGTACCATCCATGCGTCGATGCTGACCAACGAGAAGAAGCGCTTCTGTCCGCGTGAGGTGGCCCTGTCCGACATCACGGGCAACGCGCCCAAAGGCGAGTACATCAGCGCCACGCTCAAGGCTACGTTCGATGTAGGCTGGCAGATCCACCACCTGATGACGGACAACTGGCTACGGCAGATCGCCGTGGGGAACTGGAGGTGTCCACGCTGTGAGCAGGCAAGCGGTTGGGGCCCGTATCCAGAGGATGGCTTCTGCCTGCATTGCGCGAGTAGCCACAGGAAGTGGATCTACTTGGAGGCGAACTTTGTCCACACGGATACCAAGATCAGCGGGTCCATCGATTTGATTGTGGACCTTGGGCTGGAGAAGCTGATCCCGGTCGAGATCAAGTCGATCGATAAGGATCAGTTCAAAGACCTTGTAGCCCCCCTAGCCGAGCACCGCGTGAGGAGCCAGCTGTATCTCGACCTGATAAAAAACTCCAACCATCTGCAGGCCCACAAGGTGAGCCACAAGCTGGCCAAGATTATTTACGTGAGCAAGGGGTACGGGGCCAAGAACAGTAATGGCAAGATCAGTCCGTTCCGGGAGTTCAACGTACAGGCCAATGAGAAGGCTATTGCACCGTACCTCGCCATGGGTGAAAAAGTGGTGCACTGGCGCACGCAGGGCGTGATGCCTGCAGGTGTGTGTCCCAACTCGTTCGGCCCCCGTGTGAGTTCCTGCTCGTGTCCCAAGGAATGCTTCTCGGGGCATTACCCGGCAGGCATGACGGTGGCCCCATGACCTACCCGGTACTGGGCATCGATCCTTCAACCTTCACCGGGTACGCCCTACTCTGGGAGACGGGTGTGGTGCTGGCCTCAGAGATCAATTTCAAGAAGCTCTCCGGGATACCCCGCGCCGAGGCGTTCATGGACCACACCATGCGGCTGGTAGAGCACCATAAACCCTGCGCTGTGTTCATTGAAGGGTACGGGTTTGGCAACGCCCACACCCTCGCGATTCTGGTTGAAATAGGTACCGCGATCAGGTTAGCCTTGCATGGCTGTGGCATGACCTACACCGAGGTGGCTCCGACCTCCCTGAAGAAGTTTGCGACCGGGAAGGGGAACTCCCAAAAGGATCAGGTCATGCTGGCAGTCTACAAAAAATGGGGGTTTACCCCCGAGACCAACAACATCGCCGACGCCTATGTGCTGGCCAAGATGGCGGCCAATGCAGAGGGCTGGGCAGACCCCGAGTGAAATTAACTGCACCAATGTTTGACAAACTAATATACGCCTGCCATAATACTCGCAGGGTCAATCACTAAAGGAGTACGGAAAATGACTGCTACCGCATCAATGCTGAAACAGAAGAAAAAGGCCGTAAAGGAACAGGCTTCTGAGGAAGGCCTGCTGCTGAAGGTCGCCAATGAGATCCAATCGATGGAGCAGGCTGAGGCGGCGGATAATCTTGCCGTGCTGCTTGAAAGTGAAGGCCTCAATGACTTTAAACTGGGCGGCGTGCTCGCCCTGTATCAGGCCCACTCTGATTGGTGGGATGGCTGTGAGACCTTCAAGGAATACGTCAACACCAAGGTGGCCCTGCACTACCGCAAGGTGATGTATCTGATCGAGATCCACGTCTGCCTCGTGGATAACAAGATCGAGTGGGACACCGTCAAGTCCATAGGCTGGACTAAGCTGAAGGAGCTGGTCAAGGTGCTCACCCCCGACAACGTCGAGGATTGGGTGGCCAAGGCCAAGGTGATGACCACCCTGCAGCTGAAGGATGCGGTCAAGGCCCATCTGGCCAGCCTGAACGGCGGGGAGGAAGATCCGGGCATTACCAGTGACGTGACCACCATGACCTTCAAAGTCCACGCTGACCAGAAGGAGCAGATCCGTTTGGCGCTGGACAAGGCCAAGGCTGAGCTGAACACTGAGGTGGACACCGTGGCGCTGGAAGGCCTCTGCACTGCCTATCTGGGCGGGACCTTCGCGATCGAGTCCACCGGTGGTTCACTGGTCGATGCGATCAAGGGCCACAGTCTGGAAGAGATCAATGCGGCGGTCGAGATTGTGTTCCCCGACGCAGTGATCGAAGGTGCGGTATCGGACGGATTCGCCGCTGCGACCGGCCCGGCTCCAACCCTGTTGCAGACCCTGATCGCCAACGGATCGGACGCGGTACTGGCTGCCTTTGAAGAGGCTTTCCCCGAGATGGAGTTGACTCTCGCGGTGTAACTTTCGGTGCGGGAAGTACCTTCATGGGGAAGAACCGATGACAGCCGGGAAAGACCGGCGCTTTTTTCACGCTCTATAAGGAGATCACAATGAGCGCCAATTCCATCATTTTTTATGGAGGCCTGATCCTGACCTTCATCGCCCCGACGGATATGAATTTCGCCCTGCTCTTCGGCTTCGGCTGCATGTGCTTCGCCGGGTACCGTTTCCTGCAGCGCGAAAAGAAACGCCTGATTTGAAAAAATACTTGCACTGACCCCCACATAGTAGTACTATGTCAGTGGAAGTTTGATTCACATTGGGAGGAGCCCGCCATGATCAGTGTCTACCCCGCCTACGGCAGAGACTACAAATCCAAGGCTGAAGTCATCGAGGCCTTTAACGCCAACAAGGACTTCATCGTCGCAGATGCTTTTCACCGCTACTGCGGCGCGGCCTGCAACAAGTCAGACCTTGTCGCCGGGAACGAAGGGAAAGTCAAAATCCGCTACAAGAAGCTGGCCAATATCGTGATCCTCGACGCAGTGTCTGGGAAGGAGGCAAAGTGATGGGCAAGTTAGAACGGCTGAAGGCCCGACTGGAAGCTGGCCACGAGATCAACGAGGCCGCATGCAGTATGTGGGTCGAGGGTAACCGGATCGAGATGTCCGGAAGCCGGTGGGGCAACCACTCTATCCTCCGGTCATCGAGTGAGGAGCGGATAGCCGCCCACTGGGCCGGGTACCTGAACAACGCCGCGAGGGCCGCAGGCCTGATTGATTGAAAAAAAGTACTTGACCCCATAGTAGTACTATGAGACGATAATGGTGTCGGGGAAGGGTCCCCAATCTGGAAGGAGCCAGTGATGAAAAAGCCAGAATTTCAGTTCAAAGTCGGTGACCGGATCGTGGTCCATGGTCATCGCATCAATGCCGCCATTGCCCAGCGCGGAGAGGTGGTTGATATCTACGCCCTGCCCCGCGACGGGTACCGCTACTGGATCCGCTTCGATGGTGACAGCGCCTCCTACGGGTACGGCGTAGAACAGTCACTGGGGGGCATCAACGGTTTGGCCAGCAGCATCAAGGCCTACAGAGTCAACAATCTGGAGTACGCGCTATGAGAGAGCAACTTTTCAACCTGTACTGCGGGTCCAACAATGTCGAGGGCTCGAAGGGGTCACTGGTCCGGGCTGACATCTCCCGGTCCAATGTCTGCTCCGCCCAGATCCAGCGGATGATGGACTACGTGGTGTCCGAGCCCGCCTGCGTCGGCGTCGAGTTCCAGCTGGAGATTGACGGCGAACTCTGGTACGTCCAGAAGGCTGAATACCGATTCGAAAGTGTTTGACATCCTAGTACTACTATGAGACCATAATACTGTAGTCGAGAGGAGGGAGCCGCGATGATTGTTCTGGGTTTTGAGAGAGAAGAGATTCTGGCCTTGGTGGCGGCTGACCTGCCGCTGGATGATGGCCCGGACGCTGCTGGCGGGAACCACTGGGACGCCTGCGACATCCATGAAGACTTCAACGACGAGTTTGACTACTAGACCCCAAGGAGGGACTGCCATGAAAGCCAATGCACGAAAAGCGTTCAACGAACTGAAGAAGGCCGGGTTTAGCGTGTGGGAAGACCTGCGCTGGTCGAGCCCCGGCTCCGGAGCCCACTTCGAGATTTCGGGGGAAGACGGCCTCGGGTTCTGCTACTACGACGATTACGATGGTGAGGCCTGCGGTGTGGCCGCCATCCTGAAGAAAAACAAGCTGTACTTCGAGTGGTACAACGCCGGGGTTGCGGCGGTCTACGATGGGTAAGCGCTGCCGGTTCTCCGGCCCGATAGAGACTTCAGTGGGGGAGCGGATGTCCGGTAAGGCCCGCTGCCCCGGATGCGGAAGGGTCATGAAGATCGCCCTCCGCAAGAACGATGAAGATGGAATCCGGTACCTCAGGTACCACAACGAGAAGGAGCTGAAATCATGATGCTACTCCGTAAGTCTGATCTGGCTGCGTTGGAGAAAAACCGGGGCGTCCCATCACCCAAGCCCGTGGTGAAATTCTTCAACCCCTGTGGCGCGGCCACGTGGTTGATCGCCGACATCGATGAGGACGGCGACACCCTGTTCGGCCTGTGTGATCTAGGCATGGGTTGCCCGGAACTGGGCTACGTCTCCCTGCGAGAGCTGGAGAACCTGCGCCTGCCCTTTGGTCTGAAAATTGAGCGGGACCGCAGTTTCAAAGCGAGTAAGTCCCTGCTAGAGTACGCCAACGAAGCCAGTGCCAACGGTTGCATTCGCGCCTGACCCCCGAGACCCGAAAGGGTCCTTAGCCCCCCACGAGGGGGCTTTTTTTCGGACATGGAAAATGTCCTAAGTTTGATTCTAGGACACGCGGTACGGTACTATCGCGAGATGGCCGATATTAAAACCCCGAAGATGCTCAAGCCACTACCACCTGAGAAGATGCACGAGGTGAACGTGATGCTGATGGAAGCCCGTCGCACGGCGACCGTTGCCCGGATCATTCAGGAGGACTGGGGTTTTATCCCGGACGTGGAGCGCTCCAGTCTGATGCGCATCCTGAACCGGCACCGCACTGAGACCATCACCGAGTTCGATGTCCTTGAGCACAACGGGGCCAGCAAGCTACTGGCCTCCGTGGGCGATAAACTGGAGCGCCACGTTAAGGTTCTCGACGAGTATCAGGACCTGATCCGACTGCAGAAGGCCCGCATCGCGGCAGGGATGTACAAGGAGGGGATCACCCCTGACGCTAAGGTGGGGCATGGCAAGCCCGACCGGCAGGTAACCAGCGACATCATGGCCATGAACAACATCCTCAACAGCTACGCCAACATCGGCCTGAAGATCGGCCTGCTCCGCACCATGACACCGGAGGAAGCCGACAAGGCTACGCGTGGCGTGCTGGTAGGTGAGCTGGCGGGGGACGTGCTGACCGACACCGACCTGAAGGTCGGCCTGATGTCCCTGATCGGCAACATCCTCGAAGACGTGAGAGCCTCGCCTGATGACGCCTAAGGGGCAGGCGATTCTACAAAGTCTGCAGGCCCGCCTCCCGGCGGTGTTGGCGACCATGCAGACCAAGAGCCAGAAGGTCGAGTTCCTGCAGCGCTTTCACGACCACGTCGCCAATGATGAGTGGGACAAGCTATCCGAGATCGTTGAGACCAAGGCGACCCGGACGGTGGGAATCAAGGAGTTCATCGAGAGCCGGGACTTCCTGAACATGCGGGACGTGCTGTACCCGATCGTGATGGATGAGATCCAGCAGATGAACGGCGGCGACTACGTGGAGCTGGTGCTGACCGGGGCCATCGGGACAGGCAAGACGACCATCGCCCTGATCACCACCGCCTACCAGCTTTATCTGCTCGCCCAGTACGACTATCCCCAGAGAAAATTCGGCCTAGACCCGGCCTCCGAGATCGTGTTCATCTTCCAGTCGCTCAACGCCAAGCTGGCCAAAGACGTGGACTACGCCCGCTTCAAAGCCATGATCGACGGTAGCCCATGGTTCCAGCAGCACTTCCGTTACGACAAGACCATCGAGTCGGAGCTACAGTTTCCGAATCGCATTATCGTCAAGCCGGTGTCCGGGGCCGAGACTGCGGCGATAGGCCAGAACGTGTTCGGTGGCGTGATCGACGAATTGAACTTCATGGCCAAGATCGAGGGATCGAAGCGATCCGTGGATGGCGGCAACTACGATCAGGCGACCTCGCTGTACAACAGCATCGCCCGACGCCGGAAGTCCCGCTTCATGAAGCAGGGCAAGATGCCCGGCATCCTGTGTCTGGTATCGTCTGTCCGCTACCCCGGACAGTTCACCGACACCAAGATCGAGGAGCAGCGCCGGGACATCGACCGCCACGGGTCCAGCACCATCTTCGTCTACAACAAGACCACATGGGGCATCAAGCCGCCGGGGACTTTCACCGGGTCATGGTTCGAGGTGTTCACCGGCAGCGCCAGCCGTTCGCCCCGGATCCTCCAGCCCAACGAGGTTCTGCTCCCGGAGGATCAGCGACTGGTGATCTCAATCCCGGAGGAGTACCGGACCGAGTTCGAGAAGGACATGATGAACGCCCTGCGCGACATCGCCGGTGTGGCGACGCTGGCCATGCACCCGTACATCATCGTTACCGAGAAGATCACCGAGTGCGCCGACCCGAAGCTCCCGGTCCTGCTCAGCCGGAACGAGGTGGACTTCGTGGACACCAAGCTCAAGATCTATCCGGAGCGGATCACGAACCCGACCTACCCACGCTTCGCTCACGTGGACTTGGGCCTGACCGGGGACAGCGCCGGTGTGGTCATTGGGCACGTGGTGGGCTTCATGGATTGTGACCGGGGAGACCACATCGAGCAGGCCCCCAAGATTGTGATCGATGCGATACTGGAGGTGTCACCGCCGAGGAACGGGGAGATCCTGTTCTGGAAGATCCGGGACGTGTTCTACGCCCTGAAGAAATTCGGGATGAACATCAAGTGGATCACCTTCGACAGCTACCAGTCCGCTGACTCCCTGCAGCTGCTGAGGCAGGCGGGGTTCATCGCCGACATTCAGTCCATGGACAAGAGCATTGATCCGTACGAGTACACCAAGTCCGCGATCTACGATGGCCGCCTGAAATTCAACCCGCACCCTAAGCTGCAGCGCGAGCTGGCCTCACTGGAGCTGGACACCAAGCGCGGCAAGGTGGACCACCCGCCCGGTGGCTCCAAAGACTGCTCCGATGCGCTGGCTGGCGTGGTCTACGGCCTGACCATGCGCCGAGAGGTCTGGGCGATTTTTGGCGTAAGGCCGCTGAACATGCCGACCAAGGTCAAGGCCGTGCTGGCAGCCCAGAAGCCCGACAAGTAGTGCACTTAATTGCACCCTAGCGATTGACAGGTACTTCGCCCATCCGCACTCTTTAGGTAGGGACGGGGGAGGGCTTGTTATGTTTGGAATCGATATCCACACGGTGGTGAATTTTATGAAGAGGCACCGTGGCATGTGGGAGCACAAGACGGTGTTTGACCGCAAAAAAATGCGGTACACCACGAAGGTGTACATCGCAGGCGAACTGTTTACTGAAGAGGTGCTGGACGTTCAGCCCTTGGCCGACGCCATCATGGAGATGATGTCGGCTAAAAAAGCGTCATAGTGCTGCGGGGCTCACCGGGACATCCGCCAGCACCACGGCCAGCAGCCCCTGCTTTGACTTCGGCACTTTGAACAGAGCCACCGCTTTCTGCTTGGCCTCCCAAAGGCTTTGAGCCCCAAACCAGATTTGCTTTCCTTTGTAGTACGCAACGTAGTCGCGCATATCACCTCTCCCTAGAGTTTTACTTCTTCTTCCAAGACCTTGAAGATCCCATCCGCGTCATCGCAGTGTGCGACCCGTTTCCCGGCCCACTCATTGCCATGGACCCAGAAATATCGCACCAGCAGGTAGTCGCCACCCACACCTCTGCAGACCGACAGCCTCACGTAGCTGCCAATGGCCATGTGGGAGACGACTTCATAACCGTCTTCCTCATAGGCCCGCACGTCCAGTAGTCCAGCCATCTCAACCTCCTCCTTGAAACTCCCACCAACAAGGACACCTTAGCATAGTATTACTAGTAATGCAACATTTGACAAACACGTACGACTATGATACAGTGCTTATATCGGGGGTAGTTCCCCCAGCCACTGAAGGAGCGATCATGGCGAAGGTAAAGAAGGCCCCACCCCCCCTAGTCCGCAACGAGAAGATCCCGAAGCTCGTTAAAGCGTTCGACGGGTCGGACCTCAAGAAATGGCGACTGCCCGCCCTGCTCAAAGAACGGGCGGCACTGATCCGGGACGCGGAGCGCGGGCGCCCCGCCCCGCAGGCGCTGGCGGAAGTGGAGCGTGCAATCGAGGAGCGAAGCTGATGAGCTACAGCACGGTGTACAAGCACAAGGTGTCCAAGAAAAAGGCGGCGTCGGGTGGCTACCCGGATGGTTGGGACTGGGCCATCTACACGACCAAGTCGAACACCGACCATCACCTGTTCCTGAGGGAGTTCCATGGGGGTAAGACTTACCGTGATCTGAAGTGGGCAACGACCCATCTGGTCTGCGGGATGTTCCCGATCCCAGTCCCCATGGTAAACGCGGCGGAGGAGGTCCAGTGAAATTAACTGCAATACAGGGTAAGAATTCTTACTGCGGTCCAGCGGCGATCGCGGCCATCGTCGGCATCTCTACCGATGCAGCGGCCAAGGCCATCCGGGAGACCGGGTACAAGCGCAAGTCAGTTCGCAGGCTCCACCCGGAGGAGCTGGAGTGGGCACTGGCCAAGCTGGGGTACGCTGTCCACTACCAGCAGATGTCCCCTTCCGATACGCCGACCTTGGCCAAGTGGATCCGCGACCGCGAGGACCGTGCGGCGGTCAACATCGTGTACGTGACCGGGCACTACGCCGTGGTCTCTGGCAATAAGTACATCGACAACCATACCAAGGAGGCGGTGTGGATCAGCAAAGCACCGGGCCGCAGGAAGCGCGTGAAGGGTGTGCTCACCGTGGAGAAAAAAGCATGCAAGTGATTGTGACGTTGGACTACTACGATGGCAGCAAGGGTAAGTCCATTGTGGTGGCTGCGGAGGACATCCCCTCCCGGACGTTGATGTTCAAGATGATGGAGTCGGGCGTGTGCGGGTACACCGTGACCCGGCTGGATACGCTGGGCAAATTGATGGAGCGCATGGCTCCGGAGGACGGTTGAATGTTACGAGTGGAGGAAGCACTGGAGGCCACGGTCCGGGCCTTACAGCTGGGCGATGACGCCCCGGCGGGCCGAGAGCGTTATGGCGACCTACTGGATAGGCTGCGCGTAAGTCAGCATTTCTTGGTGCCCGACAGTGTGGCCGATCAGCTGAGTGAACGCATGCCTGCGGTGGATCTTTTAACGGTAAGTTTTCCGTTCCCCTGCAACTACCTGCAGATCGACAGAGTGAGCTACCCGAAGGTGGACCAGCTCGGATTCTTTTTTCTGCAAGGCGTTGGCCTGATGGGCTTGGACCGGTCTACCCCCACCGTACCCGGTATCTACAGCGCGATCATGGTGCTCTTCCCGGACCGCAATCTGTCGACGACCCCAAACATGGTGGCCTGTTTGACTGTGTGGGCGGACGGAGAGGTAACCCTCTCGACCATGGCAGACGGCGACGCGGAAGCACCCTCACACACGCGGGAGATTCTGAAGTCGGAGATAGCGCGGGCCCTGAATGTGATGAGCGCTACGACCGAGGGCGTGCTCACCCAGTACGTCCCCAGCACTCTCCGTCGGAAGGCCAAGGCGAAGCACAAGCACAAGCATCCGCTGATTCAGTACAAGCTGCTCAAGCTGGACCTGTCTAAGCTGGAGGTACGACCGGTCCCCGGTGGTGGCCACCACGCCAGCCCCCGGCTGCACCTGAGGCGTGGGCACTGGCGGGCCTACAAGTCCGGACACCGGAAGTGGATCAACCCGATGTGGGTCGGTGACAAGGAGAAGGGGATGGTGGTCAAAAGTTATTCCATTGCGGCCACCCGAAACCCTTGACACCCTAGTACCACTATGTCATAGTTAGCTCGTGGTTGGGAAATGTTGAAGGAGCAATGAGATGGACGCGATAAAACTGGCAGTGAAAATCATGAACTACGCCGAGGCCCACTACGCTGATGGCAAGGGCTGGGACGTGGTGGTGGAGTGCAACGAGATCCCCGAGATCAAGGACGAGCTGGTCGAGATGGGTATCAAGAGCGTCAAGGAGTACTATGACAGGGTGGTCGCCCCCTACCACGAATACGCGATGGAAATAGCTTCTTCCGCCTACTAAGGAGAGTGCCATGGACCTGAAATACTTTGAATGGAAAGCTCGGATGGCCGCCCCCCAGCGGTCCCTGTCTGACTACTACAAGGCCGTGAAGTGGCCTAACGACTGCCCGGTCCGTCCGGTGCCAGTAAAGGCCGCCCCGGCCAAGGACGCTTAATGAACCATTCCCCGAGGGGTAACCTTATCCCCCAGACGGTAGAGTCGCTGCAGGAAGTGATGGCGGCTGACGCCGTCCTGATGGAGAAAATGGGCCAGAAGATTGCTGAGCTGGAAAAGACGCTCAAGGCCCGAAACGAGACGATTGCCAAGCTGCTGAGGCAGCGAGAAATACTTAGGGCGCTCAATAAAAAACGTTGACACCCTAGTACCACTATGTCATAGTTACTTCGTGGTTTGGATTTTCGAAGGAGCGAGAAAAATGGGATATTTTCTGAGGGATGGGAGACCGGTCGCCGACCCAATGGTGCTGGTCGAAATCAAGTCGGTCAACGAGGCCAAGGTCCGGGTTTGGGAAGACTGCAACAGGTGTTGCGGCAAGGGGCATATCCCCTACTACAGCCACATCGCCGGTGGCGTGTGCTTCGCCTGCGGGGACTCAAAAGGTTGGTGGAAACTGAAGCCCTGCTACTCTGCGGAGAAGCTGGCCAAGCTGGTCGCCGCCGCCGATAAGAAGGCGGATGAAAAAGCGGCCAAGATCGCGGCCAAGAAGGCAGCGGCCCTGAGCGCCTCGATCGCCAAAGTCGGTGCTGACCTCTGGGCGGATATCGACGGCTGGGTCAATGGGCTGGGCCTGAACGCCAACTGGGATGATGCCTACGATCACAACGCCGATGTCTACGACGGCCTGAACAAGTGGGACAGGATAATCATCGACCTCCACGGCAAGGCCGGGGCGGCGGTCGACGGCGGCCTCTCTGACAAGGCGGCGGATTTCCTGAAAAGCCTCTGGGCCAACAAAGTCAAGTTCGCCGCTGAGAAGGCGGCCAAGGACGCTGAGGCGGTGGACGTTCCCGCCGGGCGCTATGAGGTGAAGGGCAAGGTCCTGAGCATCAAGGAGTACCACGGGGACTACGGTGTGGTCTTCAAGATGCTGGTAGACTGCGGTGACTACCGCGTGTTCGGGTCGGTTCCGGCCTCGATCAGGAAGGAAGCCCTCGCTGAGGACTGCATCCTGCAGATGGCTCTGGTCGGGAAGGTGGTCAAGTTCTCCGGGGAGTTTGAGCCGAAGGAAAAAGGTTTCGGGTTCTTCAGCCGCCCAAGCAAGGCTGAGATGGTCAAGGAGGAAGCGTGATGAAGATGGACGTTTACATTGGTGACTTCAGGGACCGGTTCAAAGCCATGGGCCGGGATGGGGGCTGGTCTTATGAGGGTCTGGAGGCCCTGTACGATTACCTCGAAGAGATTTTCGATGGTGAGTACAACTTGGATGTGGTCGAGCTGTGCGGGATCTACTCTGAGTACAAGGACCTTGAAGAGTACAACAAGGACACCGGCAACGACTACGACTGCAGCGATGATATCGAAGAGATCGTGGCCAGAGTTGGAGACGACGGATTTATTGTTGCCCGGTAGGGCGGAGGGAGCCATGGACAATTTCGAAGCGGTAGGGCTGGCAGAAGGTTTCATCGACGGCGACGAGGATCAGGTGATCGAAGCGTGGCAGCATCTGGTAGACACTGGGCTGGCATGGCAGCTGCAGGGCTTTTTCGGTCGGCAGGCCCGCGCCATGATCGATGCGGGGGTGATCAATGAAGCCGCTTGAAGATCGGACTTTCAACGAGCTGGTAGAGTGGGCCTCCGGGTATCTGCTCCAGCAGCTGCTCGCCGGGGACTTCCAGACCGGGGTCTATACGGTGATGAGTACCACGGCCTCGTGGCGCAGGCGGCAGGATGAGCGGGAGCTGGGGCCCAAGCGCCCGGTGCCCAAGCGCCATGATGGGTCCGCCGGGAAGTACGAAGCGGTCTGCAACTCGGAGCTGAGCACCCGCGCCAAGAACGCCCTGATCCGGGCCAACCTGACCGACGCCTATGCGGTGCGGAACGCGATCAAGAATTTTAGCGGAACGGACAAGGTGGGGGCCCTGAAAAAGATCCCCAATATCGGTACCCGTATCGCTCTGGAGATCATCAACTACTACGAGGTTTGGGAATGAAGTGCGCATGTTGCGGGGAAGAGTGCAAAGCCGTCATCGAGGACCACGGTATCGGGCCCTACGAGTTCCAAGGGGCCAAGGGCGTGGACCGGAAGCAGGTGCTCGTCAGCGATTGCTGCGGCGACGCCGTACTCGATGACAACGGTGCCGAATGTGACGTGGAGGTCCTCGATGATCGAGAGGACGCCCTGATCGAGGACTACGACGACTGGCGTAACGACCGGTGAGCAGACACAATAAGCCCCGGTGCAAGAAGAAAATTCTGATGGGCTGGAAGAGCCACCGACGGTGTGCGGTTAGCGTGATGGAGGGGAGCGAGTACTGCTGCCACCATCAGCCGACACTGATTTATTTCAATGACATTAATTGCACTAAGGAGAAGGACAATGGCACAAGAGAAGTGGGATCAGAGCTACAGGGAGAAGAATCAGGGCGCGGGGCTGGTGAAAGTGGCGGTGTGGATTCCGGCAGGCCGGAGGGTGGAGCTGAAAGCGCTGGCGGGCGAGTGGCGGAAGGCTGCTCGGGCGGAGGCGGGGGTAAACAAGGGCACCCCGGAGGACTTGATATCCTAGTACGACTATGGGATAATGTCGCTGGAGGTTTGGTTGTTGTTTCAAGGAGGAAAGATGAGAAAGTTTGACGGTTATAGGGTTGGAGAGAGAATCAGGGGTTACGACTTCATTTGCGTTTTTGACGTCTACCTCGAAGGGGAAATCGTAGCGGTCCACAGGTGGGGTGAGCCCGGTGTGGATTTCGACTGCTACGAGGTGAAGGTCGAAAGGCGTGTTGTGAACGGGGAGGACTGCCCGGAATTTTGTGGGGAGCACTTTTACATTCCGATGGAATTGGATATTCTCGATTTTGATTGGAGGGTGATGCCCGCTGGACACGATAATTTGGCTAGAGAAATTGCAGCGAGAAACAACGCGTGTGGGTGACGGTAGGGTATGCTGCTCTTAGGTTAGGTGTTGGGAGACTCCGAAACCCTATTGGCAGCATTGCCCGCCCTCGGTCTCCGGGGGTTCTTTTTTGGAGCAGCCTATGGCTAACGGAAGGCCCGGACCAGCGAAGATCTCAGGGCGTTTCAAATCCCGCGAAGTGCTGGAGCTGTACGTGATACAGGAGCACGAGGCCGGGGAGTACACCAAGGTTATCGCCGAAAAGGCCGGGATCTCGATCGGCACGGCCACCAACATCATCAAAGACTTCAAGGCCCGGCAGGCACCCCCGGCGTCCGCCGAGAAGCCGAAGCCATGGCTGTCCCGGAAGTGGCTATGAGTATTTGACAAAGGGCACCACCCATGTTAAGGTGGTTCCAGAAGTTACGAAGGAGCGGAGAAAATGTTCAGCTACCATACCCTAGAGGACAACATCCCGGTGGATCTGCGGAACGCGGACTATCTCGGGGGCAAAGGCTTCGGCCTGTACAAGATGCGCAACGCCGGGGTGCCGGTCCCCCCCGCCATCATTATCCCGACTGCAGCCTGCATAGCCTACCGCGACGATCCCAAGGCCGTCATGGAGTGGGTGCTGCTGGACGTGCTGCCCGCGATTGAAGACTACTTCATGGAGCCGCTGGGCTATCTCCCGCTGCTCTCTGTTCGGTCCGGTGCCAAGTTCTCGATGCCCGGCATGATGGACACGATCCTGAACGTGGGCCTCAACCCCCTCAACTACCCCCTATGGAAAGCTAGGTTAGGGCTGGAGTGCATGCTCGACTGTCGCAAGCGGTTGATCACCATGTACGCGGACGTGGTACTGGGTAAGCGTTACGCTGATTACGATCTCGGCGGTGCCCCGGAGCAGGTCTTCTGGACCATGAGCGGGGGCCAAGAGTTCCCCGCCCCGCGACTTCAGCTGCTGAATTCTATCGAAGCGGTGTTCCGAAGCTGGGACAACGAGCGGGCCGTGATCTACCGCGACCTGAACAAGATTGACCATGACCTCGGGACCGCTGTGATCATCCAGCAGATGGTGTTCGGTAACCTTAACGAGAACAGCTATACCGGGGTGGTGTTCAGCCGCTGCCCTTCGACTGGCGCTCCGGCTATGACCGGGGAGTTCTTACAGAACGCGCAAGGTGAGGACGTGGTGGCCGGAGGCCGGACCCCGCTCCCGATCGGCGAGCTGGAGAAATTGGACCCGGACCTCTACGCAGCGCTGGAGGCGCACGTGGTTGCTCTGGAGGAGACTAACCGAGATATGCAGGACGTTGAGTTCACTGTCGAGGACGGCAAGCTCTGGATCCTGCAGACCCGGAACGGCAAGCGCTCTACTCAGGCAGCAGTGGTGATCGCCTGCGGCATGCTCGAAGACGAGCTGATCACCTACACCGAGCTGAAGTCACGAGTGACCCTGAAGCAGTACTTGGCCCTGAACCAGCCCCGACTGGACCCGGACTTCGACGTGGTACCGAGTGGTATAGGGATCGGGGCCAGCACCGGAGTGGTGGTGGGCCGGGCGGTGTTCTCCAGCAAAGCGGCGGTAGCCAGCAAGGACCCGTGCATCTTGATCGCGAAGGAGACCACCCCGGATGATATTGCAGGGATCAACGCAGCGGTGGGGATCCTGACTGCTAAGGGTGGGGCGACCAGTCACGCGGCAGTGGTGGCCAGAGGCATGGGCAAGGTCTGTGTCGTCGGGGCCACTGGGCTACTGATCGGACCGACCACCGTCTCATCAGGTGAAGTCCTGATCGGGGAAGGTGACTGGGTGACGATCGATGGGTCCACCGGGCGCTACTGGCTGGGAGTGCGGGCCGCGTTGGTTGAAGGCTCAGCCAAGATAGCTCGCCGATTCGAAGAGACCATCCTGCGCCAGCTTGAAGTTAAGGATGTGATCATCACCCACCCGGACACCCTCAGTGCTGGGGTGGTGCGGGTTCAGCAGTTCATCAAGGATCACGGTGTGGTGGCCATGGAGGCACTGATTGCCAAGATGAGTGGTGGAGTACTGGATTGCAGACCGATCGACGCCGTGGCGGAGACTGAGGCAACGCAGGGCCTTGCAGTGTACGAGGCCAACGCCTTGATCGGTAGCATGTTTGGCGGCCCTGACAAGGGCATACCATGGAAGACGCTCTACAGTATCCTTGACTCGGTGAAGCTGAAGCCGAAGGCTGAGATCACGGTGATGTATACCGAGAACGTCACCGTGCCACCCCAGTACAGGGGTGTGGCTGTGGTGACCACCCTCTCTGAGTTGATCTATTCGAAGGGCTACATCACCCCGTCGTTCGATCTGGATCAGCAGGCGCTGGACAAGGGGGCGCTCGATAGGCTCATCGATCTGAAGGCCAATGCGGGTGAGCCAGTGAAATTTATCCTTGGAAAGGGCGCACCGATCCACGGGGCCATGACCGCGCTCCAGCATGTACAGGGGGCGTTGGCGTGATAATTCTGTCGATTGCACCAATTGCACTGGGCTGGTACGATCACGGGCTAACTCGTTTCAGTTCGGGATTAGACGGTTGGCCCTTAGATTTGATTGCCCCAAGTGCAACCGTAAGCAGGCATGGTTGGAGGTCACGCATCCAGACGTGGTGCTCCGATGCTTGTGCGGATTTTGGCGGGTGGTCGAAACCCAACTCGAAACAATTACGATACGGCATGTGGACTCCGGCGCTAATGTTCGCCTACCTAAGCGGGACTCCAAACTGTACCGTACCTTGGCCACGCTATATGCGGTCGAACCCGCATCCACAGCGTATGTGACTGAGATGCTAGATCTATCAAGCAAGCACCACGTAGTACCGCAAGAGTTTACCGTATCTGATGTAGCATCACAGTTGACTGTGCTAAAGTATCGAGGGTTGGTCGAAGTGACTTCGAACAAAAAGGGAGTAGTCGGCGGTTCTACGTGGCAGATGACCACTGCCGCTAAACAAATGTTTGAGCAAGGGGTATAACCGTGGCACTGATCTTGGGCGTAACGACAGGCGGCAAGGTTTACGTGGGTGATACCCCCGTGGAGATCGTCTATGCAGAAATCGGCAGCGACACCATCGCGGTGAAGGTGCATGGCAAGATGACCATCCTTACCGGAAGAGAATCAAGTGAGATCCTGCCAGACGTTTTTATGTACGTCGGCAAGGGGAAAGAGTCGAGTGATCCGCGTCTGGCCATTGAGGCCCCACGCGACATCACCATACTCAGGCCGGAGCTTTATGAAAAGCAAGCGGGATAGAGGCTTCCTCATACCCTTGAGGTTGACCAACTTAGCGATACAATCCGGGGTCAGTGTCGAGAAGCTGCAGTTCATGTTGCAGCGGTCTGCACGGTGCACGCACCCCGCAGGGAACCGCCGGTACCACGACTACATCTTCAACGTGGAAGGCAATCGGGTGCTGGGCTTCCTACACGAGCCAGAGATGGCCGAAGACGAAGACACCGACCATCAAGTCTACAAGTGCGACGTGTGCAAGGACACGCGCAAGGTTCAAGTGTTCAATGAGTGCCCACGGTGCCACGGCGAAGGCTGCCCAAAGTGCGACGAGGGATTGCTTGCAGGGTCGATACCCTGCCCAGAATGTAAGGCGCAGAAAACGTTTAAGCACCACCATTAACCCAAAGGAGTGACACCATGATCAGGAACATCCCCTTCAAATTCGGCTTTGGTAACACCGTGTACATTTACGGAGGCCCCTACCGCGCCCGCCCCACTAACACCTACAACATTTGCATGGCGGCGGAGATCGATGAGCCCGCCGACATCCGGGTTGAGACCCGTGACTTTTCCGTCCCTGACACCGAGGAGCTGCTGGCGGCTCTGAAGGGGGGCCTGCTGGCACTGGGTGCCCGGAGGCAGGTGTTTGTCGGGTGCATGGGCGGCATAGGCCGGACCGGGCTGTACCTTGCCGCCATGGCCAAGGTGCTGGGAGAGAAGTACCCGGTGATCTACGTCCGGGAGAACTACCTGTCCCATGCGGTGGAGACTAAGGAGCAGATGCGGTTTATCAACGAGCTGGATGTCAGTTCATTGAAATTAACTGCACTGGCAGCCAAGGTCGGACACGCACTTTTATTCTGGAAGTGATTTGACGATTGGGGGGGTGGGGTGGTATACTACCCCCAGAAGGCAAGTTTCGAAGGAGCGAAAAATGTACCACCTGAATCCGACCACGTTGTCCTACTACAAACAGTTCATTGGACTGCAGCGGGCGAACAACAGCATGGTTGCGCTAACCGATGTGATCAAGGGGGTGAAGGCCTACATGCCCGCGTCCCCGGAACAGGCGTCCCCGGAATCCGAGGCCCTTCGGTTTTATCTGCTCAACCATGGGTTCGCCACCTTGTGCGCCACCTACCATGATGATGAGCCCATGCCCGAGAGGGCGGTGGAGCTGGCCGCCGAATACGTCAAGCAGCTGGCGATCATTGGCCGCCGGGCGGTAACCTACACTTTGCTGATCATCACCCGTGAGGCTCGCCACCTGCATAAGAGCGCGACCTTTTCGGCACAGCTGAAGAGCTTGTTCGGGCCGGAGTTCCATAAGTTTCGAACGGGCCTGCCCCACTCGTCTGACGGGTGCGTGACCTACCTGCTGGAAAAGGCCCCGGACGTTCCGCTGGGCCTGTACGTTGCCGCCATCACCCACCTGTTCGACCATGGTAACTTCTCCAGTGGCTACGGTGGGAAGGCGTGGGGTGTGGTCGCCGAGGCCCTCCGCCGGTACGTGACCGGGGAGACCAGTTTGGAGATGTTCGTGGATACCGTGTGGACCCTTGCCCACAACAACGGGCCGATCTTCAACAAGGGCATGCTCTACACCGGGTACAGCGGGCACCTCTACACCATTCTCGACGTCCAAGCCGCAGGGCAGATACCGCAGCTGGTCAGTGACTGTATCAAGAGCGTCTACACCATCGATGGCGTAACCCTCAACATCCGGGATTACTTGCTGCACTATGGCGAGATCTTTGGGATCGCGAGGCCTGACTTCTACACCGATTGGCACACGGTGGAAGCGCTGGGGTCGAAGAAGAAATACTCCAGCTACAAGCCGATCCAGCACAAGAAATACGGGGTGCCGCCGCACATGGCCGAAGCCGAAGCTGCTAAGCTCAAGGCTGAAGCAGAGCAGCACGCTCTCGAACAGGCAGCAGAGGCCTCGAAGTTTTACGTCAGCCCCGGTCAATTCGCCCTTATCGTCAAGAGGAACGCAGCATGAGCCATTACAAGAAAACCCTACCCCGGTGCTACGAAACCCACAAAGCACTGCAGATAGGGGACTACCAAGTCTATGGTGGGAACTGTGCGTTCCCCATGGTGACGGACGCCGACGTCTATGTCGGGCTGGACCACTCCATGAGGCACCAGCACAGGGTCTACCCATGGCAGCCGAAGCCCGAGAAAGAAGTGATCGAGGTCCACTTCCTGATCACGGACATGTCTGCGCCCAGCGATCCAAAGTTGTTCAAGGAGATGATCACGTGGCTGGCGATACAGGTTCAGCTCGGTAAGAAGGTTCACGTCGGATGTATCGGAGGCCATGGCCGGACCGGCACCGTCCTGTCGGCGCTGTACAATGAACTGACTGGGGACACTGACTCAACCAACCGGGTCCGGGATGGGTACTGCCAAAAGGCGGTGGAGTCCAAGTCGCAGATCCACTTTTTGCACAAGCACTTCGGCATCGAGCCGGTGAAGCCGACCAAGGACTACAGCGTGGGCTCGCAGTTCCCCTCGGTTACGCGTGGGGGCAGCTATTTCGGCGACACCGTGAACTTCCCCAGCAGCAGTGAGCGCACCGCCAACCGGATGAAGAACTACTCGCTGAACACGCACCTGACTCCGTACGTACCCCCGGCGGCGGAGAAGAAAAAGAAGTGATCCATTTGACAAAACAGGGGATACAGGGTAGAGTAGTTCTAGTGATTGTTACGCCATTGAAGGAGCGGATATGGCCATTACAGTAAAGGCGAAAGGAGCGGATACGGTGCACTTACTCCAGATTGTGGGGCTGGACCCCAAAGCGAACTTGGAGCTATCCAAGCGTGGCATCGTGGTAAACACATCCTTGAAGGATGTGATCTTCTCGCGCAACGGGGTGGAGCTGACAAGGGCCAAGATGTCGGTACCAATAGCCACGCTGCTGAAGCCCGACAGTTTATCTGCGACGGTGCTTTCGGCCTGCCGGGGCTCGATTGTCAACGCCATGCTCAAGGCCATGGACATGGCGGAGAAGATCGAGTCCTCAGTCCCCCTGAAGGGGTCATTCGAGGACACCGTGATAAAGGTCAAGAAGCCACCTCAGTACCCCCCCAAGCTGGAGGCGTGCCCACTGAAGGACGCCACCCAGATGTACCAGCCGGTACGTGGCACCAGCGGTGGATCCAAGTACTTCGTGGTTGCCCTGAGCGATGACGTCAAGGTGGCGGCCCGAGTGCAAGGTAATGCGGTGTCGGTCCGGGCGGAAGGTAACCTGACCCCGAAGATCAAGGCGGCACTTGGTAGTGTCGGGATGGATGACAAGGTGGACTACATGAGCGCACACTTCACGGCCACGCCCAACGCCTCGGCGAAGAAAGTGGTAGGTGCGGTGCTGATCGGTTGCGGGTTGGACTTCGATACCCCGGTGCCCAGTGTTGATAAAATCCAAGACAAGGGCCAATGATTCATGCTGGTATTCTGGGGCACCGATGATCCCAAGATCATCCATAAAGAAATACCCGCCCTCGTAAAGTACGACGGACCCAAATCTCTTTCCACCTCCTACAACAGGCCCTCGGTTGAACCGGGCAGCCTGTTGGTTGCCATGGGGTCAAAGCGTCTGGCGCAGCTGGGTGAGGAGGCGCTCATACCCAAGAACCGGACCGTAGCGTGGTGCCGGTACCCGCGCTTGTTCACGGCACCCGAGGGTGGTCGCATCATGGTGACCTATGGCCCCTCGGCTAAGGAGTACTCCTACTCCAGCTACGTGCACTTCCGAGCTGACGTGCACCTTGCTGATCGGTTCATGCGGACCGGCACCTTCTCCCCGGTCCCCGGTAAGTACGAGTATGTCTCCAGCTTCGCTAGTGCAATTAAGTGCATTAGTGATGAGTACCAGAAGACCGGCAAGCCTGTGGAGGTGGCGCTGGATCTGGAGACGCTAGGCCTCAATCCTTATGACCCCGACGCGTACATCATCACGATCCAGCTGAGCTACGAGGTGGGTCACTCCATGGTGATTGCGTTCCACAGCAAGGCGGAGGCCGACCAAGCTCTGAGCGAGTTCAATCCTTTATGGCTGGAGCTGTCATGGCTGCTGGACACCCCCATGGTGTCGCTGCGCGGGGCCAACTTCAAGTACGACCTGATCTGGCTGGCCGTCAAGGCCCAGCTGGAGTGCACCAACTTCAAGTTCGATACTATGCTCGTGGGCAGCTTGCTCGATGAGAACCGGCACAACTCCCTGAACACGCACGCCAAGTGGTACCTCCCTGATCTGGGTGGGTACGACGACAAGTTCGATCTGGAACACGACAAGAGCCGGATGGATCTGGCGCTGGAGCAGGACCCTGCCGGGTTCCTGACCTATGCCGGGGGAGACACCGACGCCTGCCTGCAGGTAAGCAAGCTGATGAAGGCCGAGCTGATACAGAAGCCGGGGCTGGCCAACTTCTACATCAACGTCCTGCACCCGGCAGCACGGGCCTATGAGTTGGTGGAACGCACCGGCCTGCTGGTAGACGTGGACTACTACATGGAGCTGGAGTACGAGATTCTGGAGGAGATGGAGATGCTCTCCCGCCGGGGCTTGGCGCTGCTTCCGCATTCGCTGTTGTACAAGCACCGCAAGAATCTATCCCTGAGCAAGCCGAGCCTGATCATCGACTTCCTGTTCACACCGGCTGGGCTCAACCTGAAGCCGAAGAAATTCACCGAGACCACTGAGGCACCGGCGACCTCCGCTGACCACATGGCCATGTTCATCAACCATCCGAAGGCCGGGCCTTTCGTCAAGATATTGGACGCGTACGCTGACTGCTCCAAGACCCTGAGCACGTATGTGCTGAAGCGGGACAAGCACGGTAACCCCACGTCCGGGTTTTTGCAGCACCTGCGCATCGATCGCCGCTACCACCCGACGCACTTCCTGCACAACAGCGGGGATGGTAGCGGGGGCACCAACACCGGGCGGATCTCGGTGCGCGACCCCGCCATGCAGACCGTGCCCAAGCACACCAAGTGGGCCAAGCGCTTGCGCCGGGCGTTCATCGCACCGCCGGGCATGCTTGTCATGGGCAACGACTACTCACAGGGCGAGCTGAAGATCGCGGCGTGTCTGGCCAATGAGACCACCATGATCAACGCCTACCGGCAGGGGCTGGACTTGCACGCGGTGACCGGGGCCCGGATGGCCAACCTCAACTTCAACGACTTCCTGAAGCTGAATGACACCAAGCCCGACCTCTTTGCCATGATCCGGCAGCGGGCCAAGGCGGGGAACTTCGGGTTTCTGTACGGCATGGGTGCGGCGGGATTCGTGGAGTACGCCCTCAACTCATACGGTGTGAAGGTTACCGAAGCAGAGGCCGAGGAGGCCCGGCAGGCGTTTTTCTCCGCCTATCCAATGCTTGACCCATGGCACAAGGAGTACAAGGCCTACGCGTTCCAGCACCGCATAATCCACTCACCCTTGGGCCGTATCCGCCACCTGCCGATGATCCGATCCACGTTCTCAGAAGTGTCTTCAAAGGAGGAGCGCCGGGCGGTCAACGCCCCGGTCCAGTCAACGCTGTCGGATATGTCCCTGTGGGCCACTTCGATCCTGCACCAGCAGGGGCTGATGAAGACCCAGCCGGTGGTCGCCATGATCCACGATCAGCTGGTGAGCTATGTCCCTGAAGACGACTGGGAGGCCTCAGCCGTGCGGATGATGGGCATCATGGAGAACCTGCCCTTCGAGAAGGTGGGCTGGAAGCCTCAACTGCAGTTTACCGTGGACTGTGAAGTCGGCCCCAACCTCGGGGACCTGAAGAAGCAGTCTTTTAAGAAGGCCGCTTAGATGGACCAGAGGGCGAAATACAGAACCCACATGGCTATGGGGAGTATCAATACCAGTACTACTGTGTCGTCGATTTTCATGAGGGCCATGGTACCGGGAATAATTAGAACTGAGATTCTAATATCGGGGTCATTATTACTGTTCTTAGGTGCGACATTGATCGGTAGCAGGGGCTGGTGTACTCTGCTGGAGAAACTATCAGGGCATAACCCATGGCCATAACGAAGGTACCGAAGCCGGACGCGCCTACCAGTAAGGTGACGTTTGCAGGGATCCCGATCAAGAAGCGGGACACCCAAGCCACGGTCGTGGACAACTTGATGTACGAGGACCAGTTCGCTGGACTGTACTGGAGTGACGTCAACGCCACCAACCTGCTGATCGAGCCGCCGTACAACCCCAAGGTACTGTTCGGGCTGGTCACCAAGAACAACATCCTGTCCCAGTGCATCTCCGCCATGGAGGTGAACGTGGACGGCACCGGCTACACCATTGAGCCGGTAGACGAGACCAGCAACGCCGATCCTGACGATGAGTACAAGACGCTGGACGCGTTCCTGAAGGAGCCGTTTCCAGAGGTCGGGCTCATCAGCATCCGCCGCCGACTTCGCATAGACCTTGAGTCCACGGGCAACGCCTACCTTGAAGTGCTACGCAGTTTGGCGGGCGATGTGACCTTCCTGCGCTGGGTAGACTCGACCGACATGAGACTGGTCAAGCTCGACGAAGCCGTGGAAGTGGAGAAGCAGATTACCCGCAACGGCAAGAAGGTCACGGCCAAGATGCTGACGCGGGAGCGTCGATACGCCCAGAAGGTAGGTGAGCAGACCATATTCTTCAAGGAGTTTGGGGCCAGCCGAGAGATCGATCGTAACACGGGCGAATGGGTGGATGGCAAGAATCAAGGGGCCAAGGTCACCAAGGCCGACAAGGAACAGACGCTGGGCACGGAGATCATCCACCTGAAGGTGAACCCTGACGCCAACAGTGCGTACGGCCTGCCCCGCTGGATCAACCAAGTCCCCAGCGTACTAGGTAGCCGCAAGGCCGAAGAGTTCAATCTGGAGTTCTTCGACTCCGGCGGTGTGCCGCCTGCAGCCATCTTCATCCAAGGGGGGGCTGTCGCCGATGACGTGACCCAGCAGCTGAAGGCCTACTTCAACGGTGACGCCAGCAGCAAGCACAGGGTAGCCATCGTGGAGGTGCAGAGCGCGTCCGGTAGCTTGGCCAACCCCGGCTCTGTGAAGGTGACCACTGAGCGCTTCGGTGAGTCCAAGAACGACGCCATGTTCCAAGACTACGACAAGAACTGCGAGGAGCACATTCGCGTGGGCTTCCGTCTGCACCCGTTGTTCCTCGGTAGGGCACAGGACTACAACTTTGCTACCGCCATGACCGGGTACATGGTGACCGAGGCGCAGGTGTTTGCCCCTGAGCGGGTTGAGTTTGATGAAATCATCAACAACAAGATTGTCCGGGCCATGGGCATAACCAAGTGGACCATGAAATCCAAGCCGCTGACTATCAAGAACGTTGAGGTCCAGCTGTCGGCCATGGAGCTGGTAAAGACCATGATCGACCCCGAGGACCTGATTGGGTCCGTGAACGACATGGTATCGCTGGACCTGAAGTACTCGAAGGAAGCACACGACAAGCACTTGGAGTCCCTAAACCCGATCCCGCCCGCTATGCCCGGCCAGCCTGCCGCCGGTGGCAAGGTGACGCCCGCTGCAGTAGGGAAGCCGAAGACCACGCAGCCCAGCAACGTGACGCCCATCAAAGACGCCAAGGATACGCGCCGAGGTAAGCTGGTGAAGAAAGCTGAGGAGATGGACGCTGAGGACGTGGTGACGCTGGTCACCGATTGGTCTATCGCCATGGGTCTGGAAGTAGGCGAGATCGACGACGAGGCCGTGACTCACGTCCTGAAGGCGGCCCGCGACCTGAATGACTCGCAGCGCAGGATCTTCAACAACGTATTGGCGACCAAGGCCTTTGTGGGCGTGGGCATAGACGCCGAGGGCTTGGCTGCGATAGCAGGGTGCTGCGCTCACGCAATGGAGTAGTGGGCATGACGGTAAAAGTTGAGGCTTTCCTAGCGATTGAGGATAGCCTGACCGCTCGTTTACAGAAGACCTACACGCGACTGGCCCGTGGGTACGAGCGTGCGGTGCAGGCAGCCATGGCCGAAGGTGATGTGCTAAAGGCGCAGGCCGTCGCCGAGAGCATCGACATGACCCCGGTCTACACCGAGAACGAGTCATTCATCCGCATGCAGACCTACGCCTCGCTGACGTTCGGGGCCACACGCCTGACACCCGAGCCCAAGGACACGTCTGTTTCCACAGGTATCTACTCCGGCCTCGTGAACCGCATGATGAAGAAGCTGAAGGCCGAGATCGTCGGCACGTTCACGCAACGCGTGCAAGACATGATGGTGCAGTTAATTGCACAGGAAGGTGCGGGCGAGACTGTTGATGAACTGGTCGTACAGAAATACAACGAGAACCAACCCCGTGAGCCCAAGGGGTCCCCCATCGGTGGCCGCTTCAAGGGTGGTGGTGGCGGCACGGGCCGCACCCTGTACCATGTGACCCTGACCTCACGTGTAGAGGCCATCCAAGAGAAGGGTCTGCTACCCATGCAGACCAGCAACTGGATTCAAGCAGGTAGCGGCCAGCGCTATGGTGCGGGGGAGGTGTACGCCTTTGAGTCCAAGAAGGATGCGATTCGATGGGCCGCACGCTGGGACTGGCAATTGAACAAGGCCACCGGCACCGGTGACGTGAGCATACTGGAGGTGGACAGTGATCCAGATGACTGGCAGGTAGATGAGAACGACCCGCTGAGCCAAGCAGGCGGCGAGGGGCGCTGGTTCAAGCGCATGGCGAGGATACCCCCTGAGTTTATCGGAAAGCCGTCCAAGGTCACTGCAGAGGCCATACGCTCGATCGTTATGGTGGCGAAGTACGACAAGAACCAACCCCGTGATCCCAAAGGCAGCCCCACCGGGGGTCAATGGACTTCACAGTACGCGTCCAGTGCGGATAACCCTGACGGCCTACCCATGGATCAGGCCTCACGCTTGGAGAGGGCCCGACAGCAGGGCTTCGACACGAGCCGGGTGCTGTACCATGGGTCCAAGCAGGACATCAACGAGTTCAAGCCGGGCTACGATGATGGGCTGATCTTCCTGACCACCAACCCGGAGTTCGCGGCCAAGTGGATTCATGGCACCGGCGGCCTACGTACAAGAACGACGGGCCCCTCGGGAGAGCTGTGGGCCGACCAAGAGTACGATGCCCTGAGGGAGCGCATGAGGCCCCTACGGGCCAATTACCCTGAGGGAGACGACGGGGATACCGCGTACTATGACATGGTGTACGCCGAGAGAGCCAAGCTGGTATCCGCTAGTGCGGTGGACTCAGCGGTGTACCCCGTGTACCTGCGCGTGCACCCTGAGCAGATCTTCGACCCCCGTACCCAGTGGGCTGAGATCGAGGACACTCTCCGGGAGATCGGCAGGAAGCGACTACGGGAGACCGGTGAGGACCAAGGGTGGGACAAGCTGATCGCCGAGGGCAGGCACAAGGAAGGTAACTGGATCATCTACGAGCGCAAGGAAGTGGTGCGGGCCCTCAATGGCATGGGATACAACGCCATGTGGATCCGTGAGTCCGCACTGCAGGATGCACCCACCGAGACCATTGCGGTGTTCGACCCTAGTGACATTCGATCCGTGAATGCGGTGTTCGACCCCAAGCACCAGTTCAGCAAGAACATCCTCAAGTATGATGAGAACCAGCTTAGGGACAGCAGGGGTAGGTGGGCCACAATGTGGCATCTGACTGATAACCCTCAGTTTGCGTTAGATTCGGCACGCACCCCGGAGAAGAACACCTCGATGGGTCTGGGGGTTAAGCCGGGACTTTTTGTTGCTAAGGATCTGGAGCCATGGGTCAATGGCTACGACTACGTGCGCCCGTTTGCAGTGGAGCTGAAGGTGCCACTGGATTTGTCCACCCCTGATCCCGGCATGTATGGCGGGGAGCGGTTTATTCCGGCGGAGAGATTTGGTGATGTGGAGGTATCCCGCGTGATACCTCTCGATGCGTATGCGCGTGAGGTCTACAATGACTATGGTTGGCTGGAATCGTGGCGGGACTCACCCCCTATGGGCCAGAAACCTCCCGAGCGGTGGTACACAGGCCCTGACGTCCGGGTGATGCCTAAGAAACAACAGCGGGCGTACATTCAACTCGCGCAAGAGTATTTACGTGCTAACCGCCCATGGGTGTTGGACGAGCAGGAGTAACTATATGAACTACCCCAAACTGATCGCGAGAAACAAATACGATGGTGCTGGTGTGTGGGTACTGGGCGAGGGCCGCAATGCCCCGGCTGTTATCAGCGTGGAAGCGCCTGACCCTGAGACGGCGGTGACCAGACCCCTGCAGGCACTGGTAGCCCACCTCGATCTGGGTGAATGGCAGAAGGTCACGGATACTGACTGATGTACGAGATCCTCAAGTTCGACGAGAGCCAACCACGCCACCCCAAAGGCAGCCCCGAGGGAGGCCAGTGGAGCGGGGCCCCCGTTCCCAAACTGGGCAAATACGCCCGCATGGTCATAGAGCAGGTGAACTCCAACACGTGGTACCACGGGAGCAGACGCAACCTCGACATTGACAATCTGGACCTCGACCAACCCATCTACCTGACGGAGTCTGCCCGGTACGCCAGCTACTATGCCGCAGGGGAAGCCACGGGCAGCCCACTCTCATTTAATCCCGCCAAGGACACACCCCTCCCTGACTTGAGCTACGAGGAGTGGGAAGCCGAGATTGAGGCGTCCGCCAAGACCCTGAAGCAACCCCTCGACACCGACCAGCAGTACACGCGCCTACGGGAATTGGAGGAGCTTGAGAACAAGTACCAAAGTGACAGGATCATGCACCAGATCGAGATCATCCCCGATGATGTTTGGGCCACGATTGAAGCCAAGTGGCAGGCGCAGAAGCCTGAGCTGGATGCACTGCGGGCCCGATGGGAAGAAGCGGATAAATTGCGGGACGCCCATTTCCGCCTGATCAACCGGAGATACGGGCGGCCCCAGATATACCCAGTGAAGCTGGAGATCAAAGCCCCCTACCTGACCACCAATGAAGATTTCATTCTAGGCTTTGAAGGCGGGCTCTCCATTAAGGAGGACGAAGACATCCAGCGACTATTGGCCAAGGGCTACGACTCCATTGTGTGGACACCCAGCGCTGAAGAGATGGATGGATTCGAAGACTTCGGGAAGATGCAAGGGTACGCCTACGGCTCAGAACTACTGATCATTGACCCCAAGGTGATCAAGAAAATCCGCTCTGTTTACCGCAAGAGAGACCGCGTCCAGTTTTTGTCCGGGACAGACCTGCGCGTCCTGAAGTACGACCAAAATCAAAAAAGACACCCCAAGGGTCACCCGAAAGGGGGGCAGTGGGCGGATGAGGGCGCAGAAAACAGCGCACCACTGGCCGAAAGACTGACCAGTTTCATGGAAGAATTGTGGGCTACGACGGACCCACACCCCTTCGCACATGGCATGCGGTTGACCAAGGACTGGGTGGGTTTGGAGGTGAGGCCGTTCGATAACGCGATCCACCTGAGTTCGATCATGTCGTTTGTGCCCAAGGGCAAAGGGGCAGGCACCAGAGGTTTGTTGCAGTTAATTGCACTGGCAGACAAGCATCAGGTCGACATCACCGGGTTTGTAAAGCCGATCGAGAATGCGGGGTCTGATGAAGGTAAGCCGAGCCTGACCAAGAAGCAGCTGCACAAGTGGTACGCCAAGCATGGCTTCAAGAAGGACAAGGCGGGGGACTACATCCGACGCACGCCCAAGGTTGAGGTTGAGAAGTACAGCAAAGACCAGCCCCGACACCCGAAGGGCACGCGTGAAGGGGGACGCTTCGCTTCTTCAGGCAACCATGCGCTGGCCAACAATGGACGGGCCGCCCTGCGCCGGAAAGGCTTTGATCCAGATCAAGTGCTTCGGGATTTGAAGAAAGAACAGGCCAAATTCACCAAGAATGGCGCGAATTTGGGCATTCGGGTCGACGCCGACCTCGATCAAGAGGCCCTGCCTACTGAGGAACTGACTCGGATCATGAAAATGTTCCCGGCGAAGAGCTACGAGGGCTGGACCTTGGCACATGGTGAGGAGTTCGTCTCCCCAGCCACACCACCCCCGATCAAACTGGGCACACCGAAGCAATGCTTTGCCAACGCGGGCAAGTACGTGGCCATGGACTCCGTGTTCGCCAAGGATGATGTGGAGTATGTGGAGGGCTTTGTGATGGACGCTCGCCTGCCATTCCCTATCCACCACGCGTGGTACGTGAAGAGCGGGACCAATGAGGTAATCGACCCCACGATGGGCTGGAGACCCGGAGCTGCCTACTATGGTGTGCGCTTCGATCGGGCATTCCTGCGCAAGAAGCTGTTCGACCAGAAATACTATGGCCTATTCACCGATGGCCTGCGGCCCCTGCCGCTGATACTAGGTGAAGATGAGGACTACGACTACACATGATGGACCTCCACGACGACGAGTACCTGTACCTCAACCAATCGGTGGAAGGCCAGCCGATTGAGCCTGATGAGATGGCGATGCTGGCAACGACCAGCCTGATGCGCATCCTCAAGTACAGCAAGGACCAGCCGAGGGCCCCGAAGGGTACGGCTATCGGGGGCCAGTTCGTGGATGATCTGGAAGCGGGGCTTGCCATGACCCGTACGAAGATTTTGGCACTGGGCAACAAGTCTGGCATGGAGCACTTGGCGGTGTTGGGCCCTGATGGCAAGCTGGCGGTCGATATCAAGCGCGGCAACAAGAGCAGCGTGGAGTTCACTCCCGAGATGCTGAAGCTGTTCGAGATGGAGGAGAACGACTACCTGCTGGTGCACAACCACCCGAAGACGTCATCGCTCTCTATGGCGGATCTGACCGCAACCATGTTCCCCGGCGTCAAGGCCATTGAGGCCGTAGCCAGTGATGGGCCCAACAACATTGCGTTCCGGGGGTCCATGATCATTGGTAAGGATCTGGACAGCGAAGAGCTGCGCAACACCATAGGCGGGTACCTGCGCAACATGAACACCCGGATCGGTGACCATATCTTCAAGCCGCTGTCGGAGAAAATGACTTCAGGTGACATCACCTCTTTTGAGGCTAACCTGTTCCACACCCACTCGGTCAATGAGGTGCTCCGGAGGGCCAAGGTCACCGACTACAAGGTGGAGGATCCCACCGGGATGCTGCCCAAGATCGAGAAAAAGGTACGCAAGAGCGTAGCGTGGGATGATGTTCTGAAAGCCGCCCAGAAAGATCTGGAGGGTATGGTGGATATGGAGTTCCTGCAGGAAGACATCGCTGCCCATGAGAGCGAGCGAGTGCACAAGGCCGACTGGTTCGTGGGCCTCATCGACCCTCCCACTCTGGAGTACGCCACCACCGAAGAGCTGCGGGAGTGGAAAGCCGATCTGGACGCTATGCCCATGTTCGCAGACAAGCCTGACATGGTGCGGGATGTGCACGCCGCTCTGGCAGCGCGAGGCCAGTACGCGTTCATCCTCAAGTACAGCGAGAATCAGCCCCGAGACCCTAAGGGCACTCCCACCGGAGGCCAGTGGTCGGCGACGGGGGGTGAGGCAGGCAACACTTACGGTGCAATTAATGTCAATAGCGGGGCGGTGCGTTACCGGGAGGATGCACTTCTCGATGCCATGGTGCAACGCGGGACGTTTACCGAGCCTAAGGCCATTGATCTACTCAACCGTGCCGATGAAAACCTTCGGGGGGTACTGGCTGAGGCCGACATCGTGATCAACCGCAGGACCCTTGAAGTGCTCGCAGGCATTGCCATGGACGGGCGCATCAAATCTCAGTTCGAGACTGGCAAGTCCGATGGCATGCTGGACCCCAATTTCCGGAGCAAGGCTGAGAGCATGTTGTTCGGCATCGATCACCATGATGACGATGAGGACCTCTGGGATGAAGATGGGGGCCGCAAGCCCGGCAGCAAGATCAAGGAGTTCCCCCCTGCGCTGCGCCCTATCTATGGGTACGCGAAAGATGAGGATGATGATTTCGATGTGGCCTCTGAGTACGGGCGCTACCAGCTGGTACTGAAGAATTCTGTGCGGGAGCGCACTACCATTACCGGGGGCGACAGTCTGGACTACTCGTTCGATGACCCACGCTACATGCCCTCCCCGATCGATAGCCCCTCGGTGGTGTCGTTTACCAACCACAGCGACCCTGATGAGGCAGCCAACTTTGCGGAGGTCGCCGCCAATGGTGGACTGGGTAACACCAAGGACATCCGGGCACACGTGCGGTACAGCGGCTATCTTGAGGTCCAGATCCATGGGGGCGTCAAGCTGTCCGATGTCAAGAAGCTGCGGGTGCCCAAGCCGGTGGTCGATCAGGAGCAGTATCGGGAGCAGGCTGAAGTGATCATGCAGATGTACCGTGACGCCGGGATAGAGGTCGAAGTTTACGAGTTTGACAGGTAACCTCGCCCCACCGACAATTGCCCTACGCGCCAAGAGACACCACCATGAAGAACCTGCTGAAGATCCTCAAGTACGACGTGAACCAACCCCGAGATAAGAACGGGATGTGGACCAAAGGCGGTGGCGGCGGTAAGGCCAACTTATCGCTAGGCTCAGCGAATAGCCTACCCAATCCGACCTCGATCCTGAACGCGATTACGGCCCAGTATGGCGGCAGCACCGAGAGGGTGGTGTACAACCCCGAATACCCAGAGTCGCAGCCCCTGATGGTGGAGGAGGACTCTCAGCGCGAGCGCCTGAGGGCGGACCTGTTGCAGTCCGGGTGGGTGAATACCAAGATCCAGAGCTATGAGGCCACCTATTACGGCAGGATGGCGGATACGGACCACGTGTTCGAGCACCCCCTGAGCAAAACCTCCCAGATCATCATTCGAAACAATAATCCTCGAATAGATATTCGGGGCACGCGCAAGCCAAAGCCCGGCGAGCGCAAGCCAGCGCCCGGTAGCGATGAGGCGGAAGGCTGGAGTTTTATGCCAGACCCCAATAATCCGGGCAATGGCTTCCACATACCTCCGGACTGGTATGGCTAAAAACATTTGACAAACCACCCCCTACTGTCTAGTATGGGGGTGTACTTCAAGGAGGAGCCCATGATCGAAATTGCCCTGATTAGCCTGACAGTCGTCTTTCTCGGACTGACGTTCATTTTGTTCGTGTGGCCCAGTATTCGAGTGGATAAGCATATCCGCCTGAGTGATGACTGGGACCCCATGGAGAGCCGTGGGCGCATCAAGAAGAGGTGGTACGAGTGATCGAGATTATCAGCCGAAGCAGCCGCATGAACGTGATCAGCGTGAATGGCGAGGTGTACAAATTCAGACGACGCAGCTCTTCCGCCCGGTTGGCCGGGTTCGAGCAGCGCTCTGAGGCGGGCAGGATCTTCCGCAACGTGTGGGTCGAGTGCGACGCATGGCCGGGGGAGCGAATGAGCCGCCTCAAGGTTGAAGCGGTACTCCGCCACCTTGATCTGGGTGAGACGGCTGCGCAGGCTTTCGAGGACGCACAGGAGTGGGAAGTGCGTGGGGATCAAGTTCGCTACATATCATGGGGGTAAGATGAATCTGGAAGACCTGCAACGCCGCAAGCGCACGGACCGATCCACCGGTAACTATGAGACCCGTGAGGAACTGGTTGCCGCCTGCCTGTACATGAACAGCGTGACCAAGTTGTCACACCGCCAGATAGGTGAGAAGGTAGGGGTGGCGCAGACCACCGTCACCCGAATACTCTCCGGGGACGCACCCGAGTACCGCAAGGCCTACGCGGCGGTGAGGGAGCTGCCAAGCACCAAACTCAACAAACTGTGGAAGGTGCCAAAATCCACAGTGGGTCAACCCGTTATCAACCCGAAGTACCAGTGAAGGAGCACACCATGAGCAAAGTACTGTCACCTGACGAACGTTGCACCAAGTCGGTACGCACCGAGGGCACTAACTTCAGGCACCACCAATGCAAGCGAGGTGCGGTGAAGGACGGCTTCTGTCTGCAGCACCACCCGGACACGGTAGATGCCCGACGCAAGGCCTCTGATGATGCTTTCAAGCGGAAGCATGAGCAGAGCATTTATGGCCAGTACCGCCGGGCGCTGGAGCGTGTCAAGGTGCTGGAGACCACCATCGAGAACGTCCTGTACGGGATACCCACCGACTACCAAGGTAGCCGAGATGACCACGGCCTGCTGCGAAAGGCTGATGTGGAATTGGCGATCTCCCTGCTGCAGTCAGTATTACCGGAGAAGAAAAATGACGTATGAATCGATCGGGCTGATAACCCTATTTCTATTGAGCAGCCTACTGGTTCACCTACTGGTGAAGAACGCGTACCTGCGGGGCCGAGCAGACGGCTATGAGTCGGCGTCCAAGCTACTGGACACCGGTCTGAAAAGTATTTTTCGTGAGTAGCCCATGACCTTTGATGAATGGGTGTACCAGCTGCCTGATGATGAACTGGAATGTCTGTGCCCTGCCGATGCTTGGCGGGCCGGGGCACTCGCCATGATCGACGCACTGATTGATCGAGGCTACATCAGCTTGGACTACGCAATGCTTGCGCGGGAAGACGTGGCCGATATCTGTTCGTTAGGGGGTACGAGGTGAGCGACCGGTTGTGTGACACCTGCGGGGATTACAAAGAGTTGTGCGGGCACGAGTACCTTTACGCTGAAATAAAAAGGCTCAAGGCAGAGAACCAGAGGCTGCGAGAGATACACAAAAGCAATGTGGATGAGGATACGCACAGCAGAATCATGCGGAGCAGCCACTTCTGCGAATGGCGCACCTCCTTTGAGGCTGTAATTGAACGCAGCAAGGCAGCCCTACTGCAGGAGGACAAGGCCAATGAGTGACAAACTTTATCAATCAGCGTTAAGCAGGCTTTCCAAGGCCTATTGCGATGATAGTGCCGCAGGCGATATAGAAGATCATGTTGAGGGATTGGAGGCCCGCATCACCCTGCTGGAGGCCTTAGTAAAAAGGCGTGACCGAGGAATGCACACTATAGGGCAGCATGAGCAGGGGTGTCCGGGCCGTTACCCATCAGGCCGCTGCATCTGTGGTCACGACGATGTGGCCAAGTATTTTAAGGAGCAAGGGGGGTGAGTAAGAGTATACTCGAACGGATACAAGCATGGAGCAGATTCCACAAAGGCGTAGCGTTTAAGCCCGAGACACCCTCCGTCAGTGACAGCGAAGTGGTAGCCGAATTACTCCGGCTAGAAAAGCGCATCGCCCTGCTGGAGGCAGCGATACGGAACCATAAAGCGTGTGGGGGCGAACCCGTAGATAGTGAACGGCTATACTCTGTACTGCAGGAGGACAAGCCATGAGTGGGGAGAGTACTGTGAAAGTAGTGCTTGGGCTTTTCGTCCTGTTGGCAGTTATAGCGGTCTGTAGCGCCTACGTTCTTGGAGGCTGTGGATGAGTGACTGCCCAGAGTGTGGCGTTATCAACTACGGCATAAACCCGCGCTGTGCTTCATGCGTGAGGAAGGTGATGCTGGAGCGCATCAAAGAGCTAGAGGATGTGGCAGAGGCGGCGGAAGGAGCACTGGATTTTATAGAAGAATGGGCCTCGCACACCCGACGTAACCTTGAAAAAGCCCTTACAGCGGCTGGGTATCCGAAGGGGCAAAACAAATGAAGGCGTGCGGGCATGAGAACGTCACGGTGGAAGGGTGTGACACCTGCTACGTCGTGAAGCTGAAAAAGCGGGTCGATAAACTGCTGGCAGCCGAGCACAAGCGTCTCGACCGCATCAGGGAGCTGGAATCAGCAGCAAGAGCTGTGCTCATTCACTACCGCCTTGATGGCGGAGACTTTGTTGATGCGATGAACGATCTGGAAAAACTATTACCGGAGCAAGGGAAATGACTAGGTCCATTTTAAAGTATCCATTTGACACCTCTGTCAGCATGCTCAAGGGGGCAAAGATTCTTACCGCTCAATATCAGCGCGGGAATCTTTGTATCTGGGCCTTGGTTGACGCAGACGAGACAGCAACTGAAGTCCGCAATTTCATGATCTACGGCACAGGTATGACACTGCCAGACAACCCCGGCGTATATATCGACACCGTCCAAGAAGTAGACCTGTTCGTGTGGCACATTTTTGAGGGGGTGGGGAATGAGTAAGTTAGTTCCATGCGGTAAGACATTGGGTCACGGTGTGAGCTGCACTGACAGCTTTGAAGGCGGACTGTGCGATAGTTGTCAGCACATAAAGGAGCTGGAGGAGGACAAGGTAACCCTCCGTGAAGTGACATGGACTCAGGATGCCCGCATCAAGGAGCTGGAGGCAAGGCTCGCAACGATTATTAAAATCTACCGCACCGCTGGCCCATGCTTAGATTGTGACGCAATAGGTGAAGCAATAGAGCAAGCAGAAGGCTGCGGTGAATGGTACTGGGCAGATTTGGGCATGCCTGTTTCTGAGAGTGCCGAGAACCCGAACGAAAATTGCTTCACAAAAGTATGGGTACCGGAATGAAACACGAAACGACGATTGAGTTAAAACCCTTCAGCACACCGAATTATGTGCTGATTGCTCCAAAGCTGGGGAGGCGGCAGGACGGGTTCGACCATGCACCTGCCATCCCCCTGTCTGACCTGAGTGTAGAGACGCTGGACTCCCTGTGCACGCAGTTCAGGGCCGACGTATTCGCCAAAGCAGGCAAGGCCGACGTAAAAGAGGGGAAGGGCCGATGACTGATTGCGAGCACGGACAGCCCGAGTGGGCCGCCTGTCCAAAGTGTATTGAGGCCGCTGAGGAGCGCATGGCTGCCCGACTCCAAGAGTTGGAAGAGCGGCAGGTGGCGTGGCTGCAGGAAAAAATGGAGGAGGCACAGAAAGTGGCCAAGCTGGCTCGCATGCTCTACCTTGCACGAGACGCCCTTACCCAGATCAGTCTGGCCAGCAATAACAGTATGTCTACAAAAATCGAGTGCGGGCGGATCGCCCGTAAAGCCTTGAAGGAGCTGCACCTATGAGTGATAACCCCCTCTGCCCCCACTGTGGGAAGATCTTCTATGAAGCAAATCGTGTGAGCATACATGGTATGTACGACGCCCACCTTTTTCAGAAAGTTACGGGGAACAGTGTTGATGAGATCATCCTGAACTGGGTGCTGGAGGAAGACGACGTTCAGTACGGCCCAACGTCTCTCTGCCCCGCCATTGTGCTGTGCGGCAAGAGGGAGTTGCGACGCGTGGGTCCCATGGTGCATAGGCGCACTGACGCCGCTGTGCTCAAGCAGTACCGGGAAGCGCTGCTGGCCGACCCCGATATACCCCGCCTGCTGGGTTTGGGTACAGCCTCTGAAAGGCCGGAGTGACGCCATGAGTGCATTCAGTGAATTTGTGATAACCTACTGGCACTTCACGGTCCCTGTAACTCTGATCGTTGGAAGTTTTTTGGCAGGCCGCTACGCCTAAGGTGAGCTACCATGAGAATACGCACGTTCAGGAAGATATCGACCCTCGGCCTGTTGATGGTGGCCACGACGCTGCCGATACTGATCACCAACTTCCACGCCCCCGGCGGGCTGGAGTACATCCTGTCCATGTCGGCGTCCATCGGCATACCTCTGGGGCTGCTAACCTCTATAGCGCTGCGGACAGGGCACCTCTATGACGTTTGATCCCAAGGTACGGTAATGAAGACGCGATATTTACTGCTAGGTATGTTTATAGGCATTCTCGGGGGAGCGCTATTTCAGTTTGTGCTCATACATGCACCGCACCACAGCACAGTACTCTTCTGTGAAGAAATCATGGCCCGTAACCCACATGATGGGAGGTAGCATGAGCCTAGCAGAGGATGCCACAGGGCTTATCCTAATCTTTTTCGTAGGCGGGCTCTTCTACCTTGGGTGGGTGCTATCCAAGAGGAAAAAGTGATGGCGTGGTGGCAAAGGATACGCGCCCGGTGGTGGATAATTCGACACCATGGGGACTCGATAAATCGGCGGGTGGAGGTAGAGAATTACCTGCTGAAAGCCTACAAAGGACAGAAGCCTCTACCGGATAAAGCCATGTGTCGAGAGCTGGCCGTGAAACTGGGCGTGCCCACAGACTGGCAGAAAAAACCGGGTAGCCCCTAAGAAGCTCCCAACGTATTCCGAGCCGAAAGGCTTTCGTTGGGACCTGCGGTAGCGCGTGGGGCAAAGTCGTGATGCTGGCACAGCCGTCCCTGACACTTCAACGGCTGTGACTGGGTAAGGTGTGGGGCGTAAAGTAATGCACTTAATCACGGAATAGCTATTCTTTGACAGGGGGTACGCACCCCCCTAGCATGTAGGGATGCGCCGAGAGAACTCTGACATGTCCCTGTTTTCCATCCTAAAATTCAACCCGTACCACGACCCGAAGGATGGCCGGTTCACCACCGGCGACGGGGGTGGTAAGGGCGTTGTTACTACTTCAGATGTGAACGCAGCCGCCAAGGCGCTGGCTGAGGGGCGGAAGGTACGCCTGACCAGCACCAAGCAGGTATCGACCCTGCTGGCCAAATTGCGAGAGATCGTCGCCGACGCCAAGGCCAAGGGCAAAGACGCCCCCAATTACAACTTGTGCAGCGTGTCCGTGAAGGGCACCAACCTCTTCTGTGCCGAGAACAAGGGCCTTGCCCGTGTGCAGATGCCGCAGCTCTCTGGCAAGCCCCTGCCGGGCAGTAAGGGCGACAAGCTGCCCAAGGATAAGGACGGCGGCATCGATCTTACTGGTAAGTTCCGGGAGCACCTTGAGAAGGCGCTAGGCGTCAAGGTGTCGGATGAGGATGAGAAGGCCTCGTACCTGAAAGCCACACAGAACGAACTGAACGGCGTGAAGGTGGCGGGCATGTCCGGTGCCTTGGAGTCCGGCACCCTGCCGGATGCCAGACTGTTCGTGTCCAAGGACAACTACGTCGTGGACGGGCACCACCGCTGGGCGGCCAATGTTGGCGCTGACGCGTCTGATGGGAAGCTGGGGGACCTCACGATGAAGGTGGCGCGGGTAGACATGGACATCATCACCCTGCTGTACGAGTCCAATAAATTCGCCAAGGACTGGGGCCTGCCCCAGATGAGTGCCGCCAACGTGAAGAAGACCACGGGCTGCGGGTGCGCTACGTGCAGTTAATTGCACTGCTGAAGTTCAACAAGCACCACGAGCCTGCAGGCACTGAGATAGGCGGCCAGTTTGCTTCCGTTGAGGCGTGGCGTCTGCAGCCGGGGATCTACCAGAAAAACGGCGTGTGGGTCCGCAACGGCAAGACGGTAACCGGCGCTGACGCAGCGACGTTGAAGCGCATGCGCGTGCCCCCAGCGTGGAAGGACGTCAAGGTCAACCCCAACCCTGATGCCAAGCTGCAGGTGATCGGCAAGGACGTGAAGGGCCGAACCCAGTACCTGTACTCCGCCGCTCACAGTGAGCAGGCCGCCGCTGAGAAGTTTGCCCGGATCAAGGCGTTCCACGATGCGCTGCCCAACCTGCGCAACCACATGACGCGGGACATCCATGACCCCAACCAGCCTGCAGCTGTGCGGGAGTCCGCTCTGGTGCTGCGCCTGATCGATAAAACGACGTTCCGGGTGGGCTCGAATGCGGAAACCCATGGGGTTAAGAAGGCCTATGGGGCCACGACTTTGCGGGGCGAGCATGTTACAATACTGGGTAACAAGGTCGCGTTTTCCTTCGTTGGAAAGAAGGGCGTCCAGATAGACCAAACGATCACCGATCCGGTACTGGCGAAGGAGCTGCGAGCCCGGAAGCGCGAGGCCAAGAACGGCCCACTGTTCAAGGTAACCGACAGCCGCCTGCGCCAATACATCAAAGATGAGGGCTTCGGGGGTTTTTCGCCGAAGGACTTCAGGACATACCACGCGACCTCGATGGCGCTGGCGCTGGTGCGCAAGACCCCTATGCCGGGGAACCGTACGCAGGCCAAGAAGGCCAGAAAGGAAGTTGCGACCAAGGTGTCTACCAAGCTGGGCAACTCGCCCGCCATGGCACTGGCATCGTACATCAGCCCCGAGGTGTTCTCGGACTGGGAGGATCTACTCTATGACTGAGAAAGACGACACGATCAACGAAAAGAAGGAGGAGCAGTTAATGCTCGATTTCTTCGGGACCGTGCAATACGACAAGACCAAGCCTTGGCAGAAAACGCCGGAGACTGAAGAGGATCCTGACGAATGACACTGCTGGCCATCTTCAAGTTCAACCCCTATCACGATGAGAAGGGGCGTTTTGCTACGGCTGACGGCCATGCGTCCCGGTCACCCGCCCAAGGGCAGGGCATCGATTTCGTCTCACCGAACAAGGCCAACCTGAGCTATGTCCGGGCCAAAGAGCGGCTGCAGTCTCGTGAGCAGTCCCTGCTGGTCCAGTACGGTACCAAGATCAACGCAGCACTGGGCATCAAGGGCTCGATCGCATCGGTAGTAGGGGCGTGGGCTGACGGCGCTGAGAACAGCACTGTGGGGGTGTACGACGATGACACCCCCTACGAGGCCATCCGCGCCGCAGCCTCCCTGAAGGGGCTACTGGAGCGGCAGAAAGCGGTCATCGCATTTAAGGCCAGACCCAAGGGCAAGGCCCGTGTGTCCATGCTCGAATTGAAAGGTGGATTGGACATACATCATAATGCTATGATAGAAGCAGGCATAGAATTTCACACCCTGCAGCCGACCGCTGATGGCGTGAAGGCGTGGGTGTTTCAAGATAAGAGTTCCTCGGCCCTCAACACGAAACTGGCGCACTACGCCAAGTCGATGGGGGGGCAGCTAACCACGTGGGCCGGAGACGGTGAGTTCGTGGGGAGCTGGTCTTCCCGCACGGAGGGGAAAGCCGCGTACCTGAAGGAGCTGGACAGCTACACCGAGCGACACCCGGAGACCAAGGCTGGGATCGACGGAATACTCAAGGACTGGAGACGGAGGTCTGGGCAATGAAGGCGAAGGGCGTGATACCGGGGTGGGAAGAAAAGCTGAGCCCCGAGGACAGGGCTATTCTTGAGAGGCACCGGAAGGTGTATCCTGCCATGATCGCGGCCAAGCCACGTATGACCGACGAAGAATTTATGGGCCTCACCGAAGCGTCGGCGGAGCAGTACAAGAAAGGGATAATCCTGCCGGGGGTGGGGTAGCATGAATTTTCTCGACATTCTGAAGTTCGATGAGAACCAGCCGCGCAAGCCGAAGGGCACCCCTGAGGGCGGCCAGTTTGCCTCTACTGGGGGCAAGGCCTCTGGCGGCGGTGTCATGGGCGGCCCCGGCGCGGGCAGCACCTTAGACGGGACCTCTGCAGCGCTGCTCCGGGATAAGAACATGGAGGCCGCAGCCCTGAGAGGCGTACAGGCCGCGCTCAAGAACAAAGGCTTGGACCCTTCCATGGCGGAGCAGCTGCTGGCCCGAGGTAAGGCGATCGAGAAGGAAGTCGAAGACAACTACACCAAGAACGCCACCGAGTTCATGCACAAGCTGAAGAACGGCGACTGGACACCTGAGCGGCGGGATCTGCACACCAAAATTCTTGAGGAGTTCTTCGCGAACGAAGACCGGTTCAAGCCGCCCACCGGTGAGCCCCCGCAGGTACTGCTGTTAGCAGGCCGACCGGGCTCCGGCAAATCCAATTTCGGCAAGGCCCTCAAGATTTACGACAAGGAGAGCTACATCGTACTGGACTCGGATGAGTTCAAGGCGTTGTTGCCTGAGTACGACCCGGAGCGTCCGGGGTACACTCACCGGGAAGCCTCGGATCTGATGGACACCGCTGGCTTGATAGCGCGGGCCAAGGGACTGAACATCGTCTATGACATGACGATGAAAAAGCCCCCAGATGACCTGATCACTATGTTCAAGAACCACGGCTACAAGATCGAAGGGCATCAGATGGATGTCTCTGAAGAGACCTCCGCCGAGCGGGCCTACTTCCGGTGGGTTAATGACGGCCAGAACGGCACACCGGGCCGCCTCGTACCCCTGAGCATTATTAAGGAAATGAAGAAAATTCCTGAGGTGTTCAAGGCGACAGCCAGTAAATTAGACGCATGGACGCACTACACGCATGAGAATCTGGGAGAACAGATCCGGGTAGCGGCCAGTGAGAAGTACAGGGTAGCGAAGGCTTTCCTGAAACGAATCCTCAAGGGAGTTACACGATGACCGATTTATCCAAGGATGAAATACGCCAACGGGCCTACGATGATACCCCGGACCCCATGGGCGTGACCATCCTGTTCAGCATGTGGTACAACGACGCAGGGAAGAAGCCCGAGGAACTGGGCCCTGAGTATGATGACTTGAAAGTGGCGTACGCCAATTGGTTGAAGGCCCGAGGATATGCCTGATCTACTCCGCATCTTAAAAATGAACCCGTGGCATGATGAAGCGGGTCGATTCGCTCATGCACCGGGGGGTCGGAACCTTGTGCCCAACATCGCGTGGATATCGGACGGCAAAAATCGGATATCCACCGACGGGCGCTTCAAGATCGAACCTTCCAGTTCCAATGGCCAGAAATTTAAGAAGGGCACCCCGGTGTACCTCCTGACCGACACTCGCCACAACAGAGACACCCTGCTGAAGTTCCCCAAGTACCGGGAGTTTATGAAGTTGGAAGACGCGAAAATCGAAGCGAACATGCGGCTGGAAGAACTTGTTGATAGCTAAGGCTGAGCGGATTGTCCGGGACTTCACGTCCTTTGACACCGAGGCCAAAAACCTATTGCAGTTAATTTCACAGCTGCACACGAGTCGTGTGTCGGGCTACGGCTACACCGCTGAGGCCGAGATACTGGGCGTGGAGTACTACGCCATCAATGAGCAGCTGGATGTGCGCACCTGCCCTGTGTGCGAGATGATGCACGGCAGGGTGTTCCCGGTTTCCGAGGCTAGACGCTTGCTCGACGATATCCTCTTCGAGGAGGATCCCGAGATCATCAAGACCAAGCAGCCGTGGCCTAGCCAGAAGCAGGCCGCCGTAGCATCAATGCAATTAATGTCACCGGAAGAATTGATCGGTAAGGGGTGGCACATCCCACCCTTCCACCCGTGGTGCAGGGGCATACTGGTCCACGTGAAGGATGTGCCCGACAAGATCATGCCTGTGGAAGTGGCGGCCCTGCAGGAAGTACTGTCTTCACCGGTACACGCTGGGCGTCCGATCGAGGTTACGGATTTTGAGGCTCTCAAGCAGATCTCCACCCTAGACTTCAGCATTCAAAACCCCAATGGGAAGATCCCGGAGCTGCGCCCCGAGCACTTGGCCACGTGGAACAAGGTGATGGGAGACGTCACCCCCGCCGCGCTGTACAACGTGGTCAACAACGGATTCAAAGGTGCGTTGGCGGTGAACGGCGGGGAGTTTACCCTGAGCATAGGGGGGGACAACATCCTCATGTCTGCCCGGATGTGGGATGACGTGAAGGGTACCGTGGGGCGCAGCATACTGGCGCACCTAGAGCGCACTTTTGTTCGCGAGCGGGATGGCGTGCTCAATGTAGAGCATGATTACTTCAAGATTGCTAACCGGCACGCCCGCAGCGGGTACGGCAAGAATTTCATGTCCGAGTCCTTTCGCCTCTACGAAGAGATGGGCGTCGAGGCGGTAGATGTAGATGCCAACATCGAGGTGGGGGCCTACGCGTGGGCCAAGTACGGCTTCAAGCCTAAAAACCTCAAGGTGTCCAAGGCCCTCTCCGATAATTTGAGAACCACCCTGAGAGCGATGTCTTGGCGCTTGTCCCCGGATGTTGTGGACGCCGTGCAGGAGGTGATCACCAAGATCCAGACCGATCCCACGGCCTTGTGGGTCCTGTCTGACATCGGGTTCATCACTGAAGGTGAGCCCCTTGCCAAGAGCCTGCTGTATCGTAAATCGTGGCTGGGTACGATTAGACTGGATGATGATGTAGCCATGAATCGGCTATGGGCCTACGTAGGGAGACCTGAAAATGTCAAATGAGATGTTCACCCGGAATGGACGTGTCAAAACGGATGAGGCCCTGCACAAGCCCATGCTGGCCAACTTCGAGGCCGACAAAATGACGCAGGAGCAATCTGCGGCGGTCGCCCGTTCGTGGGGCATGTCCACCGAGATGGTCCAAAAGCTGTTCCCACTGGCAAATTGACAGGTAGGGCCCCACCCCCCAGAATCCCCGCTAACTACCGGGGATTTTTTATGTCCGAATTAAAGCTGGCCTCCGAAGAGAAGCGCATCGTCTGGGCCGAGGTCTATGTGCCTAACGTACCCGACTCGGACGGTGATTTCATGGACCACGAAGGTGTGGAGAAGGCCGCCTACCAGTTCATGATGGACCTGAACCTCAAGAAGATCGATGTGCAGCACTCCAACGACCTAGTGCCGGGGGCCAGTGTCGTCGAGTCGTTTATCGCCCGCAAAGGGGATCCGGATTTCATCGAAGGATCGTGGGTGGTAGGGGTGCACATTCCAGATGACGCAACATGGTCCCAGATCAAGAAGGGCGAGATTAACGGCTTCAGCCTCGAAGCACTGGTCAAGGGCGAGCACGTCGATATCGAGGTGGAGATCCCACCAGTGCTCACCGGAAGGACGTCAAAATCTGAAGGTTTCGATAGTCACGAGCACACGTTTTACGTTACGTACGACCCGACGGGCAATCTTGTGGGTGGGCGCACGGATGTGGTTGGCGGGCATTCTCATATTATCAAGCGGGGAACTCTTACCGAAGTGGCTTCGGGGCACGACCACCGATTCTCCTTCATCGAGGGACTAGGGCCCCTGTACGGACCCCAGTGAAACCAATTGCACTGAAAAAAAGTGCTAGAAAAGTTTCTTCGGAGGCTTTTCAGGGTGTTAGTTTGGCACCATGAGCAAGACGACTATCAGAGCGCGAAAGTTATCGGACCCCAAAGTCCAGTTCATTTCTCTGGTGGACCGGGGTGCTAATAGGGTTCCATTTAGAATTATCAAGCAACAGGAGAACGGCATGATAGACATCGGTAGACTGTTTAAGGGCAGCAAAGAGCCTGCTACGACCAAAGTCGTCGTTGCCGCTCTGGCTGTTGAGAAGCGCGAGGACATGGCCCCTGTTCGCGAAGCGATCCAGAAGGCCGGGTTCAAGGTCGACGCCGAGATCGAGCGGGAAGACGGCGCTGTACTCTATCCTCAGGTCGAGAATTTCGACGAAGCAGCTTGTACAGTGTACAAGGTGAACGGCGACGTACTGGCCCTGATGACTGGCACCATGGTTGCCAAGGCAGAGCAGACCGGCTTCATCAAGGACCTGTTTGGCCGCTACGGCTACGTGCCCTCCATGCAGGAAGCGTCGCAGGCTGTGGTCCAGTCCGTACTGACCGAAGCGGGCAACGTCACCGAGGAGAACTTCGAAGGCTTCCAGACCATGATGAAGTCCGACTTCTCTGAGCTGGCCAACTACATCAGCGACACGCTGGTGAGCATGCCTGCCAACCTGTTCGACATCAAACTGCCCGAGGTAGTTGCCAAGTCTGAAGTGGCCGACGGCGCAGAAGACGATGCGACCGACGTGGGCACCGGTGAAGGCGAAGAAGCCCCCGCTGAAGAGGCCCCCGCTGCTGAAGGCGAAGCTGAGGGCGGAGTTGAAGTGGCCAAGGCAGAGACCGACATTGCAGCACTGATTGCCAAGGCGATGGGCCCCGTGGCCACCCAGATGGGTGACATGGTTACGGCCCTCACCGGCATCAGCCGAGAAATTACCACCCTGAAGTCAGAAGTCTCTGACATCAAAGAGGGCCAAACTGAGCTGGCCTCCAAGGTGGATGAAGTCGATACGGTAGCGAAGGCCGCCAATGAAGCTGTTGGTGGGACCATCGTGAGTTCAGCACCCCCCGGTGATAAAAAGCCGGTAAGCCGTATCGTTAAGGCTGAGGATTCCGATCCGAGGCAAGGCGTATTTGACACCGCGTTCCTTCCGGGCGCACGTCATTAATCTGAGAGCTAAATAGGAGCTTTTCAATGGAAAATCAAAGTCTCATCAAAAAAGCCGATATCGCTCTTGGCGACTTGGCATCCGGCGGTGGTCTGCTGAACCCTGAGATGACGGATAAGTTTATCCGTACCCTCATCGACAGCCCGACTATCATAAACCGTGCGCGTACTGTCACCATGAATGCGCCCACTCGCAAGATCAACAAGATCGGCTTCGGCACTCGGATCTTGCGTCCTGCGCTGTCTGCTACAGCACTGTCTTCAGGGGATCGCGTTAAGCCCGACCTGAGCCAGATCCAGCTGGACACCAAAGAAGTCATCGCGGAAGTTCACATTCCGTACGACGTTCTGGAAGACAACATCGAAGGCGGCAACATCAACGCTGGGATGGAGTCTGGTGCTGGCGGTCTGCATGCGACCATCGTTCAGCTGATGGCCGAGCGTGCTGCGCTTGACCTCGAAGAGCTGCTCCTGTTGGGCGACACCCTTTCTGGCGACCCCTACTTGGCTCTGCTCGATGGCTACCTGAAGCGTTCAACTGCTCACATCGTTGACGCTGGCGGTGCAACCATCGACAAGGCCCTGTTGAAGGCAGGTATCAAGGCGATGCCCGACAAGTACCTGCGGAACCGCGCTGCTCTTGAGCACTTCGTGTCCGTAGACAACGACACCGAGTACCGCGATACCTACGCGAGCCGTCAGACTGCTCTGGGTGACAACATGCTGCAGGGCACTGGCCCGGTCTACGCATGGGGTTCTCAGCTGAAGTCAGTGCCCCTGATGCCTAACACCAGTGGCCTGTACTGCAACCCGCTGAACCTGATCTTCGGTATCCAGCGTCGCATCACGATCGAATACGACAAGGACATCCGCACCCGCGAGTTCATCGTCGTAATCACCACTCGTGTGGCGAACCAGATCGAAGAAACCGACGCGGTCTGCAAGTACATCAACATCGGCTAAACCCCGGTGCGTTGACTCTTGACGCAAAGCACGCCAGAATCCCCCTTCAGGAATCCTGTTGGGGGATTTTTGCTTTCTACGGAGTGGACAATGGCCATAACCAAAACAACAGCTGCGGCATCTGCAGCGACGATCGACCTTGAACTGACTACTGCAGCCACCTACGTCCACCCCTCCGGGATGGTATTCCGTGGGGGTGAGATATACACCGTGGAAGCCACCGACGCTCGTGATCTTCTGGGCAGGCTTGACGACCGGCAGGTCCCCGTGTTCCGCAAGTACCGCAAGCCCGAGCCTGTCACCTCGAAGACCCGCGCAGGCAACCACGATGCGGCCATGACCTCGGATGAAGGCGTCGTACGTCTGCCAGAGCACATGAAGAAAGGCCGTGAGGCGATGGAAGCTGAGCAGAACGCAGCGGCTGAGACCCAGTCCGAGCGCCCTGCGGAGCCCAAGGTTAAATCCACCCGCAGCACCAAGCCCGCAGCTCAGGTAGATGGCGATGATGTAGACTCAGGCGAGTTCGACTCCGCAGAGGGTGTCGAAGTTTAAAGCCTGAGGAGGACACGTGAATCTGGTAACCGCTGATGATGTCAAAACCAAGATGGGCCTACCAGACAACGTCCTCGAAGCCGATGATGCGATCGAGTCTGCGATCTCTTCCGGCGAGAATTTTGTGCGGGCCCTGCTAGGCACAGACACAGAGTACAATGCCAGCAGGACCGACACATACCTTCTCCGGCTCAACGAGTTCCCGCCTCTTCAACCGTTTCAGCGGGTCAAGCTCCGCCTGAAGCAGGGCTTCGTGAAGACCGGTACGGTCGTGGTGATGGCCGGGGAGAGCTACACCTCCATGGCTGTGGTCGGCGATACCGAGTACCGCGTGGACCTGACGTTGGGCATTCTTCATCTGGAGCCCTCTTACCTTGGCCAGTATGTAGAGGTAACCTACGCTGCCGGATTCGAGCAGCCAGCGGATATCCCTCAGTGGCTCAAGGACGCTGTACTGGCCTACGTGCCGGGGGTGATGAACACCATGCAGGTCACCAACCGGAGTGAGGAGTACAGCACCACCATGAAGCAGTCGGAAGAGCTGGCGATCGGCATTCTATCCTCGCACATGAGGGGTAAAGCACTGCAGCACAGGCCCATCTACTGATGCAGCTCGAAGTCGACTTCAACTTCGACAAGCTGTTCGACGTATTCGATAGGCTTGCCAAGGCCACCAACACCACCCAGATCCTAGATGAGGCAGGGGCGGTAATCCTGAACAGGATCCGCACGCGCTTCCTCGCAGAGGAGGATGCTGACGGCTCGAAGTGGCCCGAGTCCCGAGCGGCTGAGAAGCGCAAAGGGGGCGGATACACGATCCGGGGCGGCAAGAAGTGGCGTGGCACCGGGACCCTGTTCGAGACCGGCACCCTGTTCCGCTCCCTGCAGCTGGCAGGCACTGGGCCTGATGAGCGCAAGATCCTCACGGATGTCGAGTACGGTAAGTATCACCAGTACGGGACTAAATTGCTCCCCAGACGGGTATTTCTCGCATTCAATCAGGCAGACGCAGACCTTGTGTCGACGCTTATCACCCGACGCATTGAGAAGGCCTTAAAATGACAACCATTGCAGTTAATTGCACTGAAGATATCAAGGCCCGCCTTGAGCAGACCGAAGAATTCGGGAATAAGATTTTTTCTGTTTTCAGCGAAGAAGATATGTTGGACAAGGCGTCCAAGCTACGCCTCCCTGCGGTGGGGGTCTTGTACGAGGGGATCTTCCCGGAAGGAGGACAGGATCGCTCCCGGCAGGGCCTGATGGGCACGCTGCGTGTGGCGGTGGTCCTGATCGTGTCGGGCAAGGCCACGTCCATGGACCGCAAGGATGCCGCTGCGGAGTTGCTGGACGCCACCCGCACCTGCCTGCTGGGCACGGCATCCCCCACAGGGCACAAGTGGCAGTACGCTGGAGAATTTCCCGCAGGGGACGCCTCTGGAGTCATGGTCTACCTACAGCGGTGGCAGACGGCAGCCCCGTTGACAAAGTAAATTTGTTAGGTGGACCCCAGACGCATAGAATGAAGCAACGGGATCAACGGAAGCGGTAGGGATTAGGCTAGATGGACTTGGAACTACTCAAGAACCACACACACGCAGGGACCAAGTACCCGGCGGGGGCCATAATCACTGTTCCTGATGGCAAGGTGGCATACATGGTAGCCATGGGCATTGGCAAGAAAGTGAAGCCCGCGCCCCCGACAAGACAAGACTCTAAGACCCTCAACGCAAACCTCGAACTACCTTTAGGAGAAGACAATGGCCTTGCAACCGACGAATAAACTGCTTGGTGATGGTGGCGTAGGCCTGAATGATCAGGCGGGCAAAGCCATTCGTGAACTACAAGGGATGAGGGTCGCCATTGTGGCTGGCGCTTCAGCCAACGCCCAGATCAACATCGCCGCCATTCGCACGGAGGACACTGTTCTCTCCGTGATCGAGTCCGCTGCAGGTGTTCTGACCGACCGTACCAGTACCACGAGTATCGTGGATCTGCGTGCTACCGGGACCATCACTGTAGGCGCTGTTGTAGCCGACAACACTGTGACCGTTCGCGGCGTGGTGTACACCTACAAAGCCGCCCCAGCCAGCCTGCAACAAGTTAAGCTGACCCTCGGTGACGCCAACGCTAATGCTGCAGCCCTTGCCGCCGCTGTCAACGCCTACGAGCGCCGGTACGGCGGCTCAGGTTGGACGGTTCCGCTGGTTCTGGCAACCGTTGCAACCAACGTGGTCACGATCACTGCGGTAGTTGAAGGCACCACTGCTAACGCCTATACAATCGCTTCAAACAGCGCGAATGCCGTGGCTTCTGCCGCTACGTTGGCTGGGGGTTCTGCGACCGGCGGGATCAAAAATTCAGTAGACACGACTGGCGATAGCCTGATTGTCATCTGGTTCAACAAGAACGCCTAATAGCCCGTCTGGGTAGGAGATAAAGATATGAGTACTTGGGACGGTAACAACTTTTACTACTCCGGGCAGGGCGTGGTCCTTATCGGCGAGCGGGATGCTGCAGGCAACCCGAAGAACCTCGTACCGGTAGGTAACGTGTCTGCACTGAGCATCGCTATCGCGACCTCAGTACTGGAGCACAAGGAGTCACAGACGGGTTCACGCGGTATCGACCTGCGCTTGACCACTGAGACCAACTGTAACCTGACGATGACGATGGAGAACTTCATCTCCGCCAACCTCGACATCGCTCTGCGCGGCAGCACCACCAAGGAAGTGGCTGGCACGGTAACCGGTGAGGTGCTCAACCACCCCATACCCGGCGCGGTGCTCCCGCTGGACAAGATCAACGTGGCTGCAGTTGTGATCGACAACCCGGCTGGCACCCCGCTGGTTCTTTACACCAACGATTCCACTCCGTGGGACTACAAGCTGAACGCTAACTCTGGCTCGATTCAGTTGAATGATGGTGTCGCTCAGCTTATGTCTGCCATGGCCACAGGCGGAACCCCCCTCACTGCTGTTAGCGCGGCAACTCAAGCAGTAGTTACTGTCAACAACGTCACTCTGGGAGCCTCTGCGGGTGATTACGTCACCTTCACCTTGGTTACAGGCACTGATGCTGCTGACCTGAACGGCAAGTGGTTCAGGGTAGTCTCAGCCACCACCACCACAGTGACCATCGACTACAACAGTACTGCCAAGACGTTCACGTACACCACCGCTGTGATGACCTCCAGTCACAAGACTCTGAGCGCAGACTACACCTACACGGCTCAGAACTTGGTAGACGCCCTGACTGAAGGCGCTACTGAGCGGTACCTGCGCTTCGAAGGTCTCAACACCGCTGACGGTAACAACCCGGTAGTGGTGGAGGTGTTCAAGTTCAGCACTGACCCGCTCCAGCAGCTGGCGCTCATCGGCGATGAAGTACAGCAGTTCGAATTGGCAGGTAACGTACTGGCCGATCCGCTGCAGACTTCTGGCTCGAAGTTCTTCAAGCAGCGCATGGTCCGCTAATCCACAGTGGTACGACAAGGGGCCTCCGGGCCCCTTTTTTTGTGCCCGGTATCCTGCTAGGATCACACCACAACAAAGGAGTGCCACATGGCCGTAGTGATTGCAGATCTGCTTCCCGAAGCAGTGCTAGTTGAAGTTGGAAAAGGCAGTATAGAAGTGCGGGGGATACCGCTCGATCAGCTGGTGCCATTAATTGCACGGCACGGCGAAGGGCTCTCCAAGTTTCTCGTGGGGGATAAGTTCAACGCGGAGGCCATGGCCCTGCACGCCCCGGAGATCGTAGTGGATCTGTTGGCCGCAGCTTGTGATGCCAAGGGGCAGGAAGCTGACCTACGCAGGCTGCCTGCAGCGGTGCAGATCGAGATTTTGCTGACCACATGGAAGTTGTCGGTGCCTGATGTAAAAAAGCTCCGAAGCTCGTTGTTGGGGCTAATCAAGTCTCTAAACCTAAGCGACGCGCAAAAGGCGAAGTTGATTCCTTTGAACGGGCCATCGGAAACTCTCTCGCCATCGCCGTTGAGCGACTCATCGCCAACGGACATCGACTCAGAGACATCCGAGGCTACACCCTAAGGCAGATCGATGCCTTTAACGTCCTGAGCTTTAATAGGGGTGCGGAGGCTGATAAAGATGTAGCATACATAAACAGGCTTGCTCAGCACGCTGATGACAAGCAATTCAAAAAGTTTATAGAGGCTACGCACGACGATGGCTGATAGCGTTGTCGATATCACGATCAAAGCGTCGAACGAAGCTGGGGCAGTATTCAAGCAGCTTCTGAAGGACCTCGCCGAGGTAAAAGCGGCCCTCAGGACGGTGGGCGACGTACCCGCGTCTGCGGGTGTTACCGCCTCACTGGAAGACATCTCCGGCGCAGCCCAGAGCGCCATCAAATCGATCACTGCAGTCAGCACCGCGTTGACTGGCGCAGCCGCGCCTACGGGCGACATGGCCGGGGCTTCTGAAGAGCTGGCCACAGGCCTGACGGCTACGGCCACTGCCGCCGCCTCGGTAGAGAACTCGGTAACTCCGGCAGCGGATTCACTAGGTGAACTGGGTCAAGCGGCCAACGACGCTGTAGTCCCCATGCAGGGCCTCCCCAAGGCGACGGATGAAGCCAGCAATGCCATGGGCCGCATGGGTGAGGAAGTGGAGGCCCTGTCGGAATCCCTACCCAAGATGGTGCGGTTCCTCAAGCTCGCACTGGGTGGTTTTCTCGCATTCCAATCCGTCCGATTTGGTAAGGGCCTCGCAGACGATGCGGCCCGTACGGAGGTACTGGGCACAGTACTGCGCACGGTGGGGGCCAACGCCGGTATCGGGTCAGCAGCCATTGAGACGATGGACAAGGCTGTCCAGAAGCTGGGTATCACGGCTGAGGCGTCACGGGACGCACTGACCAAGCTGATCCAGTCGGGTCTGGTCAACGCGGAGACGTCCTACCGGGCAGCCGAACTCGCTCGACTGGCACAGGACCTCGCGGTCACCTCTGGGCAGAACTCCTCAGAGACTTTCCGCCGGTTGATTCTCAACATCCAGCAACTGGACACGGTGGGCCTGCGGTATCAGGGTCTCGTGGTGGACCGGGCGGCGGCAGAAAAGGAACTCATCCGCACCCAAGGCTTGATGACCAGCACCCTGACCAAGGCCCAGCAGCAACAGGCCATGTACAACGCGGTGGTGCTCGAAGGCGGCAAGCTGACAGGTATCTACGAGCTGTCCATGCAGAACGTGGGCAAGCAGATAGGATCTTTGGAGCGCCTGCATGAGACGTTGTCCGAGACGGTGGGCGATTCACTGCTACCTGCGTATTTGGCCATCGTGGAGGTCTACGGCGAGTTCCTGAAGGAGGTCACCGAAGGCGCTGCGGCGTTCGATGCTAATGGGGAGGCGGCGGTCACTCTAGGGGTCGTGGTCCGAGAGCTGGCGACCCTCCTCAAGGATGCCGTACTGACCCTGCTCGAATTCAAGGAAGCGCTCATCATTCTGGCGGCCCTGATAGGTACCGGGCTGGTGCTCAAGGCTACCATTGCACTGGGCACGGCTGTGGCGGCACTGGGGGCCCAGTTCCTGTTCACCGGGGCGGCAGCGATCACCATGGCCAAGCAGGTGGGGGTCATGGCCACCGCCATGGGTGTAGCCCGTACCGCTGTCACACTGCTGGGCTTCGCCATACGTGCGGCGTTCTTCGTCGGCTGGATAATTGCGATTATTGAAGTGCTGGTCACCCTCAACGAGCGCTTTGGCATCATTGGGGATTCGGCCAATGTTGCGTGGGCGGCAATAAAGCTGGGTGTTCAGAAGGCAATACAGCCCTTGAAGGAGCTGTACTACGGCCTGATCGCTGTCGGCAAGGCGATGGAGGCGCTGCGCGACGGGAAGGGAACAAAAGGCGCAGCGGATGCGTTCGCTAAGGAGTACGCCAAAGCCTTTAAGGGCGTACTTGATGCGAAGCAGGATTTTGATGACTCGATTAATGACTTCGGCGGCCTGAACGGTAAGACCCAAGATCAGCTGATCGAGAAGGGCAAGATACTGGTTCGGCAGTTATCCCTGTACAACGATTCACTGGCGGAGGCCAAGGTCGCCCTGTTCGAGCTGCGGGCTCAGCGCACGGATGAAAACGCCGACGTACTGGACGAACAGATCAAGGATGCCGAAGACAAGGTCAAGAGCATCGAGGCGGATGTCCAGACGGCGGCGAAGGGCGTTGCGGCTATCACCCGTAACCTCGGCGAGGCGGGTAGGGAGTCTCTGCGGGCACTGGACACCGACCTACGCGCAGCCCGTGGATCCGTAGCCACTGAGCTGGCCAAAGCCAAGGTAGTTGTTATCGAGGCCGAAGCGGCCCTGTATGGCAAGGAGTCCGACGCCGGTAACAGTCGCCTGTCGAAAGGCTTCCAAGCCGCAGCCGCTGCATTCAAGCAACTGCAGCTGCCCGAGGTCACCGCACTGGTTAGCCGGTCCACCGACCAGATCGCCCGAGACTTCGAACGCCTCGGAGATGCCGCCAAAAACCCAGCAGAGATTGCACAGGCCTTGTCACTGGTCCCGGCAGAGCTGGTCAACACCGTGGCAGCGATCGCACGCACCCAGCAGGATTTGCAGGACCGCTTTGCGACGGCTACCACGGCAGAACTAGACGCCAAGTTCCAAGGGCTCACCACGCGTCTCAACGGGCTCAAGGACGCCATCAATCTGGGCCGGGACGCACAGCGCGGGCTGGATGCAGACACCAGCAATCTGACCCAACAGCTACTAGGCCTCGGCATACCGCTTGCCCAAGCTCAGCAGGGCATGGGGGCGTTCAGCGGCTCACTGGCTAACCTGTCAACGAGCTTCAAGGATCTGGCCAGCATTTCGCTGGACAATCTGAGCACTCAGTTTGCCACGCTGTCGAGCGCCTACCAGACGGACCTCAGCAACTTCAACCGGGTACAAGGTGAGAAGCGTGCCGAGATCACGCGCACCGCCAGTAGCGAAGCGGAGGCAACGCGAGCCATCAAGGTGCTTGATGCCCAGTCTCTAGCAGGACGTGCGGAGCTGGCCAAGAAATACTTCAGCGACCTGAGGGCCTTGCGTGAGCAGTCACTGCAGGAGTACGTCGCCGCGAAGGAGAAGGTCAAGGCGATCGACCAACAGCAGTTTGACATCCGTACGGATGAGGCTGCGTTCCGACGCGAGACCTACCGTGAGGGCCTGAGCGACGCTGCCCAGTACTACGACCGCCTGAAGGAACTGAATGAGCTGGCCATCCAGTCCCGGTCTGCTGATCTGCGGGGTGAGTTCGAGGTCGCCAATGATCTGAACCGCAAGCGGGTCGAGCTGGCCCGCAGCCTACGGGGCGCTGAGGGGATCGACCCTTACAAGTCTCGCAGGGATTCACTCCGGGAGTCGCAGAAGGCCAGCGAAGACTATCTGCGCAGTTTGGACAAGGAGAAAGCCAAGGCCCAAGAGACCGCAGACAAGCAGGAAGCCCAGTACAAGCGATTGACCGATGCGCTGACCAAACTGGCGGATGTATTAAAGGGCATCGGCAAGGAGCAGCAGGTAACCCTGACTGCTGAGCTGGAGACGGCTGCGGTCGAGCAACAGCTGGAGCTGCTGGGCGAGCAGGTTTACGTCGTACCCATCCAAGCGGAGCTGGACACCGAGAAATTCAAGAAAGACATCATCAGCTTGAAGGGCATTGTTGAATCGGCACTAGCCGGGATCAGGCTTAACGGCGGGGACACTGCGGCACCTCTGCGTCGAGCATTCGGGGGTCCGGTATTCGGGGCAGGCACCAGCACCAGTGACTCCATCCCCGCGTGGCTGTCGAACAACGAGTTCGTGATGCAAGCCAAGTCGGTACAGAAGTACGGCATGGGCTTCATGAAGGCGGTCAACGACGGCACCCTATCACTGGCCCACCTGATACCCGCATTTAAGAGTGGCGGCATGGCGCAGACCTTCCGTCAGCAGACGCTGCTCCCCGGCCACATTCCGGCGTACCGTACCGGGGGCCCGGTCTCCGCGCCGAAAGCGGGGCAAGGCCCTAGTGATGAGGTAACGATCAACCTGAGGATGGGTGGCAAGAAGGTGACCCTGATGGCTGAGAGGTCACAGGCCCGTGGATTTGTGGACCTGCTTACGGCAGTAGAGGCTCAAAGGTGATACAGTTAGGCGCTACGGTACTGAACCCCAACCTGACGTGGCCCGATCGGGATAATTTTTCGAGCGTGGTGCAGACTCGCGCTCGCACGCTGGGGGGTTCACAGGTATTCTGGGCTCAGGAGGTCAGCGCTGGCAGGCCGATATCACTGGTTGCGATCAACGATCAGGGGTGGTTTACCAAGGAGCAGAAGGATGCGGTGGTAGCCATGGCGCAGGTAGCGGGGGCGGTTTATACCCTGATCATCGGTGCTGAGAGCTTTTCTGTTATGTTTGACCACGAACAGGGGAACGCTATTGAATTCCAACCGTTGATCACACGTGCTGTGGATCTGACGGGGGATTATTTTTGGGGCCAGATCAAATTAATTACTGTGTAGGAGTAGAGCATGTCAATCCAATCAAGTGAACTCGTGTGGCGCACGTCTCTGGAGGTTTCCGACGCTGGAACCAACGGTGGGGCGATGTCCAACGTAACCAGCACCAGCACGGTGAAGAATAATATCTTCCCCGACATATCGCAGGCCCAGCGCCTCGCAGGTGTAACCCAGCATCGCAAGATGTTCATTCTGGTGAACAATTCAGAGACCAACGGTAACGACGCGGGGCTGGATCTGATCACGCCCCGTGTGTTCGTTGAGACCAAGACTCCGGGAGATGACATGGTGCTCTTCTTCGCGGGCACCCAGACCAACATCCAGAGCGCCATCACCGGCGCAGAGCAGAAATACGGGGCGGGTCTGCTGAACGCGCCAGTATCCCCGGCGGCCACCACCATCGTGGTGAACGTGGAGGACTGGGATGCGGGTGCCATCTTCGTGGCTGGCATGACCATACGGATCTCGGACAAGACGTCGGTAGACGCGGTCCCCGGTAATGCTGAGTACCACGTGATAGACACCGGCGGCGTGTCAGTTAACGTGGACCAAATCACCCTGACACTCGCTACCCCGTTGGCCTTTGGCTACAGCGCCGGAGCCAAGGTGGCCTCGGTGTATATGCCTGCCACCGTCTCAGCGAGCGTGAACACCCTGAACAACACAGGATCAGGCACGTTCAACATCGCGGGTGTCACTACCGACAACACCGGCACCATCTATCAGCAATGGAGGATCACCTTCACCTCCGCTACCGCCTACAACGTGGAAGGCCTCAACGGTGTGGGTTCAGTGGGCTCCGGCAACGTGGGGTCCGACTTCCTGTCGGCCACGAATCCTATCACCGGCGGGAAGTACTTCACGCTGCTGTCCACCCAATTCGGCGGCACCTTCACCGCTGCGGACCAGATCACCTTCTACACCGAGCCCGCAGCGATCCCGATCTGGTACAAGCGTATTGTCCCAGCGGGTGCCAGCTCACTATCGGCTAACAAGATCATCGTTGCAGTAGACGGAGAGAGTTCATAACCCATGGCTGGAGTGCAACAGACTTCCCTTTCGGTTACGTTTGGCGCTGACGCATTTAGTTCGTTCAGTGACTCTGGCGCGGTTATCCTTGAGCGCTCTAACCGGGAGCCCGAAGAAGACAATATCGTGTTCTTCCGGGCTCACGGGATCAGCACCCACACCATGAACAGCACCTCGGGGTTCGTGAGCAAGGAGAACAAGAACCTGCGGCGCTTCACCTCGGAGTTTGTGACCTTTACCGGGACCTCGATCGCGGCTATACGCTACCCGAATGCGGAAAATGTCACGATCACCCGACAGGGTGTTTTCTTCGACGCGAACGGTAAGACGGTACCGGCCCCGAATCTCACCTACGACGCAGCGAAACGGTCGATCGTAACCCCAGCACCAGTGCACGGAATTGCACTGGTAGAGTATCGGGCCCCCTACGAGCTGTGGCGTGCGACGTTCAGCGGTAACTGCCCCAGCGTGGAGCCCGTGTCGCCGCCTGTGGATACGTCACTGGGCGCACCTGACGATGACACCGCCTACACCGGTAGGCAGCCTATGGTGGTCTCAGCGTGGCTGGGAGGCAAACTGGAAGCGTCTCTGCAGCTGACCCCACCGGCCTGCGTGTACACTACCGATGAGGCTTACACTGCGGTACGCCGCATGGACGCCAAGCTGCCCAAGCTGAAGATCGAGGAGGACCCTGATGATAGGACCCGTTTGGTAGGCGGGGAGACCCAGATCCCCGGACACCTGAGGGGGCGCTGTGGCTTGAGGGTGTACCCCGGACGGTCCGGTATCCTGCTGGAAGCCTCCAATGGGTCACTGCTCCCCTACCCCTCGACGAAGTACGACATCCTGATCACGGAGACGCTTACGTTCAATGGGTCTTCCAGTGCTTCACTGAGCTACCAGCCCACCGGGACCAGTGTCGCCGTTACGTCTGTAGGCAACTTCACGGACCAATGGGACCGCACCTTCGCACCAGATATCCTCCAAGGCGGGGACAACGTTACCTCCGTGAACTGGGTCTCGAAGAACACCTACAATAGCCCGGTGAAGCGCAGGCTGTACGCCGACGAAATAGCGATCGCCAACCTGTTTGGGGTAGCGGTCCCCTGCTACGGTGCGGTTGAAGTGTCCTATGTCACCTCGTACTGGAAAGCGCACTTTTTCTTCGATTACAATTACTCAGAGCAGCGGTTTGAGCCTGCCTCGTTCATCGCCAAGGATTCAAAGCAGACTGCGAGTCTGACTCTGCAAGGTCCGACCGTTAAAGGATTTTATTGATGTCATCGTTAGCTTCACCCGGCTGGGGCTTTGAAGGCTACAAGCTGTGGAAGGTCATCTACGACAAGCGCGTGATCACCTCGGACGGCGTCTACGCTGAGGGACAGGTACCGGTCGACTACGCCGGGGCTGAGCTGGAGGTTGAGTTCCACCAGCTGATGATCTTCGCAACCCCCGGTGGGCGCTTTTTGGAGTGGGGGGTCTTCGACTACGCCGAGGTCATGGACAAGGACAAGAAGAAGGGCATCGGCTACACCTACACCCCCACGGGTGGCGGCGCGAGCACGCTGGGCTACAAGGACGTGGACGCGAAAGGCCCAAGCACCCATAAGACTGAGTGGTACGACCGGGTGCTCTCCGATAATTTCGATCCTGTGGACCTGAGCAAAGTTGACTACATGTACGGGCTGTACCTAGCAGAGCTGAAAGCCGCTGAGGCACCGTGACCGTAAATTTTGAGTCAACATTCTTTACCAAGCCGATCCGCTGGGACTCCGGCACGGTGCGGGGCTTTATCATTCGCCCACATGACGACAACGGCACTGTGTGGGGTGAACCCTATGAGGATGAGGACGGCAACCCTATCC